GGCAATTTGCCACTAAAATGGGCAAGCGTGTCATCGGAGATGCGCAAAGCATTGCTTTAGAGGACAAAAAGATTCGCCTATTTTACCATCCTAACGATTGGAAGCTGCGCATGCCGCGCCGAGCCCACTCCTCGCCGGAAGGGTATGCTGAGGATTTGACTCAATGGATGAGTGTGGCAGGCGATAGAAGTTGTATGTCGCATCGCTTTGGCTTTGACCTGACCGGCCTAAAGCGTCGGGTGGGAAGAGTAAACCTCTCCTGTCACCTTGCCAGGGACCTTGCCAATATTGCAATCGGGAATGTCTTGCGGAATATTAGGCAGATCAAAGCAAACTACGGGACGCGCAATCCTCGTTATACGAAGACGCAGATTCTGCGTAAACTGTCAGAGGATAGTTGGGCAGTACATCTTACTGATCCAACTAAGACGCCGGAGCTGAATCAATTATACCTAACAGCAGAGAGCATGCTGTAGGAGTATATATGTCCTTGTATACTACAATTCTTTCCGACTGGACTGCCGCTATGAAGGCGATGGATTCTGTTCGGTCACTTGCGCTGGCCAATATTAAGGCGGCCTTGTTAAGTCGCGCAATTGAGCTAGGGTGTCGCCAGAATGGACTAAATGACGAGCAGACCACCTCTGTATTGCTGAAGCTTCAGAAACAGGGTGGGGATGCCATAGCATCAATTCCGGGAGAAAGTGCCTTGAAGGTTAAGGAGCAGGGCGAGTTATCTATCATTAACTCATATTTACCAAAGAGACTGTCTGCCGAGGAAGTCCGACAGAAGGTGTATGAGATTCTGAATTCGTCTGGCATTAAAGACTTGGGCGCCGGCATGAAGGTCTGTCTCCCCGCACTCAAGTCTGTTGCTGACGGCAAGCAGATACAGCTCTATGTTAAACAGTTTATAGAGGAGGGTGATAAATGATTGATCTGCACATTCAAGAGGTTCTGGAGGAGGTGCGCGATGCTATTACGGCGCACTTGGAAGAGGCTGATTTGATTGAAGATGCCGAAGAGCGTTTTTCTGCCGCAGAAGAGGTTATGCAGGAGATCCTTGATAAGATCTCCCCCCTAATTGAAAGGGATATATGAATCGAACAATAGAGTTCTACAAAATACGCCGTCCAGATGGGCTGTTTAGTGGCGGGGGCAGCCACCCACGCTTTTCTAAGCTAGGAAAGACTTGGTCTAGGTTAAGCGATGTTGCTCGACACATCTCAGAGCATCTCTGATGCCGGTAAGGTATTATATAGTGATTGTCTAATTGTACATTCGAAGTATGAGATTAAATCCTGTGATGAGAAGCCAGTCGCGGGGCTCGCGGCAGAGTTAGCCGAGCGTCAGCGCCAAAGATACGCGGAGCGTGCTGAGCGACATCGCAAGTCTGCAGAGCTTGCTGAGAGACGTGAATACGAGCGTCTGAGGGCTAAGTTTGATTCGCTCCAAGGCGATCCAGATTGAAATGCAACGGTGGCCAAATTGGTAAGGCATCGGTCTGCAAAACCGGGGATTGCGGGTTCAAGTCCCGCCCGTTGCTCCAAAGGTGATATGTATGGAATTTTCTAAGATTAAGAGTGAGATTATCGGAAAGTCATTAGAAGCCGCCCTGCAGTTAATCAAGGGTGCCGGCTTGCGTCATAGAATTGTTGCTGAGAATGGAGTGCGGCATCAGCTAACTATGGATTATTGTATTGATCGGGTCAATCTCACCATTGATGGTGGGGTGGTAACTGACGCGGACAATGGCTAATAAGAAGCGCAAGCGAGTTCGGGTACCGCGTCAAATCGCAAGGAATGCGTGGGAGCGCGGTGGCGCTGGACCTCATGTAGATAAAAAGAAACGGGCCAAGGAGACTGCCTGTCGCGATTGGGATCTGAACGAAGAATTAGATAATTAACTAACTCCGTTCGCCACACCTCACATAAGCCAAACACACGGAGTAACGTATGCGTGCTTGTGATGATTGTGGCACAGAATATGATATTACCTCTCGCAGAGGCAAGCCTGGCAAGATCACAGTATGCGCAGAGTGTGCCGAGGAATCTGTCGAGCGCTATAGCGGCAATATGATCTATAGTCATAAGACCGGATGCTCTATACAAATTAACAAGTCCCGAGCTCTGACAGACTACATTTCTAGGGCGACATACCTTCGAAATAAGGGCTCTAATTTGGGAAATAATCTCAAGGTGAGTGGCCCTGTGCGCAGTAATGATATGTGCATATCTACTGCACGGGCCGACGCAAATGCTAAGGGGCGGGCGGACAATGATTAATCCTGATGCGGTGACTAATTTCTCTAGGTCTGATGAGGAATTGGAGGAATTTCTCCTCTTCTGTATTGCGGTGGCAGGGCATAATGCCCACACAACTGCGCGCACTCTTGAGCAATTCATGGAAACTGCGCGTGCGATCCATTACTCCCCATTTGAGTACATTCGCGCTGTGGTAGAGCATCAGCCATTCGGTGTTAGCCTGGCGGAGACTTTGAAATTATTCAAATTTGGCTGCTATACAAAGCTGGCTAAGTCGATGTTGGATATTGCCACTTCGGACATCAATCTCCGCACATGCTCGGTGGTCGATCTCGAGAATCAATACGGTATCGGGCCAAAAACCGCTAGATTCTTTCTTTTGCACAGTCGTCCGGCTCAGAATAATATTGCCGTATTGGATACTCATGTGCTTAAATACTTGGCCGTCATAGGCGTTGAAGTCCCCAAAGGCTCTCCAACTGGGCGCAGATACGCTAAACTGGAGCAAGCATTCTTGCAACATGCCAAAAGCATTGGGGTTAGTAATATTGCTGACTTCGATTTAACTATTTGGCGCAATGGTAGGGTTGGGCCCTCCACAACTGAGACAGAGGTGATGGTATGACTGAATTTACAACCACTGATAACGGTGAGCCTCAAAATGATACTCGCAACTGGGTAGATAGAATGTTTACAAATGCAGGTCCCGGCGGTCTTGTGCCGCTTGAAATCATCGCGCATGATTGCAGCGACAGCCCTAATTTGGGAGGTGTGGACGTTATACACAATACCATTAGCCTATTGGTTGATTTCGCCTCAAATACCGAGAGTAAAAATATGCTCCGGGGCGAACATGTGCTTGTCCTGGGTGGTAATCGACCCGCCAGAAGCGGCCTGGGCCGTATTTGGGTGCCAGTTAGTCAGCTGCCCAATTTCATCACATACCTTCAGCAACTCCAAGCCTATCTGGACAGGGAACTACCTTCTTTGGTTGAGCAGGTGCGCGCAGATAGGTGAAGCGAATTCTTCTTATATGAAGCCTAAACAAGTTACTGTTGGCGAATTGGCGAGGGCCTACGCTAAGCTCAAATGCAAACCTTTGCGCATGGAGTGGGTTGACGTAGAGGCGCGTAGATGCGCGCCTTTCGTTGCACTGTTGATTGCTGCGCGGAAAATGCCCGCGCGCAAAGTGGCAGACCTATTTTCCGATCAAAGCTTCGAGTTCTGCTGCAAGCATATTACGTTTGAACTGCGCACGCACATTGCCTACGTTTCCGGATTTGAACTCGGCTTTGCTCTCCTATCAGAAGATGAGATCAGGGCGCTGTCGCTTCCCGCCCATCTAACTGAAGGTGAGGAGTTTGAAATGGGCTATGCTGACGGTAGGGCCGCCGGGATTCAGTTCGAATAAAAATCTGATGTCTACGATTTCAAATTTTTTTGCGAAAAAAGCGATCTATAAGATCATGGGGCCCCGGGGGAATATACTCCCTGCCCACTAGACACCTCCACACCCCTGCTTACAATACCTCCATACCTGGGCGACAGCCCAATATAATGGAGGATATGTATGTTGGCAAAATATTCTGATGTAGATCCGTTTGAGGACTTTTGGCGTGGGTTTAATCTCCTGTCCCCGCAAAAGACTCAACCGCCAGTAAATATTTTGGAGCGTCAAGGTGGTTATGAAATTAGAATGCTTGTACCAGGCTATTCAAAGTCTGATATAAAAATATCTGCTGAGGCCGGAATGTTGCGCGTCTCAGCTGAGAAGAAGGCTTCAGATGAAAAGCCTTTGTATAAAGAATTCTCTATTTCTAGATTCGAGCGGAGATTTACCCTACCTGAATCAACAAACAGGGAGGCTATCGCAGCATCCTGCGAGGATGGGATTTTAGTGGTTAATGTCCCATTGAGAAATAAAGAGTCTATGAGCGCTTTTGAAGTAAAGATTCAGTAGTAGCAGTAGCTCCCTGCAGTAGGAGGGGTCTTGACGACCCCTCTTTTTTGAGGTAAGATGAAAGAATTCTGCGTTATATATCATGCCCAATGCTCCGATGGTTTCGGGGCGGCATGGGCAATTTGGCAGGCGCTCGGTGAGCAGGCCAGTTATCACGCTGCCTTGCATGGCGCCGAGCCTCCCGCCGAAATTGATGATAGACACGTAATCATTGCTGACTTTTCATACCCACGCAAAGTACTTGATGCGATTAAGCTCAGGGCAAAGAGCTTGCTTATCCTGGATCACCACAAATCCGCATACGAGGATTTGTGTGATTTCGATGGCGCTCATTTTGATATGAACAGAAGCGGCGCAGGAATGGCATGGGATCACTTCCACAGTGCCCCGCGCCCCCCACTTATCGATTATATAGAAGATCGTGACTTGTGGAATTGGAAGCTCCCCAACTCTCGAGAAATCCTTACGGCATTTGAGTGTGTAAAGCCGTCCTTCGAAAATTTCACGACATTCAATCATCGCCTTGCTAACGCAGAGGGTATGCGCGAGATTATTGTGCAAGGCACTGCAATTCTTGAGTATAAAAATGCCAAGGTTAGGAGTCTAGCAGAAAAGGCCTACATGGTAGATTTGTCAGCGATATGCATGCTGGATGATCCAACTTTGCAAGTACCATGTGTAAACACCGCGCTGTTTCACAGCGAAGTCGGTAATGTACTAGCCCAGACCCACCCGCTCGCCATCATCTGGCACCGTGCAGATGATGGCACCTATCGCCACTCTCTCCGCTCTGCGGGTAAAGTAGATTGCAGTAAAATAGCGCGCCACTGGGGTGGCGGAGGTCACGCTAATGCCGCAGGCTTCACCACGCAAGAGCCATTACCACGCATACTCCCAAAGGAGTGAGAGATTCACCACTGTAGGTGATGGTCCTCTAATCCATCAGGTGGTTACTAAATAACCTGGGTCGGGTCACCCATAACAGACTCATTTTATATTATATATTGTTAATATTGTAAGTTATTAGCCCCACATATAGAAATACTTATATGTGGGGCATTTTCTTTTGCCTACTAATAAATCATAATGTGACATGGCCACGACACCAGCAGATCTTACGGTGCTAAATGCAGCCCAGCTCGCAGCAATTTCGCGCGCGAGGGGCATAATAGATGCTGAGTTACGCCTCAGATATGCCGGACCTTTTCCGATAAAGATTCGCCGAGGGATAATCGAATTCCTGTTTAAAGAGAACGAGCAGGTTCTAAATGCCGTGCTTGACGAATATCGCTCGGCAGGATGGGAAGTAGTCGCATATTCCAGCTCCGATCAGGGAGATTGGTTCAGCTTTTACCACAGCTGATATAAAAATTCACAGTCCAACCAACTTCGGGACCGTGTATACGGTTTCCACACACGGACCTTTGGTCCATTCGACTAGAAGGAGTCAGTATGACAGTTATCAATCCAAATGCAACGCAGCAGCAAATGTACGACGACCGCCAAGTGCGTAACGGCGCGGGCGGTGTCGTATTCTCCACAGACAGCTTTGATCACCTGCGCAGATTCCTCATTCTCGGCAGCGAGAGGGCGCAGTACACAGCGAGCCAAAATGCAGATCTTACCATTGCAGATTGTCCGCAAGTAACTGCGCTTCTCAATCGTGAAGGCAAGCGTGTTGTAGAAGAATTGGTAACCATCTCTACTCAAGGTCGGGCAGCCAAACAAGATCCTACACTATTCGTCCTCGCCCTCGCCTCTCGTCACGAGAGCGTTGAAGTGAGGAAGGCAGCTCTTGATGCCGTGCAGAAGATCTGCCGCACCCCAACTATGCTCTTCACTTTCTTGGACTACCACAAGAAAGTCGGCAAGACTTCGGGTTGGGGCCGCCTGATGAGGCATGCAGTGTCGTCTTGGTACAACGACAAGGAACTAGACTCCTTGGTGTATCATGTAACCAAGTACGGTCAGCGCGAAGGTTGGTCGCATAGGGACGTTCTGCGTCTCGCGCACCCAAAGCCAGAAAATGATGACCGCTCGACGTTCTACAAGTGGATTGCTTCGCAGGGTTCACTCAAGGTAGAGCTTGACAATGTTAGCGACAAGCGTGCCTTCAACAAGTTGCTGGCAATTGAAGCGGCTAAGTTGGCTCCCGACGCGAAGAGTGTCATTCCCCTGATTCGCGAGTTCGGTCTGGTGCACGAGCACATTCCGACGAACCTTCAGACTTCTCCGGAAGTTTGGGATGCTCTTCTTGATAAAATGCCGCTAAATGCCCTCATCCGTAACCTCGGTCGTATGACAGCGTACGGGTTGCTGGTAAATGGTAACGATGCAGCGAAGCGAGTAATTGCCAAGCTGTCGAATGCAGAGGCAGTTAAGCGCGCGCGCATCCACCCATTCAACGTATTGACAGCGTACAACACCTATACAAATGGTGGGGGTCGTCTTGGGAAGCTGACTTGGTCTCCAGCCAAGGATGTTGCTCAGGCACTGAATGAGCTGTTCTACACTTCATTCGGATTCATTGAGCCATCTGGCAAGCGCACCCACATCGCTCTGGACGTTTCAGGCTCCATGGATATAGGAGAGATTCTCGGTTCGCCGGGCATGTCCCCACGCATGGGTGTAGCGGCAATGGCGATGGCAACTCTTCGTACAGAAGAGAGTGTGTCGGTAAGCGCGTTTTCGGATCGTCTCATTTCCTGCCCTCTTGCCAAGCAAGATTCGCTGGAAGTCGTGATGAAGAAAATGCGTGTAATCCCGATGGGCGGCACAGACTGCGCGCTGCCAATGATCGCAGCAGAAAAGGCCAAGGTGCCTGTCGACACATTCGTTGTCTATACCGACAATGAAACGTGGGCAGGTCGAGTGCAGCCGGTTACAGCTCTACGTTCGTACCGCGAGCGCATGGGTATTCCAGCCAGGCTGATTGTGGTAGGTATGAATGCCAGCTCATTCACGATCGCAGATCCTACGGATCGCGGTATGCTTGATGTAGCTGGATTCGATTCGGCAGCCCCGGCTGTCATTGCGGAATTCTCTCGCGGAGAGTTCTGAACTAATTATGGCGGACATATTTCCATAGCCGCCAGGTATGAGCACCTATACTGGAGAATTGGTGTAGACAGCTGGAGAGACGGCAGCTATGCGCAGTAGGTCACTGTCGGTTGGTGGCATCCGCCTGTAAAGCGGAATCTTTGGACTACGGGGGTTCGACTCCCTCACTGCGCACCACAGTCAGACTCAGTCCACAAATAGAACTCCACTATTTGTGGGGGACCTGTGGAAAATAAAATATGTCAGCAATGCCAGGTACAATTCAACGCTAAGGATTATAGAGCTAAGTTTTGCAGCATAAAATGTTCTACAGTGTTTAACAACAGAAGAAGAGCGGTATCGGACAGCACCAAAGAGAAGATAAGCGCATCGCTCAAGCAAAGAGCTGCATTGGTTGGAAGTCCGACAACCAGCGAGGAAAGCTTAAAAAATGCTATACAGCACACAAGAGGAAAGTTTAGAAAGGAGCCTCGCGGTCCATTTTAGAACTAAGCAAGCGCACAGTTTCGAAGATTTTAACAAGACTGTGCGTCGGATGCAGTAATTGTAAGTGGAACAGAGCTGCATGTGATATTCGTCACATCATTCCAAAAAAACAGGGTGGGAACGACGAGCATAATAATTTATGCCTGCCTTGCCCAAACTGTCACAGAGAGGCACATGCTGGAATTACAACAAAGAACTACTCGACCTTACGATATAAGGCACTCATACTGCGTGACTTTTTGCAAAAATTGGAAATAGAATATACTTACAATAGTATTGAGAATCAGTACCATCTATCAGATGTTGAGGCAACAATTCATCTTGCGCTCGAAGCTCATTCGGCCGTCGGCTACGGGTATGATTTAATTCTGGACGACTAACCCTGCAATTCTGATAATAGGTTGTCGATTTTGTCGGCTAATTCGAAATGACCTGCTCTATCTAGGGCATTGGCAATTCTCGCAAGAGATGCAACCTTAAGTGGAGACAGTGCACCCTTTTTCGCAACCATACCCACGGCTATTACCGCAGCTCTCTGCACGGCAGGCTCGGTCGCAGTTGCTGGAAACGCAGCAGCTCTTTGCTGAGCTTGTGCGACCTCTTCGCCGCTCAGCATACCAGAAGCCTGCAGCTGCCGCAGCACTTCCTGACAATCCTCTTCAGTAAAATATGTGCGTATAGCATGCATTAACTCACCAGACTCGGCGAACACCGTTCCTCTGATTTTAAGAGGTACCGAACGAACTTTCATAGATTGGCCGCCGGTCAGAAAAGACATCTCTTTATCACTAATACCAAAATCACTCATGCCACCCTCCAAGAATGTATAACTATTTAAGTATGCGTATATGGAAGCGAGGCGGGATGTTGGCTTTGCCCCAGTAGTTTCGAAAACTACTCCAGCTCAAACGGCTGGCCCGAGTTCGAGCCTCGGCGCTTCCTCCAAGGTGAAAAAACAATGAAGTTAGGACAGTGGCGACACAGTAAATCAGGTAGATTATATACGCTCCTGGCCGTGGGAAAGAGTTCAGAAACTCTTCAAGAAATGGTTGTATATCAAGCCGAATATGGTGAGCGCCAGATCTGGATTAGGCCGATATAAATGTGGGAGCAATTGGTTGAAGTCGACGGCAAGCAGGTGCCAAGATTCGTTAGTGTAGCGTAGGTATGGATGGGAGCCAGATGTCGGGTTGCTGGGCTACCCTGGAAAGGTAGTTGACCTCTAAAGGGTCACGGGAGTTCGAGCCTCCCCTCATCCGCCACACGGAAGTTGACCGGCATGGACGAGGAAACCGCCTTGAAAGCGGCTGGGGCCCAACCGCCTTCGTGAGTTCGATTCTCACAGTTTCCGCCAGATATGGAGAGACGGTAGAGTTGGAGCGCTACACTGGTTTGCTAAACCAGCCTCCCGAAAGGGTGGTGGAGGTTCGAATCCCCCTCTCTCCGCCAGCACAAATACAGGAGAATATGTGCAAAGAAAAGTAATGTCAAATACTGAAACGACCAAGGAACTAGGAGATATTCTAAGTTCTGTGGACGAACTGTGCCTACCACTAGCTAGGATAAGGGATGATATAATAGCATCATTTTATCTTAATCGTAAAAGCGATCCTGAAATGAGCTTCCAAGGCTGGAGCGAGACTCTTGCCGGCGCTCCCGTGCCAATAGCTGCCAGAGATATTCAGAATGCAATCAACCATCTTGCTGAGGCTGTTAAAATCCTCAATAAGGCACATCCGGCAACGACAAATGCCAAGCAGTGAGTTAATAGCTTTTTTTGATACGCTAGACAAATCTGCATCTAGTAATCTAGAGCTTATACGTTTGATGGGCCAGCTACCAAAGTACATACAAATTGTACGCAGCCTATCAGAAGAAGAGTACTTAGAACTTTTGGAGTATGCGAAAGCTCAAGTTCAGCACGAAGAGCTCTTGTCAATTGTGATAGAGATATTCTCTAGGATGAGATAAGTATGCATGCGCCATATGCTTATAAGCAAGTTATTGTTGTAAGAAAAGATCTGAATATGAGGAAGGGCAAACTTGCTGCGCAGGTAGCCCATGCGGTATTAAACTCATTCTTAGATTCCGTCAACGGCGCCGATAGGTACGTAAGTATATCGCTCGAGCCACCAGACATTGAATGGCTCAAGGCTGGAGCGACTAAGATTGTTGTAGGCTGCAGTAGCGAAGAAGAGCTCTTCAAAATATACAAAGCAGCGCAGGCAGCTAAGCTGCACACTTCCCTGATACTGGATCAGGGCAGAACTGAATTTAAAGAGCCGACCTATACCTGCTGTGCGGTAGGCCCCGCCCTATCTATAGAAATAGATAAGATAACTGGCGGACTGAGTCTTCTATGAATGTAGCTCTTCTACTGTTACAGTTATACGTGCATCCAGCACCTACAGAGACATTACAATATCGATATGTCGAAGGGTGCTCTCATGGCACGCCAATAGTACTTGAGGTGATTCACCTTGGCGGGAGTGACGGTGATGGCAAGCCCTTAGTTTTAGAGAGGGAAGCCGCGGAAGCATTTATTCAAATGCGTTTGGATATGGCCGCCTCCGGAGTAGATATCAGATTGAATTACGCACACAGGACAATGGAACAGCAGATCTCCCTTTTTAGAAAAAACCGTCGGTTGGCAAGTCCCCCAGGATTAAGCCCCCACCAAGAGGGGCGCGCAATTGATGTTGCTGGTTGCACCAAGCGGGTTGGGAGAAAGCGCTTTGAGACCAAGGTGTGTCGATGGCTGAGACTCCACGCCCACGAATACGGCTTCTCTCGACCAATGAGAAATGAACCGTGGCACTGGGAGTTTCGCGGGAGGCCGGACGAGCGTGTCGCTGGACTTAGCTTTTAAAGTCTACTGTCTCGTCGTTGTAGTCAGCACATTACCACACGTGCTACTAGTGACATATATCATAAGAGATGAATGGAGAAGAATGCGTGGAAGATTTAGGAAGCGTTTCAAATAATGCCGGAATTGCCGCAACTTGTATGGCACTACAGCATATTTTAGTTAAAAAAGGACTATGTTCTTACGACGAGCTTGCTGCTGCAAATATGCAAGCTCAAAAAATAATTGAGAAAATGAGTTCAAGTTTGGCCAACGGTGCGCCCAGCATGGATGTTTTGCATGAATCACTAAAAGACATGTTGGTGTTTATTGGCGGAGAGAGCGCCCTCCCTTCTCTAGAGCAGTCCCTTTCTCAAGTACATGATGCACTTTCTAAGGAGACGGGATAAGTGGCACTAATTGGTTTCAACCCCAGGCATAATTACGAGGTTCGTCTTACTATTGAAGACGGACCGCAGCTCGGAATTTACAAACTTCAGGATGCCATCAGAATTGCAAACGAGAAAGGACTTGACCTAGTCAATATCTCACCGCAGGCGAAACCGCCCGTGGCAAAAATTATGGACCACGGCCGCTTCAAGTATCGTCAAAAGCAGGCAGAGAAGGAAGCTAGGAAGAAGCAGCATGTGGTGGTTCTTAAAGAAGTTAAGCTAGGCGTTAACATCGAGAAACACGACCTCGACGTTAAGTTGGGCAAGATTAAAGAATTTCTTACAGACGGATGCAAGGTTAAAATAGTTATTAAATTTCACGGACGCGAAAATGCTCACCAAGATCTTGGAATAAAACTCTTGGATTCTATACTGGCAGAAATTAAAGAAATGTCAGTAACAGAAACAAGTCTAACATCCGAGCGCAGAGAAATTTTCGTCATAGTGAGGTCTAAACATGATAAGAAGTCTTAAGGGAGGACTGTACGTGCTTGCAGGAGCTATTGCCACTCCGTTAGCCCTAATTTCCGCAGAAAAAGCACTCTCTCACCTGCTTTTCAAATATGCAATAAAGTTTGCTCCCAAAAGCAGTCATGTAGACGATCACCAGGATGATGAATAACGTAATTTACATTGACTTCAAAAATAAGAAACGCCTAAATTCCCCGCAGGCGCAAGTACCCGAACCCACCACGCAAACTCAATACAGCGACCGCAAGGCCGCATTTCTAGAGCTTATGGAGGCGGGCATGGTAAGGACTGTTATAGATGGAAATGCAGCCGGTGTTATACTCCCGGCCGAAGTAGCAAGTCCCCAAGTAAGCCTTAACTGGAGCTGGAAGTTTGCAATTCCAGACTTGGTTATAAATGATTCGGGCATTAGTGGAACCCTGTCATTTCAGCAAGTACCGTCGCATGTAACCATTCCGTGGAGCTCAATCCTTGCAATTTGGAATCTTAGTAATCCTGTAGATTCTAAAGTTGAATGGAGCCCTGATGCTGGATGATGGATGGAAATCCTTTTTAGAGGACCAGATGAGCTCTGAATACGGGAGAGCTCTCAAGGCATTTGTTAAACAGGAGCGCTCGCAATACATTGTCTACCCTCCACCAGAGCAAACCCTGGCAGCATTCAAGCTCACGCCCTTATCTGGAATTAAAGCCGTAATATATGGCCAAGACCCATACCACGGACCAGGTCAAGCAATGGGGTTAGCATTCTCCGTGCCGGCAGGACAACAAATCCCCCCCTCCCTAGAAAACATATACAAAGAATACTGTAGCGACCTCAATGTACCTAAGCCTCCCAGCGGAGATTTGACAAAATGGGCGCGAGAAGGAGTACTACTCCTAAATGCTACTCTGACCGTCAGAGAACACTCTCCGATGTCGCATGCTGGGCAGGGCTGGGAAAAACTCACAGCAGCCACCATAGCCAAAGTTAGCTCCGATTTGAGGGACATAGTATTTATACTGTGGGGGAAACATGCGGCGTCGGCCATCCCACTTATAGATGCAACTAAGCACTGCGTGCTGACCGCGCCCCACCCATCACCCCTATCTGCATACCGAGGCTTCTTTGGGTCTCGCCCTTTCTCTAAGACAAACGCTCTTTTAGAAGAGCGAGGGATTTCCCCAATAGACTGGATATTAAATTAACTAACTCCACATTGACACAGCTAAATAGTTGGACAGGGAGGGTGATGACATTTCTGACCAACGCCATTCTGGCAATCAAAGCAGCACACTCCATCCCGTACCTCTCTCCGGCAGAGAGAGCGCTGCTGCATGCACAATATGCGGCACTTGGACCGGAAATCTACGAGCATTTCTGCTCGCAGATTCATAGGTCATACCACACATACGATGTCAATAGAGAAACTGATTTCATCCCTAGCAGAACGAGAGCCTCATCTAAAAAACGCACTAAGCGAACTAAGCATATCTCAGATAGACGATAGGGATTTCGCCTGCGCAGCTATATCAATCGCCGAGGATAGAGTAACTCTTATCTTGAACAAGAGGAAGTTCGATACACTCTTCTCTGAAGAGAAGATAGCTGTACTTGCCCATGAGTTTGGGCACATGGCGCTAGGGCACCTATCAAACCGTTCTTTTCCAGAACACAACCGTTTCATAGTTAGCTTAGCGCAAGATCTCCCTCTCAATGCGGGATTAGCGCAGGCTTATAAATTACCGGAATGGTTTGTCACAGCAAATAAGCTTGGTCTGCCCGAGGGGTTATCGACATCACAGTATATACCAATACTTGATTCAATTGGAGTCAAAAAGCTATCTAAACTGGTTAAGATACCAAGCATAGAACTAGACATAAACATCAAGAAAAATCAAATGGTAGTTAAGTCAGTTGTTGATAAAATACGGTTAAATCCGCATCTGGTAATAAGTAAGCATACTGATAATGCCGGTGGCGGAAATATCTATTGATGATGACGGATATATGATTGTGGACCTACAGGTGTATCCGGGCTCCACTCTCAGCGATCCCATGTGTAAACTGTCCATAGACGGTAAGGCACGCGTAGTTCCAACAGGATTAAAACCCACCCTCCCTTGGGGGTGGAGATATGAGCGTGCTTTCGAAGCAGCAATTCTTGCCCTTCTAAAAAAACATGACTTCATACTAAGATTAACAGGCATATATGAGCAGACCAGATTGGGACGAATATTTCCTTGATTTAGCCAAGGCGGCAGCCACGCGAGCTACATGCGACCGCGCGCAAGTTGGCTGTGTTCTAGTAAAAGATAACAGAGTGCTATCTACGGGCTACAATGCCTCTGTAAGCGGCCACCCTCATTGTGATGAGGCGGGCCATATCATCATAGACAACTCCTGTGTCCGCGCTGCCCATGCAGAAGAAAACGCAGTGGTGACCGCCGCTAGGTTTGGTATATCCGTTGCAGATACCACCGCATATACTACACACTTTCCTTGCTGGCGCTGCTTTCGTATGCTAGCAAATGCGGGAGTGCGACGCATAGTATATCTTAACTTTAAGTTTAGTAATCTAACACCAGAAATATTCGTCGAATACCTCTCATCCAAGATAATGATCGAGGACGCCGAAGGTTCCACACTGGCAGATTTGAAAGACTCAATTCTAGAAAAAATAACTAAACAGTAGGTAAATAATATGCTAGATCAATCGCAATCCACACCTTCCACAGCTGACTTCGAAAGCGTGTTAAGATCATTGGGTATTAAAGCTACTGTAGAATCGGTCGACGAAAAATTCCCCCTATCTCGGTACTTCGTCCGACTCGATCCGCAAACTCGCCTTTCGAAACTTGAGGGAATGGCCGAGGATATCGCCTTGGCGATGAAACCCATCGCCCCCCCCGTCATTCGCCCGGCATTTACAAGCGGCTTAGTCATTGTCGAGATGATGTTTGCCGATCACCCTGTAATAAACTTCGACTCAATATTTGCAAATCAGACAAACGGAAATCTCCCCCTCGTCATCGGAACGACTGATATCACAACTCCGCTAGTTATTGATCTAACTAAGATGCCCCACCTAATTGTCGCAGGCACTACGGGTAGCGGCAAAAGCATGCTCCTACATGCAATGATAACGTCTATTATTCGCACATATGCTGATGTTGGAATTAAACTTGCACTAGTGGATCCGAAACTAGTGGAGTTCGATCGATACTCCAAGCACCCGGCACTTCTCTATCCAGTAGTAAATGAGGCAGAGTTAGCCATTGATATGCTGCAGGATCTGAAGGAGGAGATGAATAATAGATATAGAGTTTTTCAAAAGTTTAAGTGCCGTGACATCTCAGAGTACAGGGCCAAGGTCAAGAAGATTCCGTACGTAGTTCTCGTTATTGATGAGCTAGCAGATCTTATGCGCGTCAAGGGTTTTGAAAAACTTCTCTGTGAACTGGCTCAGAAGAGCCGTGCAGCGGGAATTCACATTATAGCCGCAACACAGCATCCATCATCAAAGGTGCTAACAGGTGAGATCCGCGCAAACTTCCCCAGTAAAATCGCTTGTAAAGTATCGACCCAGGTGCACTCACGAGTTGTGCTGGATCGACATGGGGCAGAGAATCTTCTTGGTAAAGGCGACGCCCTTCTTCTTGACGAATCCGGTAATACATTCCGGTTTAGAGGAGCATACGTTGCACAGGATGCACCCACCACTAAGGCAGTAAGGAACAAAGTTCCCCTACAACAGAATACTACTTTTTTTGGCAGGCTTATACAAGCAGTCTCGAAGAAGAGAAATTAATTAACTGCTTAGGACGCACGCTTAGGGCATAGACCTTTTCGGGCGGAGCGATACAGTTTCAAAGGCATCTGGCAAGGGGCCATCACCAACAACCATGCGCAACAACTGCTCCCATTCAGGATCAAGCGGTTCCGCTTCAGGGTCGGCCTCGCCGGGAGTTTTACCAAAAACTCGATTTATCTGAACCTTATCCTCTTCAGTAGCGGCATGCTTAACAGAGGTTCCAATTAAAGCCTGAAGTCTTGTGCGTAGATTTTCAATGCGGCTATCATAAGCCTCCGGTCCGATAGGCATAGGGGATAATGGCGGTGGAGAGGCATTTTCAGCGGGCGGCGGCCCCGGTAGCGGGGCCACCTCGGCAGCATTAATCAAAAAGTTGTAGATCTCTTGAGTAGTGAGCATTTTGTACTCCTGATATCTATATTTAGGTATTAGTATCATGAGAGAGGTAACCATGACGAGCATTCAAATGTCAGAGCTAGAGACGCGCAGGGCGACGGTTATGCGCGGTGTAAAAGAGGGCGCTCTTAAGGGAGTGGTGGATAAGCTGGTGCATACAATGTCAGACCCGGTATGCCAGGCCATCATGCCTAAATTCCAAGCCACATTTCCAAATGGCACGCATCTGCTCGAGCCGGCGGTCAAGGCCGCTCTGGAGTTTGCTTTCATTATGGGGATAGCTGAACTCATGGTATTTGCAGCCCCTACAGCATCAAAAATTGTACCCTCATCGAGCCCTGAGGATCTTGCACGCAAGAGTCAATTGCTCGCCACCTGGATGCGGAAGTATGCCGGAGAGCGTGTGGGCGAACAACTTGTGGAAGCGGCCCTAACCGTATTCCCGATGGTTATGGAGCAATTCAGCGATATTAATACAGCAGATGTTGCTGAACTGCTGGGCGAGCCCGCGGTGGCCGCCGTTGAGCAAAAATAAGAAATAGTCTAACCCTCCCCCGGCGCTCCTAGTTATGTCGACGCAATGGCGCGTCCCTTAAACATATGCTTGATGCATTTGGAGTTGTAATGACAAATAAAACTAGTGCTTTTGAGCGTGCGGTTTCACAGGTGCGCACCGCTGTGCGGCGCCGCCTCAGAAACAACACGACAATTAGTTCGGTGGATGTCGTATCTGCAGCCCCCTCTTTTAGAGGGGCTAGGCGCGGTGCTGTGATTCGCACAGCGTTTCGCCAGCTTGAATCAGAGGGGGTGATTAGACCGACGGACGAAACCGTATACAATGCACGTATTCGGCACAGCGTCACAGTCTATCGCCGCTCAGGTCGCTGAAAACAAGCCCGCCGTCCAGGCGGGTTTGTTGTTACTTATGAACAAGTCAAACAAAGACAGTCCTACCATCTTTGCTGCAGTACGATGTGGAACTTTCGAAGATAGCAAGGATCTTTCCTCTCAAATAGAGAATTTTTCGCTTAGCCAACTAATAGACGACCTGGACTGCGGCTACTCATCGCAGGATGCAGGATGGGTCGCCGCGTCACAATCGCTGTCGGAACTCTCCGACAAAGTTCGCGACATTATGGAGAGTGATGATGAGGAAGACTCATTTGATCTCGTGAAGATAAACATAAATATTGATCTTGAAATAATTAGAAAAGGCAAATAAATATGCAAACACTCAGTCTACACGTCAAGCTTCGCAACCTACTCGATTCTGGAATCCTTTCCTTGAAGTCAGATCCTGAATTGGGGCACGTACTGCCAGGTGAAGGCAGCTACTACTTTGGCGAAGATAAGATTGAGATTTTATCCGGTGTTCGCGGCAAGCTTCCAGGTGAAGCCGATGTCACCCTGACTATTCCCAGTGATGTGGCCTGGGTACCACGAACCTGCATGATTTTAGCGCATGCTCCAACGGACACCGGGCCATTTGAAGTAATGCCTGCACAGTTGCGAAAAATGGTAGCTGATTTCAAGCATAAAAATAAAAACTCGATTAACTGAAGGAATGGTTATGAATACGAATCAGGATTCTCCAATGAAGAAATTCTTAAAGCAAGTTGGTAATATCGTTGCCGTCCAAGCCGTTGCTGGTGCTGCTACCGAATTGGGCAAGGCTGTATGGCCGAAGGTCAAGGAGAAACTCAACGCAGTGCTTGACAAGGCTGATGAGCTGCAGAAGGCAAAGGAGACCCGTAAGGGCCTAAATGACCTTGTAAAAGACACCGCCTCGCATTATAAAAAAGCGAAGCAAGCAAAGCAGGCGGAGGCTTCCGAGACTCCAAATTCAGAAAACCCCGGCGATCCGCCGGTAGATGCTAAGTTTACACCCTGAGGATAATTAAGTGGCTGATTCAGATAAAATTGAGTTCGAAGGTATTGTTCTAGACTTCTGCAAGGATATGTTTAGAGTAGAAGTAGAGACTAAAAATGGGTCACATGTGGTGACCTGTACTCCATCAGGAAAAATGCGACTGAACTCAATTAAAATTGTTCCAGGCGACAGGGTCCATATCGAAGTCTCGCCATACGATTTGAATCGTGGTAGAATTGTTTACAGGGTCAAATAGCTCAATCTTTAACTCCAGGAGTCTGTAATGGCTAATATTCCTAAGGAAAAAATCGTGAAAGTTGTCAAGGAAAAGCGTACCAGTCAGGTCGCCCGAGGTGTGAAGCAAGGTATGATCAAGAGCACGGTTGACCGTGTTGTAGATCAGATTGTTACCCCCCTTGCAGATAAGATCACTCCTAAGTTGCACGAGATGCACCCAGGATTGCAGTTGGCAGACCCGGCTGTGAAATCCCTCCTGGAGTTCGCACTTCTCAATGCCCTTGCAGAAATCCTCGAGGTGGGCGGCCCGCTCATCACCAAGGCTCCGGGCGTGTCGCTCTCGAGAGAGGAGGCTGTAGCTAAGACACAGGCTCTGGCACTTTGGATGAGGAATTATTCCGGCGAGAAGCTGGGTGAACAGGTGGTTGAAGCGGCGGTGCAACTCGTTCCGCTATTTCGCGACATGCTGTCGCAGACAGATCTAAGCGAACTGCTCAGTGCGGCAGATGATGTTTCACAAGAGAGCTCTGTCGATCAAGAGCTGGTAGCGGAGGGTTGATAATATGGCAAAGAAAAGTATAACAGAAAAGGTGGTGGACATCTTCGTCAGCACCATCGCACGTGATATAAGTAAAACAGCTGTAAAGCGAGCCAAGGAGCTTTTCGTTGCGAAAACCTCTGCACGCAAGAAGCTTCGCAGAACTACCGATGAGATTGAGCCTGATGCGCCAGAGCAGGAGGTTTGAGGTGAAGCAAATGAATAAAATAATCCACGCACTGGTATGCGCTACTCTTTTAACCATGGCAAGCGCAGCAAGTGCCGCGCCAGTCAAGCTCATTGTAGACTTCAAAGATGACGCCACCAGAGTCGATATCGCAGAGACAGAGGAGGAGATTGACACAGATCTACTCCCTAACTCGCTTATGTTCCCATCAACGAAGATCACCACCGCCGTGGTTGATTCTTCAAAAGTGGCAGAAATTATAGAGGAAATTAGGGGAGATTCCGACATTCAGAGTGTTGAAGTTTCACAAGTCTATCGCGCCCTTTCCGACGGCGCCGATTTTGATGTGCCTAATGATCCATTTCTCGCAAAGCAAGCGTGGCATTTCGATATGATTGGACTGCCCCTTGCATGGCGAAAGACTACTGGCACAGGCGCAGTAGTCGCTGTCTTGGACACTGGCGTATCCGGGCCGGATAGCAAATACCCCCAGATACCAGATCTAAAGGACACCTGTTTCGTTGCCGGCTATGACTTCGCGGCAGACACCACAGACCCATATGATATCCAGAGTCACGGCACCCACGTAGCTTCAACAATCGCAGAGAGCACAAACAACACCCTTGGCGGCGTAGGGATTGCGTTCAACGCATGCATCATGCCAGTTAAAGTGCTGTCTGATCAGGGTTGGGGCGATACTGCAGATATTGCCGAAGGCATTAGATTTGCTGCAGATAATGGAGCGCATGTAATCAACATGTCTCTGGGCGGAGGTGGCTTTAGTCAAGTCATGCAGGATGCATTGACATATGCCGTTGAGAAAAATGTTCTGGTGTTTTGCGCCGCAGGTAATGCAGGTAGGGGAGTTATCGAATACCCAGCAGGCATGGAGGGCTGCCTAGCCATATCCTCAGTTGGGCCCGATGGCAAACTAGCGCCGTATTCTTCACACGGTAGAGACCCTGACGACGAACGAGGAGTTTTCCTTGCAGCACCCGGCGGTAATATGCGAGATTTTGGCCCAGAGGGCGGAGTGTGGCAGTCTACGGTCAATCCAGAAAATCCATCTGAGTGGGGGATGTTTCCTTATCAAGGAACTTCGATGGCGACGCCTATGGCTGCAGGCTCAGCAGCACTACTGGTTTCAATTCTTGGTCCAGGTGTGGATCGCGCGGAAGTTATGAAGCTTATGACTTCTACTGCCACTGATGCTGGAGATGAATTCAAATACGGAGCCGGCATCCTCAATGTAGGTGCGGCTGTACAGGAGGCATCATCAGGCGGTGCAGGATACTCGCTAATGTGGGCTGCAGCACTATTTGTCTTGGTAGCCATAGTAGTTGCCGGCAAGAGGGTGTTCGGTTGAGGTATGACGGCTGAGATCTCCACAGATTCTGCACAGATGCTCTTCTCAGAACTAGAGCCGTCACTTACAGGAATAGCAGCCAAACTTGGCGTATCAGATCCGGCTGGAGAGGCTAGGTCTTGGTACGCCAGGTTCGCTGACATTGTTTCAGCATTTAACCTTGGTAAGTTACAACGCGAAATCCATAGAGATGATGGTACGGTAGAAGTACTACCCGAATCTCCAACGCTTGAGCAAAATGAGGCTTTTCAAAAATCACTCAAGTCGTACCTAAAAACTGCGTTCAAGCATGACCTCATTCAAGCCTTCAATAAACGCAAGAGATTTGTTCAGATTGAAGATCCAGATCAGGAACTATCTAAAGCCAGCTACCCAACCCCCCACTCACTGCTCATTTCTGAGGAGGAGATAATCCGACTATCCGATCTAGTCGGCCTCCTTGAAGCAGACTGTAATAGGAAGAGGCGCAATGTGTCTGTGGCGAGAGATCAGGTAAACTACCTCTTCATACTTGCTACGCTCAAATTCTACAAGCAATTGCTGCATGACTATGGCGATATGCCGATTGTGCGAGATTTGCATGCCAAAGACGCTAGGGACTTCTTCATTTTTGATATACGAGAAGGTCGCACAGAGGCCATTGGACAAATACTCCGTGACCTAGTCGCTCAGGAGCCAGCTAGGGCAGTGCAGTTGTGCAGCAAGAAGCTTCTTTCTCCAGAAAAAGGCTACTTCACCCTAAATAGGAAGATTTCTAGATACTTCAATAATGTTTTGGGCGGCATGCCACTCAGGCTAAAGAAACTGAGGTTGGGACAGGCTGATATAGACGGGGAGTTCGACATATGACCAAATTCAAAAAAATCCTCCTTGGCTCTGCGGCTATTCTGCTGCCAGGCGGATTTCTTGTAATCACCGGCCTTCTTGCATACAAGAAGTTTAGGAGAAAGAGAGATGCAATTCACAGCGAGGCTAGCGACACAAATAACAGCGAAAACCAGAACAAAGTCAATTCCTGACGTATTGGATGCCGGCATGCCCGAGGACGCATATGTCACTGCCGAGCAGCTAGCAGAGGAATTTAAGATTCCGAGAGAGGCCGTTCTTCAAATTCTAGATAAAGCCTCAGTTTGGCCAATCGCTAAGGTCCTAAATCGTGGACTGGCGACGGAGCAACATCCAAACGGAGCTCCCAAGGGTGGCAGGCCAAAGATGGCATTTAACCCATCTACTGCTCGTAGGGCAGTGGAGAGCGGCATAGAGACAATGTACGGCTAACCAAACACCCACATTCTTACAATGTATACATATACATGTATAGAGTGTGGGTGAGTGATGACAGAAGATTGGGTTTCTAAGCTTAGAGCCATCAAAGAGTCTGCGCCAAACATATCGCGCAGGACTGAGCGAATTTCGCTAGGTCAGCACAACACATTGATGTTAGATGGCGAAGAGATACCATACGAGCATCTGCCCCTAGCTTTCGAATGCCTATCCTCTCGGAAAGTCATTTACAACAAGACCAAAGCCGGCGGCTCTCGACGAATCTCGTATTCGATTGATCTCGGCAAAGAACGATTTGCCTATCACAAGTATGACAATGGTGACTTCGAATTCACTTTCAGAAATCTTCTTCATTGTGCTCTTGGAGCAGCCAAGCGCTACGGCTCAACTGTAGAATTCTACAAGAACGGAGCCCTTCACAACGAAGCCGGCCCCGCTATAATTGAGCCGCTGGGCAAACGCTACTTTCTTGAAGGTCAGGAAGTATCCCTTACCGACTTCATTGAGCGCAGCCCCAAATCCTCGCATTCGTGGGGTGTGCGTGGTGACTCCTCCTTTACTACGGCAAAGTTAGATAATTTAGCTGTAGTCAGAGGGGTAGATGGAACAATCGCCCTGCTCTCAGCATCGCAGGGTGAAACAAATGTAGACGATCTTCTGCTGGACCTAGTAGGCACTCGTCTGCCAGGGTATAAAGTCTTTGCTTACGAGAATATAGGGCATGCAATAGCCCCACTGTATTCGTATCTTCAATTAGATCGCGGAACCTGGAAGGTAAATGCCTATCCTGAAGCAACAAAGGCAATCTATGAGCGCCCGGACGGGTCAAAGGCCATTCTCTCGTACTCAAAAAACACACACTGCTTAGCCTTTAAAATCAAAGTTCCCGGCGGACAGACATACTCTGCGGTAACAGATTTTGGCTTTGACACATCAAAGCATCACACTTCAGCACTTTCACGCTTCCCCTCAGTAGAGATTCATCGTGACGAGACTGGCAATTTACACAATGTTTTGGGACCAGCAGTAAAATTACCCGCAACCACGCCACATGCCTCAACGTATGAGGCGTATTTCTTACACGGCCTGCAGGTAAATAGAGCTGAGCATACTAGGTACGATACTGATTCTAAAAGCATCACATTCATTAACTCTGCGGGGCTCTATCATAGACATGATGGCCCGGCGATAATAGATTTTCTTCCACACGGAGAGACTCTCAAATATTGGTTTGAGAATGGCAGTATGGTCATAGGACCATCTTCTAGTGAAATAGATGCCGGACAATTAATTAACTTAGCAGGAACAGCAATGCCCACATACACAGACCTGAAAGTGAAGCAAGAGCAACGTCAAAACAAGTTCGAAGAGGCTTTGAAGCGCGTAGCGAAGCGCTCGGCTGAAGTGAAAGAAGGAATTAATCTCAGAGGAGCAGCGATGGATACAAAAACAACTAAGCATGGGGAGGCGCCTGCGACGACTTCCGACTCTCGTATGAAGCAGGTAACTTCTGGTGCTAAACTTGGTCTGCAGAAGGCAGTTTTGCGAGTTGGCTCGCAAAAGGTGGCAGAGAAGATAGTCGAGGCAGCCTCGCCTACTGACAATGTTGTGGTACAACGCATTGTGCAGCTCGCACTGCTGCTTGGTACCGCCGAATTGGCAGAGAGACTGCCTGATGGGGCGGCATCCAAAGTCGGGTTCACTGAAGAGCGCCGTGAAGGCTATGGTGGGCTAGCCCGGTACGTGGCTGGCGAAACACTGGGCCGCGATGCAGTGGACATAGTTAGCTTTGTGGCTCCAATGCTGCTTGATAAGCTACAGGGGATCTCCGCAGAGGAGATCGCAGAGCTCACAGCTGATGCCGAAGAGGTCGAGCGCCTCGAAGCACAGGTCACCTCTAACTCTAAATAAAGAAAGCAGTTATGCAGTCTAAATTTTCTTTGGTTGATGGAAGGTTCCTTTTCCACGACGAAAAAGTCGTCGCTGTGATTTCAGACTCGCGCTACTCCCGCCCCCTCCTTTACAGGATGGAGCAGTTAGAGGTCGAGGACGGCACAGTGGCAGCACTACAGATCTTATGCTATCTGGCCACAGCCGGAGAACTGAGCGATAAGGTGCGCCTGCCAACGCCGGCAGATCATACATCTGCCAAGTCTGCGATCTGCGGCCCGCCGACCAGGTACGGACACAAGCACACATGCGTAAAGTGTTCGCAGAAATTCTTCGATCTCAATGGCAAGATAGACAAGTGCCCATCTTGCAAAACACAAATTGCACTTGAACCCTAAAGTCGGAGTAGATATGTTGATTGATATGGAAGAAGTCAAGGCTATGATTAAGGACCACCTGCCGGGCTTTGCGGCTAAAAATGCTGGCGTGCAGCTTCTGATTAAATTTGTCGGAAAGACTGTCAATGCAGTAAATTCGCTGGATGCTCGACTGAAGAAGGTTGAGCAGGCGCTCAACATTGAAAACAAGTCAGAGTAATTATGAGAAAAGTGCTTGTTACCCTAAAATCAGAAGAAAAGAGTATCGAGTACTTTATGGATCTCGATACCTCTACATTTGAATCTGCGTTGACTGATGCCGCCGGCAATAAAACCGTGGTTCAAACTGGGACAATCGGCCAGTCAGATGCAGAGAGGCAAGACCTTGCACTGAGGATGTATCATATCCTTCTGGCAGCACTTAGGGCACCGACTCATGAAGGAAGCTGATATACTTTCCCTAGCTGAAGCCCTCATAGAGGAGTACACAAACATCCTCCATGTAGATCCGTACTACAAGATTCAAGTAGAAATTACGGATTTGTCTAAAATCTCTGATTGTGTGGAAGCAGAGGCGCCAGCCACATGGAAGCTGCGCCTCAATCCATCCCAACACAGAGATGAGATAGATGTTCAAATGTCAGTAGTCAAGGCTGTCCTAAGCATTCTGTTTAGGGACATACCGCCATCTAATAAGTTAAATGAGGCACTTTCAAAACTTACACATGCTTTCGTACAGCTAACTGTGCTAAATGCCGGTGAAGTCGAGGAGTTAGAGACGCCAGCAGAGGATTAAAGGCAGGCGTCCAATGTGGCCGCCGTCCGCGTAGCAGTAGTCGCTAACGGTGACAGCAACACGCATGGTTACAGTAAATAAGGAGAACATATGACCGGATTATTGAAATTACTTGGTGTAGCTGCTGCCGGTGGCGCAGCCGTAGGTGTTCTAGCTTCAAGAAAGCTCGGCACCCTTTTCTCGGGCGAGAAGGCGCGCGTCAGCAAGAAGCGTGTCTCGGTAGTGGAGGTTCCCGTCGAAGATGGTGACCCCGAGGAGCTGGACATTGTTGTCCTCAAGCGCTCCAGGAAACAACTTAAAGACAAGGATTGAAGCACATGGATACAGTACTATTTCAAGGGGTTACGTATAATCTTCCCGCCGGTCACACGGAAGGCGAGATTCGCGCAGCCCTCTCAGAACAAGCCCCCGCTATTCTGCATGCAACTCTAAATAAGTTTCAAAATGCCGATGGCTCCACCACTTGGGAGTTCTCCGAGAAGGCCGGAACCAAGGGTTGATTTTCACAAATATCCGACTCTGTTGTGGTGCTGAGGCGGGTAAAACACATATACACCACTGTAGGAGTATACAATGCAGGACACCGTTATTTTCCAGGGCGTCACTTACCACCTCCCTCCGGGTCACACCGAAGGGGAAATCCGCGCTGCTCTTTCAGAGCAGGCGCCCGCCATCATGCACGCGCAGGTGAATCGCGTGCAAAATGCCGATGGCTCCACCACTTGGGAGTTCTCCGAGAAGGCCGGAACCAAGGGTTGAGCTATAAGCCGCACCATAACGGTGGGGATGTCACTCGCTGATGTCCCCACCGTTATTTTTGGGATGAAGATGAATATTCCTGAAATTCAAAAGCAAATCATCGACAAGTTCTTCGGCGAGACATTTAAGCGCCATTCAGATAACATCACAGCCATACTCTCATGCTCTTCGCTGGAGAAGCTAATTCAGGCTCGCAGAGCCCTCTCCCAGGAAGATATTGATACGATATTCCAGAACTGTACCGCCAAAGATATGCTTAGCGCGAGGTTTAGCGCGCGAGAGTGCAAAGGCGTTTTCCTGAGGTTGAAGACTGTAAGTCTCAACTCAGACTTCATCTGAGGTCACATGTCAAAGCTCAGAGAGCAACTTGCAGCCTCCCTTCTAAATCACGTCTTTGTTGTAGAGCAAAGTCTCGTGCTTGGGCGCAGATCTCGGCGCCCCACGTCAACTAGATATAGCGAGATTTCAACGCTGGACTTCTCAAAGCCGGAGGCTGTGAATGAAGTCATGAAATCTTTCATAGCTTTCAACTCAAAGCACTTCATAGAGAATTTGCGCTTTGCTGTTGACAAGCAAATTGCAAAAACGCCAGGCTTATCGGTAAGCTGGTCTCCTAAGATCTTGGTTCGCGGGTTGGGTGGTAGGCTCGTGGCGGACGGCATAGACTATAACATTGCAGCGGCAATTGTAGGAGCACTCAATTTCTCTCGCCAATCACCCGATCTCGCGACTGCTATGGAGCTTGCCGGCGGCGTATCACCATTCACACACGAAGATGGACGCTCAGGTAACACAGCTCTGGAATTTCTAATCCCGGCATTTAAGACTGCGCCATTCTGCAATTTAGAGCGCGAGCAAGAAGATTTCAACAAGATCCTGGCAGCCAAGCTTCTCGTCATGCGCGCCCTGATTCTCGCACACTCTTCTCTTTCCGAAGAGCAGCGCCGCGAGGTAATTGCTGGCAGGGCGAATATTCTGGTAACTGTTGTAAAGAATCAGCCTACAGCCGTCTCTCTTGAAGAGACTGATAGCGCTAGAGCCCAGCGGATAGCTAGAGAAAGGTTGGAAGAAATTCGCCGCCGCCGCACAATGACCATTAATGAAATAATGGATGCCCCAAATCAGCTGACATACGATGTTAGTCCCGTTATAGCAACTGACGAGCGTCAGCAAATGACAATCTCCACAGACACACTTTTTGGATGGTGAAAAATGTTAGACGTAAATATTGTTGAATCGGGAACGACCCTCACGTACACAGATCCTACTGGCAACAAGCAGGTCAAGGGAATAGACCTGACCGATCTAGTCAAGGTGCTGTCCACCAATGTCGCATTTGACATTGGATTCCTGCCCATCGGCACGCGATACCTTGGCGTCAAAGGAGATCAGACGCACATAGCGGTAGAGCGCCCAGCCAGCACGTATGATGTATCATTCTCTTCGCGCGGTCGCGCCGCTGACGCCGTGGGCAAAGCCAACCTGCCTCCGGCTCTATTCCTCTTCATCCTCACAAAGGCGAATGATCACTATTTCGTGAGCAATTCATACATCTTTGCAATGAAGCAGAATAACATTATGCTTGGTATTGATGGGCTGTACAGTTACCCTACACCAAATGTATTCCCAGATGCTAGAATTTGCTGGGGGCAAAACGAAGAGGCGATCAAGAACTTTAAATCGTTAGCTGCACTAAATGGCGCGGTGCGGAGATTCTTCACGGCCCCATTCAATGATGACCTATTCCAGACCTCGTGCCTAAACTCAAAGTTCCCATGGGCGCAGGTGAGTAGAGATAACGAGTCAGTAGCTCAGAGCTATCTCAAATATCTGACTGAGCACCCATTCGACACCGAGTGGCTGCTTCCTCACAGTCGAGAATATAAGAATTTTGATACAGCAATCAAAACCATATTCAAGCACGGAGAGTGACGAATGACTGAATCATCTCAGCCTAAACTAGATCTGAAAACGTTTCTGGCTCGTCAGAATACCGGATTCCTCACGGACGCGGCTTGGCCCGACATTTCCAATGTAGAGAAGCCGGTAAACTACATTGTCAGACGCGATGGCGTCTGGGAACTACGGAAGTCCAGGGCAGGCATTTTTGTTATCCAGAGGGAGAAATTCGCAAACCCACTTCCTGGATTTCCTGAAGAGCAAAATGTAGAGTATGGCCGGAGCCACTTCGGCAAGATACCGCTAGCCCTCTTCAAAGAAATACTTGCTTTTTTTAAATCCATCTGCGACGAGAGCAAGGATGAGGCGTACGTCCAAACATTTTGGGACCCCGTTGAGAAGCGGTACTTCAACCATGTCCCGGCCCAACGAGTTAGCGGCGCTTCAGTCAATTTCGAGAGAGATACGGAACTTGAAGCGCGGTGCCACCTTGTTCTAGAGACTCACTCCCACAACACAATGGATGCTTTTTTCTCTGGAACAGACAATGCTGATGAGAAGAGTGACAGATTTTTTGGTGTTATCGGTAAGTTAAATCAGTCCTCACCTGCCACGCTCTTCTCCTTTGTGTGTGGAGGCAAGCGGGTGATTATTAAACGCGAAGATATCTTTGAGGAGGAGCCGGAGGTCGCCTTTCCTGGCGATTGGAAAAGCAGGATTACTAAATATCCAACAGCTCCTGTCAGAACCACTTCTTCGTCTGAAAGTACGTCGCTGGGCAATGAACGTGCGGCGATGACGCACAGATCTCGCCCCACACAACTGGACATTGAAACCGAGCTTGAATTCGCAATAAGCGATGCTCGTAGGAGAATGGGAGGTGCGGCGGCGGACCACCCCTTTTTTCAGCGGAGCGCAGCGTCGTCAGACGTAGACGCTGATGATGACGAACTACTGATTGATCTGATTAAAAGCACCACCGCGCGCCTTTCTATCGGAGGAGTTGAAATGACAAGAGTACAGAAGCAGAGACTGTTCGACAAATTGGTCGACGCCATGACTGATGATGACGTTGCCGACCTGATTGGATCTCTTCTCGAGGCGGGCCACGAAGAGACGATAGTGGCGCTCCTTCCAGAAGTTGCAGACGCTGCCGAGACAGACGAACTTCCATCAGACCCATTCCTGAATGAGTGAGGCAATGTAGCATGGCACAGACAAAAACACTCACGATCGAACCCCTGTATCCGCTCAAGCCGCTGACAAATATACAAAATGTACTAGTTATAGGCTGCGGAGGCACGGGCAGTTACGTCATCCCAAATCTAGTTCGTTTGCTGCTTAACAGCAGGCAGCCAGTCTGTTTGACACTTGCAGATGCAGATACGGTAGAGCCAAAGAATCTTATACGCCAGAACTTTATCAAGTCTGATGTTGGTAAAAACAAGGCTGAGGCTCTGGCCAGGAGATATTCAACTGCATTTGGTACGCAGATACAATTCCTGCCGCAGTATCTAGAATCCGCAAACTCTATCAAAACAGCCCTCCGCAATGCGCAGGTCAACAACATAAACTATGGTAATTCTACGCCACTCATCATTTCGTGCGTTGACAATATCAAAGCCCGGAAGTTTATGGTCGAGGCCCTTCAGCTATATTACCCAAATGGCGGTTATATCATTGACTGTGGCAATGAAGATGTGGCCGGCCAGGTGCTCCTCACCTGCATAACATCAGCAATGGAGCCCAGCACCGGGGTGTATCGCACCCCGCATCTGTTCGAAGTATTCCCCGAGCTAGTCGAGCGAGCTAAGACAGATAAGCTGGCTAGCGAACTCAGTTGTGCTGAGATGGCAGAGTCCTCAAATCAATTCGGATTCGTCAACCTTAATGCGGCCACTTTTGCACTCAACTTCGTGTATGATCTGCTAAGCGGAAATCCCATATCCACATACATGGTTGAATTTTCAATCAAAAATAAGTTCTCGCAAAGGCCGCTGACGAAGTCCTCGTTGGAATCGTGGTCCAAGCTGGGGCTCGCACTGCGTCTACCTAAGTGACAGGGGCTGTAATGACTCCACTTATTTTTTCCGAAAAGCGCACTCTCGTCTCCGACTTCTCACCAGCAGAAATGCTTCTTATTGCCAGAACGCAATCTGCGGCGTTAGCGAGGAAGTACTTTCTTACCAAGTATGCTGTGCCAGTGGTGCTGACGGCCTGGTATCAAATGGAGGAAAGTGATAGAGCCGTACACAGAAATATTTGCTGTGTACGGCTGCTGCCGACGCCGCGCGGTCTACATCCGCACCTGTCCTTCGAGCAGGTGTCGGGACGTAGTGTGGCGGACGGTGTGCTGTCAATGGCCGCATTTAACGAAACACACGCAGCGGTATTCAGGGCCTGCCCTCCTAATCTGTGGGCAGGCCCTGAGGCATCGCTAGATGCGGCACTTATGGCGGCATTCGAAGAGTGCTTGCCTGAGCGCTGGAGCGTGACAGACTCGGATACGCTTGATCGCGTCCCACTCATCGCGTCTATACAGCGAACGCAGAATCCGCAAGGTGGCGAGAGTGTTACGCTAAACGTCCTGGTCAAGACACGAAATAACGTCAGGAATGAGGAATTCCTGCTAAATCAGGCAGAGCACAAGGAACACCCACAACTCGTCCGATCCTCTAAGAAGTATCAAAAAATGTACAATGTCCTTACTGGCAAATGGATAGGAATATGCTACCGAGACGATCCGGACATGTGCGACAAATGTCGGGTAATATTCGCTAGTCCTGCTGCAGAAAATGCATATTCAGATCCTGACTTTAGCTGAGGTATTATGCTTCTCCAATTTCTAAAACTTCATCCGGATGTAACGCTACCTACACGAAAAAACGCTTCAGATGCCGGCGCCGATATCCGATGGTTCTCTCCAGAGTTACCAGAATTGGAGCTGAAGCCAGGCGAGAGTGTTAAACTCAAGACCGGACTCAAAACCCACGTGCCTCACGGCTACGCCCTATTAGTCATGAATCGATCTGGTCTAGCGTCAGAAAAAGTGTTAAAGGTAGGAGCTCAAGTAATTGATCCTGGTTACAAGGGGGAGATAATGATAAATCTCCACAATGATGGGCTCTCTGTACAAAAAATCTCACATGGGGACAGAGTGGCGCAGTTACTTTTGATTCCAGTGGTCCACTTCAGGGCATTTGAGTGTGAATCAGAAGAGGAGCTTTACGCCACACCGCTGTATATATCTGAGCGTGGAACTGGAGGTTTCGGCTCCAGCGGAGAATAAATGTCACTCGCATCAAAGTATCCTTTTCCAAAGTTCAGACCATACATCGAAGATGCCCTTGCTGATGCAGAGGCAGCATTTGACTCAGGCAAGAAATTTGTTATGATCAATGCTCCAACGGGCAGCGGAAAATCTGCTGTCGCAGTGGCTTTTGCAAGGCATTTTAGATCTGCCATACTTACACCTACAAAAATCCTGCAGAACCAATATGCAGACACGAAAGAGTTTGGCACAGAGTACACAATATTTGGAAAAAGCAACTATCGTTGTGGGCTAAAGGCATTCAAACACCTGACTGTAGACCAGGCCATATGCTGTTCCGACGCGGCTACTCGCGAGTATGCCGATATGACAGATTGGGAAAAGGAACTCAAGAAGGAACATGCTCCGGCCATGACTCTCAAGGGGCGATGCACTAGTGCGGGCATATGCGAGTACTACAAGCTAATCAGCAGCATTCCAGTAAAGCCAAGCCCGGTGGTCAACTACGACCTCTTCTTCCACTTAAAGAAAACTCCGCTAAACCCTAGCGAGGGTACTAATTTCGGTGAGAATGTAGTCTTCGATGAAGCACATCACCTGATGTCCAAAGCTCGCTCGGTATTTGGGTATAAAATTTCTGAAACAGCGGTAGAGAATCTTTTAGGTAAGGATGCTCGCCGCAGACAGGGCGAATCCCCCGCCCAATGGTTAGCGCGCCACGTTCTCCTCTCCTCAGAACTTCTCAAAAAAGAAGGGGATTTAAAGGCTGCGCCGGAACTATACAAGTTTAATATAAACACCTCATTCATATCTCAGTTTGAAATAGAAGACAAGAATAAGTTCTTCATAGACGATAAAGGCTCGGAGGTTGACATTAAGCCAGTCAACTTCAAATATCTTAAGAATATTATATTCTACCCTTTCAAAAAAGTCCTTCTATTATCCGCAACATTCCCAAAGAATTTTTGTGAGATATTCAACATATCAGATGACGAGATTGAGGTCATTGACATCCCGTCATCCTTTCCAAAGGAAAAGCGCCCGCTCCTTTTTGTAAAGGACCTGCCAGCACTCAATTACAAAACCGAATTCACATCTACACACCCTACGATTGCAGCTCTTAGAGTAATTTTGGAGAAGCACGCCCGGGATAAGGGAATAATTCACTGCTCCAATTACTCCTTCTTTCGTCAGCTACAAAAGTTATTCAAACACGACAAGCGCTTTGTTTGGGTTGAGCAGGGGCAAGATAAGAGTAAGCATCTAGTAAAGCACGCGTCAGCCAAAAATGCAAGCGTTCTTGTGTCCCCAGCTATGCTAGAGGGGGTTGATCTGAAAGATGATCTGGCTAGATTCCAGGTAATGATTAAATTACCATTCCCGACACTGGACGACTATACGAAGCGCATGATGGCCCTTTACAGCAATTATTATGACAACGAAGTCGCCACGTCCGTTATGCAGGCATACGGACGCGCTGTGCGCTCGGAGGACGATCATGCCACGTTTTATGTGTTGGATGGAGCCTTCTCGCGGTTTGCCGGCAGGAAAGATTTACTTTCCAGATATACGCTGGAGGCGTATAAGTCTATAACAACAAAAGACCTTGAAAAATTCAAGGTAGAAAGAGGATAAAAATGAACAAGTCTATTATCAAAAAGGCGCTGCTACTTGGTGCTGTTGGCGGCCTAGTTGTTCTAGGGTTTCATGCGCAGAAGTATATTCGACTGTTTATGACCCTGCGCAGGGGCGATGAAACGCCGGCTTCGCCGGCAGAAGAGGCGAAGCGCGACCAACAATTAGATGAGTTACTCAAAACTGGTGATGCAGTTAAAGTCAGAATCTCTTCGGCAACAGATGAAGATGAGGAATATGACGAAGAGTGAAAAAGAGGTGATTCGTGGAGAAGAAACTACGCCGATTCTTGACCAAGGTTGTTAACCAGTTAAACAAGCCCATAGTCAGGAATCTGTCCAAATTCTCCTATCATCTTCTTGAAACGATGCATTTGATGAAGCAGCGTGATCCGCTAACGATCACAGCTGCTGGGCTAAGCGTCGCAAATGCGCTGGCAGAATCATTCAACCTCCCCCAACTGTCCCCGATGGAGTCGTACATCTCCACTCTAGATGTAGAACACGGGTTCGGCCATCTTCCAATCCTCATATTCACATCAGAGCTCTTTGCCTCAGTAGAGAAGGATATAGTATTTTCCTCAGAAAATGAGGAGCTGATAGAGCTTAAATTAACAGATGATAGCTCGATGTACATCGTACAATACAAGAACTCAACAGACGCGTATAGACAGAGCCGCCGCGAAGACGTAGGAATGGACTTCTTCTACACGAAGAACTTCAACTTCGATCTGCTATTTGATAGATTGTGGAACCTGTATCCGTACGGTATCTATCTGAAGCGCAACAGGCAAACGCATACACTGGAGCTGCGCTCGTTGCCGGCCTCGAAGCCAGAATACATTGGCAAGTACGACCTAGAGAAATTCTGTGCGCGTCTAAAAAGATCGCAGGAAGAAGGGATCTCTAGATCCTTCCTATTTCACGGCCCGCCGGGGGTAGGCAAGACAACGTCAGTTCTGCAAATAGCCTATCGTCACTTTAGCCGTATTATCAAGATAGATCCGGCTATAGCTAGAACGCTTGAGACTGGTGAACTCGAGTTCTTCATCAACCAATTGCGGCCTCAAATACTGGTTTTCGAAGATTTCGATAGGGCCTACAGCTCTGTAGATGTGGCTCTATTTATGCTTGAAAATATCAAGCAATCTCACCCCGAGGTCATTATCTTTGCTACAGTCAATAGCCTGGGTAAGTTAGATCCAGCACTGCTGCGGCCCGGAAGATTTGATAAGATGATGTACTTCGGCTATCCCCAGGAGTATGAATACGAAACTATACTCAGCATGTACTTTGGCCAGTACAATCCATCAGTCCCACGCGAGGTAATTGCCAATATTGCAACTAGAGTGATAGGACTTAGCCCAGCTTACTTAAAAGAATTGGCGATAGAAAGCAGAAACTTCTCAGATGAGACGTTTGAGCAGGAATTGGCCGATACTATAGAAGAGTATAAGAGTAGAATTTCCATAGAGAAAAAGGCTTTCGATAACAGCGACGACATCGATGATGACGACTCTGAGTTGTCAGATGAAGAATTATCATCAGACGATAGCGATGATGACAGCCTATCGCTCCTCCGTGAGATTAAAGAGGGTCTTACCCCAGAAGAGTGGAGAAGCCTCAGGGGCCAGTTAATTGAAACATATGCCCGTGATGCTGATTTGGATCAGATAGAGGATTTGTGATGGCGAGACCTTTTTTAAAGTGGGCGGGTGGAAAAAGTCAGCTGCTAGAAGAAATCCTCTCTAGGCGCCCAGTTTCTTTCAGCAGATATATTGAGCCAATGATTGGTGGCGGAGCTCTATTCTTTGCCCTATCCGAAGGCGCAAGCCCTCCTCCCGCGATAATTAACGATATCAATTCCGAGCTCGTCAACGCATACCACCAGGTAAAGGAAGATCCGGAGGGAGTAATCTCCGCACTTCAAGACCTAAGACAGGATGCGGAATCATACTACCGTATAAGAGAGATTGAGAAATCTGAGGAATTTGCTGAATGGTCAGCGCGCCAGAAGGCAGCTAGAACAATATATCTAAACAAGCTGGGTTTCAATGGACTCTATAGAGTTAATTCATCTGGCTTTTTCAATGTTCCCTTTGGAAAGCGGGACGGGGTAGATTTTGACGCTGACAATATCCGCGCTGCCTCTGCAGCGCTCCAGAACTGTGAAATTCTGAATGTTGGCTACGCAGAGCTGCTCTCAAGAATCGAAGCGGACGATTGGGTATACATCGATCCCCCCTATTTGCCGATAAGCGAGACTGCAAACTTCACGCAATATAACGCTGGGGGATTTGATATATCAGATCATCGTGCCCTGAAAGAGTTCTGTGATGTGCTTACGGAACGCCGCACTAAGGTTTTGGTTTCAAACTCGCACTCACAAGAAATCATACAGCTGTACAGAGAATACAATATTTCAATAGTTTTTGCAAAAAGAAGCATAAATACAAATGGTGCCAGGCGCGGTCCTGTGCCTGAGGTTCTGATACAGAATTACTAGCATGATTAAAGAGATATCCTACGGAATTGTTCCCGTCAGAGAAGATAAGATATTGCTATTGAGAGTGTACGACACATTTGATTTCCCTAAGGGCAAGCCAGATCCAGATGAATCGCCGCTGCAAACAGCAATTAGGGAATTATTTGAGGAGACTAATCTCTCAGATCCTCAATTTCAGTGGGGCCTCGATTTTCAAGAATCGTTGCCATATAAAAAGGGCAAAAAAGTTGCGTGCTACTTTCTAGCATCATGCCCCGAGGGAGATGTGCGCCTGCTTCCAAATCCGCAGACTGGCATGACGGAGCATCACGGATTTGTATGGCTGTCTCCAGAAGAGGCCCGCCTAAAAGTAAAGGATAGACTATATCCTGTAGTAGATTGGGTAATATCGAGGATAGGCAATGCTGAAAAAAAGATTGAAATCACCACTTAGACAGCTAGCGGAGTTGGTCGCCGCAAAACCCAAAGATCTGCCAATAGCCCCACTACCGCCATCCCCGCCCCGAACAAATGAGTTGTACGAAGACAAGGTAGAATTCTTTCTTCAAAGAAGAGGGAAATGGACCCCCCATCTCTCGCAGAGCTAATTGCTAGCATTCCATCAGGACATTCTCTAGAAGATTATATAGTCATGAAGAATCCCTTAAATGCAGGGATATGCCTAGCCCGCCGCACTAGGGTTATTAGCTCATGCACAAAGATGATACTGGCAAAATTCGAGCAAAAGAGGGCAAGGTACGAGTCTAGGCTATCCGTGTACGACAAGCAGGCGGCAACATTCGCTCAGTGGCTGGCGCTGATAAAAGATCAACTGCCAACCCTTCTGCCATCAGTTCGACGACTAACTTTGGGAGTGTGCAGGAGGTACGCACCTCAGTCAGACTACTATGCCCTCCGTGATTTTCACCGCATACTATATTATACTTTCAATGCGCCCAGGTCTGTGGTGAGAGGGGAATTTCTCATACCCGACGACCCCCGATTACTCAGAGGACATTTCCCCCTATCGAGCTCTAGCCCGCCTCATACAATAGCACGCCAGTTTTACCGCACGGACTCACAATATCACATGTTAGTGCTGCGGTAGCGCAGGTGTAGCGCTATTTTTTAGGATTAATGAGGCTGCAGCGATTGATGGGTTGCCATCACTTTGCAAAGTACTCGCACCAAACGCCCTCTCAGGCATCGTCTCCGAATTAATGGTGTCAAGTCTGGAGTGCGCATCTCCTGACTTAGTTAAAAATACTCGCGTTGGAGGATATCCAGATCTTCTGCCGCGAGATGTGTATGCGGACAACTATATCCTCAAAGGATCTTGCGGTATAGAGATTAAAGCCTCAAAAAACTCAACCTGGCAGGGGCACAATGTTGAAGAAGGGTGGATACTAGCGATTAAATATAGTATACGTAACACAGCGGCGTGCGTAAGTATTGATGCCGTTTACGCAGCATTCCTCTCGAAAGACGACTGGACCTTCTGTCAGAGAAAAGAAAATTCACGTCGCACACCTACAGCAAGTATAAATAAAAAGGGTCTAAAGAAGCTGCGCGATGCGCTAGTTTACAAAAAATGGAGATAATCATGGGTTGGAGAGATGACTGGAATAAATTAGTAAGAATGCGCCTTATCTTGCTCAAGATACTGGAGGCAGTCATTTGGCTCGCTGAAAAGCTCAGAAAGATTCTCAAGTAGAAAAGCCGCCCATAGCGGCCTTTTCTTTTACTCAAAAAGTTAATTAATTTTTAACTGGCAGGTGAATTATGCGTTGCGTCTATAGCGCCACGGCGGTCGATACAGCATTGATCACACACGCACCCGCGCAGGAGGAATTATGGCTATACCATGCCCACTAGTAAGTATTGATGCTGATGCCACCCCATCTTCACAAGATCAAAGCGGGATAACCGCCTGGGAAGTAAGAAGTCGAGCCACGCATCAGCTCCACAACTTGAGTGGCCCAGCGTCGGTCGATGCCACCAGCCTAGCATACTATATCAACGGTATAAATCTAACCAAGCAGCAGTGGTTACTGTGCACCAGTCAAGGTCTTTATCCTACAAGATCCGATGATGGAGGGATTTCGGTACTCTCGCTCTTCAAAGATAACGTCAGACACGCGGAAGGCATGCCTGCAGTAATAAGGGAGGATGGACAGGAATTGTGGTACAGACATGGGGTTCTACATAGGACTGATGGGCCAGCCGTCTCGCACACATCGCCACAGCACACGGGGCTTTATTATCTTTCCGGAATCAAGCTGTCAGAGAGCGAATATGATGCATGGAAACAGATGGGACCACTTATTTCATTCACTAAAAATGGTGAAATATACTGCTTCAATAAGGCGGGGGATTGCATAGGTGCCATTGGAACAATGGAGTATGACGTGTATGCTGAATTGATACGTATAGAACCGCAATCAGTATGCTCGGGTCGCGTGCAGACTCTAATGATGCTTGGGGGACTGTCGGCACGGAACATCCTTCGGATATTCAAAGTGCGCGATTTGCCATCAATCGATGTCTACATTGCCGGGCTAGAGGAGATATCCAAGACTACCATGGCTACCTATGAGAAGTCTGCAGCAATGCTGTCCAGTGCAATTGAGGCATGGCTACACTCTGCCCTATCTGATGCGACTGCAGCCGAGCCAGCTTCCGAGATAGAGGAATTACCTCAAGAACAAACCGAACTGCAATCGAGCGGCAGCGGAGGCGTACTTTTTGGGCTTCTGGCGATGGCCGCTACGGCGCTGATTTTGCCCAAGAAGGCTATTAAGAAAACGGCGCCATCACACAAGATTATTGAGGCGGCGAAATGAAGATAAATTTTGTAGGAGCATTTAGGGACTCCTCGGGTTATGCGCAATTTGCTAGAAATTGGGCGGTGGCGATGTACCGTGCCGGATGGGATGTAACTCTGGAGCCAATTAGCTTTGAGCAGGTACACGCTTCTCATGGCACATATGGGGATATATGTAACACAATGTTGTCTAAAGGAGTGAGAGCTCCTGAGATAAATATCATCAATATGATACCAAAAGTATATCAGAACTTTAAAAAGCCAGGAGCTCTAAATATAGGTTTTACGATGTTTGAGACATCTAAGATACCTCCAATCTGGGTGCAGCAATGCAACCAGATGGATGCCATCCTGGTTCCTTGTCAGTGGAACAAAGAAGTATTTATTTCATCAGGTGTCAACGTACCAGTTGAGGTTGCTGTGCCGGGAATCGATCCGGAATTATATCCAGCCAAGCGTCAAAGGATTGGCATGAAGCCAGACTTCAAGTTTTACTCTATTTTTCAATGGTCAGAACGTAAAAATCCAGCAGCACTGATTAGAGCATTTACAGCAGCTTTTGCGGGCAATAGCAATGTATCGCTGACGCTAAAGACATATCTAAAAAACTACTCAAAAGAGGAGGAGGACTTTCTTCGCAAGGAAATTTTAGCTATCCGCGATTCTGTTGAAGGAGGCTCCCCTCCGCTCATAACTATGAAATACGGAAAACTCACAGATCAGCTGATTACAGACCTGCATGTCTCTCACGACTGCTTTGTATTACCTACTAGAGCAGAGGGGCTCGGTCTACCATATATTGAATCAATGATGATAGGCAACCCAACTATCGGTACCAGGTATTCCGGAAACCTAGAGTTCATGACAGATCAAAATTCCTATCTTATTGACTATCAACTCGAGCCTGTATTTAACATGAGGCATCTGGGCGGATGGTATACGGGCGATATGCGGTGGGCACAGCCCAATATAGATCAGCTAGCAGACAGAATGCTGTATGTTTACAAAAATCAGGATGATGCTCGCGCAGTGGCAGCCGCGGCCAGAGGAGATCTACTGCGGCGACTGAATTGGGACAAGCAGCTTGCTGCTCTGAAAAATACCCTGGAAGCGCTGTATAAGTCATGGAAGGAGAAGTGAAAGTGAAAAAAGCTATAATCACAGGAGTGCTCGGCCAGGACGGGAGCTTTCTAGCTGAGTATCTGCTATCACTAGACTATCAGGTAACCGGACTATATAAAAGAGTTAGTTCGGGCAACGATTTCAGCAACCTCGGTGATGCCTATGGACACCCCAATCTCCGCCTCTTAGAGGGAGATATTTGCGACGCAGGATTCATCAACTCCCTCTTTAAAGATGTGCAGCCGGACGAAGTCTACGGACTGGCAGCACAAAGCCATGTTGGATATTCTTTTAAAATACCAATAGAAACATTCAGAGTAAATGCAGAAGCCGTCATAATTCAATTAGAGGCGATACGACATTTTTCTCCAAATACCAGATTTTACAATGCGTCAACATCAGAGATGTTTGGCGGCCTCAACTGCCCACCTGCTGGCTTTGACGAATCTTCACCACTGAATCCGCGTAGCCCATATGCTATAGCCAAGCTCGCTGCATTTCATGCCACAAAAAATTATCGTGAAGCATATGGATTGCACGCCAGTAGCGGAATCCTATTTAATCATTCCTCTACACGTAGAGGAATTGATTTTGCTACGCGTAAAATAACAAGAGGTGTGGCAGATATTGTAACTGGCCGCTCAAAGAAAATATTAATGGGAAATCTAGAAGCCTTCAGGGATGAGGGACACAGCAAAGATTTTGTGAGAGCTATGCATCTGATGTTACAGCAAACCATGCCCGATGATTATGTTGTTGCTACAGGAGATGGGGCGACTATTAGACAGATGCTGGAATACGTATGCTCCCTGGCCCACCTTAATCCAGCAGAGGTATATCAAGCTGATGAGCGATTTATGCGACCTAGCGATGTTCCATTTTTGAAAGGTGATTCTTCAAAGATTCGTGACATTGGCTGGAGTCCTGAGTACACATGGCAGTCTCTCCTGAAAGAGATGTTTGAATACGATCTTTCTCTACCGAGGTCTGGATGATACGACTGCAATTTTCATGTGCCGCGTTGGGAGTTCCCGGGTATTCTCAGGCATCTAGAGGTTATTTGTCCGCTCTCGCGACACAGCGGGCCGACATAGATTTCTCTATTAAGTCGGTAAATTTTGAGCCCATAAATACAGATCAGTCAAAATTCTACAATAGTCTTAAAAATCATTTTGATAAAAAAAATAGCGCCACAATTAAATATAGTTCATATGGTTCCAAATTTATGGGACCGCTTTATTGTTAAAGGCATTCCTAATATAGGTTATACTGTATGGGAAACTACACACTTGCCTGATGGCTGGGTTGAAAAATGCAATAAGATGGATGCGATATGGGTTCCATCTGAGTGGAATGTTGATATATTTAAACAGTGCGGCGTTCAAGTACCGGTTAAGAAGATAGAGCACACTCTTGATCCATCAGAAATTCATGGCGGGCGTCTGGATAAGAGTCTATGTTTACCAGAAAATAAATTTATATTTTATTCCATATTTCAATGGAATGAAAGAAAAAATCCACAGACTCTTATAATGGCATTTTTAACTTAATTTGCTGGTCGGGACGATGTTGCTCTAGTACTTAAAACATATAAGCTAGATGGAACTTCTAATGATCGCGATTGGGTACGCCAGCAAATATTATCTATTAAAAATTCAGTCTCTGTTGGACCGCATCCGCAGATTGTACTTCTTCATAAAATGATGTCTAGAGATGAGGTTTGGGAGCTTCATCGACGCGGGGATTGTTTGGTTTCCCCGCACCGTGCTGAGGGATGGGGATATTCTATACAAGAGGCGATGGCGGTTGGCACCCCAGTAATTGCTACCGGTTACTCTGGAAATTTATAATTTATGTCTTATGATAATTCAAATCTGATAGATTACACCCTAACTCGGGTTCGTGGTATGGACTCGCCGCTATATACGGATAGGGGTCAATGGGCAGAGCCCAGCATAGATCATCTCCGTATTCTAATGAGATCTGTTTTCCAAGACAAGAATGTTGCCCGTGAGCGCGCGCAGCCCAGTCAGGATTGGTTGGATAAATACTCATGGTCTAATATTGGCGCTAAAATGCTAAAAGCCATAAAAGAGGTCGTATGAAGAAAGCTATGGCAATAACTGCCTTCAAGCGCCCAGCATACCTATGTCAGGTCCTTGAATCTGTAAAGAAGAACGATATAAGTGATTATACTCTGTTTATTGGAGTAGAGCCCGTCTCCGCAGAAGTGATTAAAATATGTAGGGATATAGACTTTGTTCCTACGAATATGGTTGTGAATCCAAAAATACTTGGGGTCAAAGAAAACCCATTTGCTACCATAAAGCGTGCGTTTGACTGGGGCGCAGATGTGGTTTGGCAGCTTGAAGATGATGTGGTGGTGTCTCCAGATGCCACTAAGCTCATAGACTCATATCTATCACTTGAAGATAAAAATAAATATTTATGTTTAAACTTGTATAATCCAGATAGTACTGGCGAGGACGGCGTGGTGATATCCAAAATGGGCTTTAACGCCCTAAGTTTTGTAGCCACCAAGTCACAGTGGGACAATTACTTTGCACCAAATTATCACGTTGATAAGAGAGGCTGGGATTGGAGCATGACGGCATTTCAGACCGCACAGAATCTCCCAAATTTAACACCAACACTATCTCGTAGTTATCATATAGGCCGCGAAGGCGGAACGCATTATAGACCTGCAATGCACGACAGCATGTATATCCACAACAAATGGAATCAGTCTGGTATCTGTGAAGCATTCGCATATAAATTATGATTAGTTATATAATTCCTCATAGAAATCGCGTTGAGTTGCTAAGGGCCAACATGCAAACGCTCGAAGCCCAATCCTCTAAAGATTTCGAGGTTATTATAGTAGATAATTCATTTGGCGACACCGAGCCTCTGCGGCAGCTTGTACGGGCCTGCCGTGCGCGCGGAATGAGGGTGCGGTTGTTGTTTATTGACCCCGCAGCGCACCCGCTGGCTCACCCACCATCGCAATATGGGGGCGCCTATAACCCAGCATTGGCGCAGAATATAGGCGCCCGCATGGCATCTGGAGATATTCTATGTCTTACAAGTCCTGAGGTAATAAATTCACGCACGAATGTGGAGGTAGTAAATCGTTTATTCAAAAACAAAGAAAAACACTTTGTTTTGGGCTGGATTGATGAAAAGCCGGTATCAGCGATTGGCACATTGGTTGGGGGGATTTCTACCGAGAAAATAAAAGATCTATGCCGAGTTCCTGGTAATGGAGCCATGTGTCGTGATGATGTGCCATCAAGACCATGGAAGTATGAGAATTATTTCCTTGGATTTATTAGAAAATCTGATTATTTTGAAATAGGCGGGGTAGAAGAGGGATTTATGCGCTCGATTGCATATGAAGACAATTTCTTTGCACATTGTTGCGTCAGTAATGGCATACAAATTATTTTCAATGATCAGGTAGCAGGCATCCACCTCAGCCACTCTCGGGGCTACCAGGAAAACCTAGTCAATGCAAATCAGACGCTTTGGTTATCTCTTAAGGAAAGGGCTACGGTTGCAAATATTGGTTGGGACTGGGGCAGCGCATCTGCAATCAAAGAGGAGTTCTAGTGAAAACCGTGATGACAATAACTGGGATACGGCCAGATTTTATCCGCATGTCCGAAGTTTTCCGCAAGTTGGATGCCGGATTTAATCACATACTTGTACACACCGGTCAGCACTATGATCCAAAACTTTCAGATGTCTTTTTTAAAGATTTGAATATCAGAGAGCCCGACTTCAATCTGTCAGCCGGTAGCCCAGGCCGCCCCCATTACGAGCAGGTGGCTGATTTGTCAGTTAAAGCAACTAAGCTGTGTCTTGAATTGAGGCCAGATCTGGTAGTATTCCTCGGAGACTCCAATTCAGTGCTGGCATCCATTCCAATTCATAAAGAGGGGTTTAAAATAGCCCATATTGAAGCCGGAATGCGCTCTTACCACAAAGTCATGCTTGAAGAAACTAATCGCGTGGCTTGCGACCATGTTTCAGATATGCTGTTCGTTTATCACAATAATTATAAGAAAAAGGCAATGAAGGAGGGTATAGCAAAAGACTCGATATATGTGGTTGGCAATACCATAGTAGAACCCCTTCTTAATATAGCCGATCTGTCATATAAACCAAGCCCAAAACATATAATCTTAGACATTCATCGCCCGGAGAATTTCAAGCATGCAGTTAGGCTTACAAGAATATTGGAGACAGCAGCAGTGTTAGGCAAACATTACAGTTTGCCTGTTAAGATGCTTAGTTTTTCCAGAACTAAGTCTGTCATAGATCTAAATGCAATTAATATGCATGGGATTGAATTTATAGATTTGATGGGATATAAAGATTTTATTCGTGCTCAACAAGAAAGTCTATTTGTATATTCAGATTCTGGCAGTGCGCAAGAAGAATCTGCTCTGCTAGGAATACCGGTACTGGTTCCGCGTGATTTCACCGAAAGACCAGAGTCTGTAGACAATAATTGCAGCATGATGATTTATATAGAAAGAGATGATTATTTAAAGCAGGCGAATAGGGCTGTAACTTGGCTCGACTCTCATGGCAGAGGATTTAAAGGCAAGGTGAAATGGCTTGGTGACGGCCGCACGTCAGATCATATAATTGAAGCTATATCTGAGAATATATGAAGAAATTGTCAATTTTAATACCATCTATACCAGCTCGCCGTAGAACGTTCATGTCTAGGATGTTGGACTACCTTGAGTTACAGGCTGATGGAAGAGATAGTGTTGAACTCATATGCCTATACGACAACAAGTCTCTATCTATAGGCGATAAAAGAAATGCGCTCTTGGCCGCCGCTACCGGATCATATATCGTATTTCTGGATGATGATGATTGGGTTGTTGGAGATTTTATAGAGCAGGCGCTTCTAGCGATAGACGATGCTAATGGCGCGGATGTGATAGTGTATGATATTATTTGCACACATGTACATTCTGGTAAGAGAATACACTGTAAATACGGTATCGAGTTAGAGTATAATGAAAATGATACGGGCCGCGGTTTTTGGACTGGCAAACCATCCCACAATATGATTTTTAAACGAGATGTCGTTAAAGATATAAAGTTTCCATCTAAAAATTATGGCGAAGATATTGAGTGGGCGGTAATGGCCAGCAATGCTTGTAAAAGTCAACATAGAATTGAACGTATATTATATTATTATGATTTCAACATATCGTTTTCTTCTAGAAGCGACGGTGCTCCTTGAATATTATACCTAAAAAAATTCATTTATATTGGGGATCTGCATCAAGACAAATGTCTTACCTTAGATATTTGACAATACATTCTTTGAAAAAGTTTAATTCTAACTGGGAAATAAACTTACATGTTCCAAGATTCCCCAGCAGAAACAATATTTCATGGAAAACCGGTGAACAGAGTCGCCCCCCACTCATACGCGAGAACTTTTATGATCGAGCGCTCAGTGCGGTATCAAATGTGATAGAACATGATTTTGAAGATTATGGAATAGACAATGAAATGCATGAGGTGCACAAATCCGACCTACTTAGATGGAAGCTCCTCGCCGAGGATGGCGGAGTGTGGTCTGATATGGACATTGTATATACCAATAGCATTGATAATATTGTAATTGAAAACCCATTGGCTCACACATCTAATACTGGCATACATATATATCCCGAATTAAGCGCGCATGCGATAGGATTTTTATTTTCATCTGGTAATAATGAGTTTTTCAATAATTGCTTTCAATTGGCAAGGCAGGCTCCTGCGGGCGCATATCAGGCGCATGGCTCTACAGTGTTAAACACATACTTTCGTAAATTATCGGATATCATTGATAAATTTCCACAAGTAAAGCTTTGCAATATAAGTAGATATTCGGTTTACCCGGTACTACCTACCAATATTAAAGATTTATTTTTATCAAAACCCATAGATATGAGCCGTTCTATAGGATGTCACTGGTATGGTGGAAGCGAATTGTCTCTTGCGTATGAGGAGAGGTGTTGCCCCGGGAACATTCCGAAAAATGCAGCGCTATCTACTATTATAGATTTATGTTGCGTGTAATATGTGGATGCTGTCGCAAATACCTAAAACAATATATTTCTATTGGGGTGCACGCAGGCTGTCATTTTTAAGACTCCTATCGATATTATCATTTAAAAAGTTAAACCCAGAGTGGAATATTGTTGTATACACTCCGCACAGTCTGAATTCTCAGACAACCTGGGGCAACAAACAATATGAGAATAATAACGATATAATAGACTACACTCCGCAGTTGCATAGTTGCGGAGTTGATATAAGAATATTCAATTGTGAATCGATAGGCATATCAAATTCAATAAACGAAGTGCATAAGTCTGATATAATAAGATATTATCTTCTGCATACTTATGGAGGTGTGTGGTCAGATATGGATATTTTATATATTAGACCAATAGAAGAGATGCTGTGTAATAAAATAGAATATGACAATTGTATAGATACATTTTTTTATTACGGACAAGATTCCGCCGCTGATGAGATATTGGGACATGCAGTAGGATTTTTAATGTCTTCAAAAGACAATGTTCTATATAGAGATATATATAGAGATGCCCTAAGCAAGATAGGTAATAATGATTATGAAGTTCTAGGCGCCGGGCTGCTTAATTCTAAATATAATCTTGGATTGATAAATAAAAAATACGGCCGCGCACACTCATTTCATAAAGAAACAGTATACGCTATTGATCACAATCACAAAGAATATTTATATGATATAGATGGTACCATGTATTTGGGTAAATATTCAATAGGCATTCATTGGTACGGCGGAAGCGAATACGTTAAGCATCTAATATGCAATATAAATCACAATAATTATTTATCATATAATAATCATGGCACGCTTATTAAAATGGTGAGAGAGATATTTCCGACGTGGGAGTATATATGAAAGTAGCAGCCATCGTATTGACTACAAATCTTAAAGATAGACTTGCTTTACTAGATGCGACGATTAACTCTATAGAGCTATGTAATACCGATTTATTTGATGATAAAATAATTTCTGTTGATATATTTAACAATGGGTGTGATATAGGTTATTTTGATAAGTTTGTTAATTTAGGCTGGCGCATAGTTTCCGGCGCCGCTAGCGGAATACGCGGGATGGCCGAAAATCAACTGAGGGGCCTGCACGCTACTGATGCCGACTGGATCTTCTACTCTGAAGATGATATAATAATTAACAAAATACCATCCAAAAAAACACTCAACACCCTCTCTTCTAGAGGAATTGGTTATATATGCTTTAACACACACCTTCCCGACAATTCGGCAGACTACTGTCGTGATTGCAGTAAGTATATAAATATTGGCGACGATCTCTTTTTTATAAAAGATGTGTCTATTGTTGATGATTATTTTTTAAACTTTCCAGTCGCTATTCTAAAGAGAGCTGACTTCATATCAATGCATGCATACTCAAAATTACACTGTAGAGGGGTCGGCATAGAGATCGCAATGACAAAATCCTGGATAGCCACCGGATTGATAAAATGCAGCACTGTAGTGACATACTTAAAAATAGAATTATTTAATGATATTTTATCTGGCAAGATACCGCAGATGCCGCTGCATAACTTTGCACAAATGAAATTTTTTAATAATGATCCATCTCTAAGACATCCTTCTATAAATAACAGAAGAAATTCACTAGTATGAAAAATTATTTTACAATAATTACCCCGGTTTTTAATGCCGAGAAGTTTATATCCGGCTGTGTTAATTCGATATTAAATCAGAACTATGATAATTTTAGATTAATTATCATAGATGACAATTCTTCTGATTCAACTGCCGATTTCCTTAGAACCATATCAGATCCGCGTTGTCAAACCATATTCAACACAGTCAGGTTGGGCGCGCTCAATAATATAATAAATGCTATAAATATAACAAGTGATATAGATTATGATATAATTGTTACTGTTGATGGAGACGACCAGCTTAGCGATGAAGCAGTGCTGTCTTATCTTAATGAAGAGTATAATAATCGGGATTGCTGGATGACGTACGGCACTTTTATTCCAATTAGTGGTAAATACGGTCCATATGGAAATAGAATTCCAGATATATCTAAATACAGGCGTGGTGGGGAATGGTTAGCCTCCCACCTTCGTACATTTAGACGAAAACTCTGGACACGCATTTCTGATAAAGATTTGCGTGATGACTCTGGGGCATACTTTCAAACTGCGTGGGATGCTGCTTTTATGTTTCCTATGTTAGAGATGGCCGGAAACAAAAAGGCTGCGTTTATAGATAGAATAATGTACGTATACAATGATGTTAATCCAATTAATGATATGAAGGTAAATCAAAGATCGCAGATAGACAACGCTTCTCTAATCAGGGCTCGGCCAATGTATGGTGAATTGACTGATATATGATCAAAAAAAACTTGCAAATACAGGATTTAGACGTAAGGCTGGCCAGGGATGAGTGGTACTACTTGAGCGAGAAGTATCAAAATGTAGCATTCAATGCTAGGTGGGGCAGCAGGATGATGCTTCCGCCCAAATACAGGCATCTCCTTGTTGCAGAGCCTCACATTGAGATACCTGAAAATTGGGACCTCAATATTATATCTAAATATCAATCATATATAACATATAGCTCTAAAATGGCGAATGTAGTTAGGGCACAGCTGCCGTCGGTGCAGGTGCATCTGATTCGCGGTGTACCCGCATGTAATTCATATTTTTGCTTAGATGAGTTTGTTGAATTTAATAAAAAAATAAACGGTATAATTTGTTTGAATAAAATAAATTATACAGGCAGAGAAGGTGACATATATTTCATGCGCGAGCGCGTAATGCAGTCACTTGACCTACCAGTAAAACACGTTTTCTCCAGAACGCCCTGGGGCGGCAGCATGTACGCTGGTAGCATACCATATTATCATTCTCATTATGAAAACCTTAAAAAAATAAATGAATACAAATTCTGCTTGTGTTTTGAAAGCACATACCATCCATTTCATAGCTATGACTTTATTACCGAAAGAATTTTTAATTGCTTTAAATCTAAGACAATAGCAGTATACTACGGGTGCTTTAACATAGAGGATTATGTTCCAAAAAATTTATTTATAGACTATCGAGACTTTGATGGTGATTCGACCGCACTTTCAAAACGACTTATGGAGATGTCCGAATCAGAATACGAGGATATTGTAGATAGCGCTTATAAATGGCAAGAGACTAACAATATTGGATCAATACGCGATCTCGAGGAGATCCTATCGTCTTTAGATTAGAGCACTAATATACTTGCAGTGCAGCCTATAAATGAGGTAATATGAAAATATTAATTGCTGGAGGAGCGGGATATTTGGGCGGTTACATGACCGACCATCTCATATCCAAAGGTTACGACGTAACTATTTACGACAATCTCTTATACGAAACGCGCTTCATGAAACCCGTCAGCTTTATTTATGGCGACATACGCGACACCGGCAAGCTCATACAAATACTGCCTAAATATGATTGTGTAGTTTGGCTTGCAGCGCTGGTGGGTGACGGAGCCTGCGCGGTAAATCCCGAACTTACACGACAGATTAACACCGAAACTGTAAAATGGCTGGCTGACAATTACAGTGGAAAGATTGTTTGGACATCAACTTGCAGCGTATACGGAAAGAATGATGATATGCTTAACGAAGATTCTCCGACCAATCCTCTGTCCGTATATGCGGTTACAAAACTAGAGGCAGAAAAATATTTGCTGGCTAAGCGCCCCGACGCGTTAGTATGGCGTTTAGGAACGCTGTTTGGGACAGGAGATGCACATTCACGTATCAGAGTCGATCTTGTCGCCAATGTTCTGACAATTAAGGCGTCTCGCGGAGAGCCATTGACTGTTTTCGGAGGAGAACAGTGGAGGCCCCTACTACATGTAAGGGATGTGGCGCACGCAACCGCATTTGCACTACAGAATGAGATATCGGGGCTGTATAACTTATCACACGCCAACTACAGACTGTCGGACATGGCAGAGGAAATTAGCTCGCTTATTCCCGGGTCATCCGTTATACTTTCCGATCTGTCATTTGAAGATCAGCGTAATTATAAGGTTGATAATAGCAAATTCTCTAAATTTGGGTGGAGCGCATCTCTAAAATTGGCCGATGGAGTTATGGAAGTGAATAAGCTAATTATTGAAAATAGAGTAAAAAATACATCAGATCCAATATATTCCAATGCGGCGTATATGAAGCAGCTGGGGGCATTTTAATGACGGCAAGATTGATAGGTGGTGGGTTGGCATGCGATAATCGAGGCAATCTGCGCTTCGTGAATGATTTTGACTTCACGGCAGCAGGCATTAAGCGCATGTATCAGGTAGAGAATAACCCACTCTGTGAGATCCGTGCTTGGCACGGACATCTGCTAGAGCATAAGTATGTGTATTGTGCCCGGGGCTCGGCCATAATTGCGGCCATTAAGATGGGGTGGGACGATGTTGAGGTTCCCTCCATAGATCCAGCACGGGGCGCCTTTCCGCCGCAGACCTTCGTCCTATCCGCTCTACAGCCCAAGGTGCTACACATACCGGCCGGCATGGCAAATGGATTCAGGATGTTGGAGCCAGGCACGATACTTATTTTCTACTCAACATCCACTCTTGCTGAGAGTGCGCAAGACGACTATAGATTTCCGTTTGAAGCAACCGACGGCACATTTGACATTGAGGTGAGGTAATGAAGACGGTCTTAATTCTAGGTGGAACAGGTATGCTGGGCAACGCTGTTGGGAAGTTTTTCCAAGCCCATCCAGATAAGTACGACACATTCCTCACTACTAGGGATCTATCACTAGTGTACGGTAGGAGAAGTAACTGGATAAAATTTGATCCAACAGAGAAGACTCTAGATGCGGCCTCGGATATTAGAGAAGTGCTTGAGATGTTTCCCAAAAATCCAGACTATGTAATAAACTGTATCGGAACCATCAAACCATTTATGGCTAAAAACAAGAAGGAGAGTATATTAATCAACTCTCTACTACCTCATATTTGGGCAGAAACGCTAAAATCTTTTGGAATCAAGATGATTCATATCACCACAGATTGTGTATTCTCCGGAGCGACTGGTGCCTACACAGAGTCTTCGCCTCACGATGCGCTTGATGATTATGGTAAGAGCAAAAGTCTGGGGGAGCCGTATAGCGATGCTATGGTAATCCGCACCTCAATTATCGGACCAGAGATTCACAAGCAGGCGTCTTTGATTGCGTGGGCGCAAAGCCAAGCGGGTAGGGAGGTGCGCGGATTTACAAACCATCTGTGGAATGGCATCACCTGCCAGCAATATGCCGACATCTGCTCGCAGATTATAGAAGGGGAACTGTACGAGACCGGATTATTCCACGTACACTCGGACTCCGTAACCAAAGAACAGCTGCTACATCTTATTAATGATAGGTATGATCTAAAACTTACAATTTCCCCAACTCCAGCTCAAGAGGCGGTGGATAGAACGCTTGCTACTGAGAAGTCGCTTCTCGCTAAACTCAGAATTCCATCCCTAAGAGATCAAGTAATGTCCCTATGACCGACATTGTAGAGTGTGGTCCTGTAGTTATTGGGGCGGGCGCACTAGGTCTAGCTATAGCTGCCGAATTATCTAAAATACACGACTCTGTTGTAGTGCTAGATACAGAGGCTGGATTCGGATATCATACTAGTAGTCGCAATAGCGAGGTTATTCATTCCGGCATCTACTATACACCTGGAAGTCTGAAGTCACAACTTTGCCTAGATGGCAAAGAGCTAATGTATCAGTACTTGAAAGAAAAAGGCGTGCCACATAAGCAGTCCGGAAAGCTTATTGTTGCCCAACATTCCGAAAACGAATTATCCTCCCTTGATGCATTAAAAAAGAATGCCGATGAAATAGGGCTGGGATATCGAAGTATCAGATGGAATTCATCAGACATCCAAAACAATATTCCACTCAAACCATGCGAGGGTATATTTATACCCGATACCGGATATTTCGACTCGCATCTACTCATGCGCGCTCTGGAGCAAGACATAACTGCTAACCAGGGAGTTTTGTCGTATAATTCGCGAGTCACTGCTATAGATGCCGCCGGCAGTCGCTGGGAGATTTCGGTCAACGACAATGATTTTGTAATTAATACAGACTGTATTATCAATGCCGCAGGCCTCTTTGCAGACAGAATAGCGGCCCTATCTGGCATATATAAATATAAGCTGTACTTCTATAAAGGAGAATACTACAAAACAAATAAAATAAGAGATCTAAAGCATCTCGTATATGCGGTGCCGCCAGCAGATCAGCTATCGCTAGGCATACATACTAGAAACTACATGGATGGCTCCATCGGATTTGGCCCCAACGCATATCCAGTCAAAAATGTAGATTATAGCATAGATGAATCGCGCAAGGCGGAATTTCTCACCGACATAAATAAATACTTAGATGTCGATCTGGCCCCCGAAGATATATATCCAGATTACACTGGAATTAGACCAAAGATCAATAGCGGCGGTTTTAAGTCTGATTTTATCATTGAAGACGAGTCTTGCGACGGTGATCGCAAGATGGTTTCATTGGTCGGGATTGAAAGCCCCGGGCTGACATGTGCCTTTTCAATTGCCAAATACGTCAATAGTATGTTAGCATAAAAATATAGATAATTATGAATTGCCAATTCTGTAAGGAAGATCTGGATGAAAGGGATATACTGGAAAATAAACTGCTGCACTGTTGGAAGTGCGGCTTCAAACGCCCTTTAACACCATCCGAAATTAAGATATACACCCACTCTAACTACGAAGATGACGAATGGGTTCAGCGCATCTCTTATATTTATGAGGTATGATATGACATTTCCGCTAAAACTGACAACTGCCGCAATTGAGCGTCTCATCGCAGCTAAAAATGGAGATGAATTAAGTGATGATTATTTTATACGCGCCTCAGTAAAGGGAGGGGGATGTTCCGGCTTCCAAAACGAACTCGCCTTTGATAATGACTTAGATCCAGATGAAGATTTGATAGAGGAGTTCTCGTCCGGCGAACGCAGTATTCGCATTGCTATGGACTCATTTTCCGCCATGTACATGCAGGGCGTAGAGTTAGATTATATCACCTCTGATCTGCAAGAAGGATTTAAATTTTCCGGAGGCTCTGCAGATCGCCGCCACTGCGCTTGCGGCTCATCATTCTCAGAATAACAAATAAAAACCGCACGTCTAGCCGGCCGCAGCAATTACATACCACGGGGACCGCATGCCAATCGCACTCTCGGACAGCGCCAAACAAAAAATGAGCGAACTTGTCGCCACCCGCGATGGGAGTTGCGCCATCCGGGTCGGACTGCGCAGCGGAGGCTGCAAGGGTTTTGAGCAGTTTATCGAATTATCAGCTACCGAATCTGTTGGGGATCACATCATTGATTGCGAGAAATTCAAAATACTAATTGATAAAAAGAGCGCAACACTCCTCAACGGAGCCACGCTTGATTGGAAAACTTCCTTGACGGAGAGCCGGTTTGTGTTTATATTCCCAGATACCAAACCCTCCTGCTCCTGCGGGAAGAGCTTTTCCGTATGATCGTTACCGATGAGGATACTCTCCTAATTCCGTCCACTCCGGTCTTGCCGGGGGAAGCCGCTGAACTTCTGACTAGGCTCGAAAATGAGCTTCGAATGTCGGAGGTACAGGGAATTGGTCTGGCAGCATGCCAGATTGGTGTAGTAAAGCAAGCATTCATAATACGCATTTCTGCAAAGCACAGTTATAACTTCATAAATGCGCGCATCACCCACCTGTCTGAGCCGCTTATCTTTACTGCAGAGGGGTGTCTGTCGTATCCCGGTCAGTCCATACGCACCCTAAGATACAATACTGCAGTTATAGTAGACGACTTGAATCCTCAAGGTATAAGGCTTACCGGCCTTCCCGCCATCGTCGCGCAGCACGAGCATCAGCATACAATTGGTCAGAGTATGTTTAGAAATCAGCTGTCCAACATAAAAGATGACGGGCTATGCCTGTGCAGCTCAAATCTCACTTTTGCCAAGTGCTGCAAGGCAGAGCTTCGCAAACATATGAGGATCTTCTAATGTCTGGAAATAGAAAAATGTTACGAGATCGCGTAAGGCGGCATCTAAAAAAGGCTAAGAAATCAGTCCCCGCCGAACACAGAAACAATATCACATTCTCATCTGTATTTAATATACTCAAATCAGTCGAAGCACCGCCGCATCTCAAAGGTTCGACGCGCGAGGTGGGTATATATGACGATGTGCAAGACTTCCCCACAGCATCAGCAGAACCGCAGGTAAATGAGAATGAAGATTCGGATCCTAAATCAACTACTGACATCTGAGCGGGTTCATGGGGTTAAATTCCCATTTCCTCCTATAGCAATTCCAGCTAGCAAAGACGGTCTAGTTTCTGCGCCGGATCGCGCAGAAAAGATTCACTATGCCACCATCGTCCTTCTTTCGGATGAAGACAATGCTCCTGCCATTCTGGAGTTTTCCCAAGATACATTAGATGGTTTAGCCGCATACGCGCAACGCCATCACGGACTTTCATCTATTGAAATGCTTCTTTCGCGTGAAGAGGATAGTGCAAAAATTCGTATGCGGGTTGGATCTACGCTTACTGCGGAAGACGATGTACAAATACTAGCGTCGCCGTATCAGCACATATACGAGGGGCTTTATAACAAATACCTGTCAAAATTAGGCAAGAAACTTAACGACATATAATTAGGAGAAAAGCAGTATGGATTCTAAAATAATTGAATTTGGTCAAAATTCCAGAGATAAAATAGCTAGCGGAGTAAGGACCTTAGCAAAGGCAGTGGCCTGTACGCTGGGCCCACGTGGCAGAAACGTAGTCCTGCAGCGCCGTGGATTACCTCCACATATCACCAAGGATGGCGTGTCGGTGGCTAGAGAGATTGTAGTTAAAGATCCATTTGCCAATATGGGCGCCCAAATGGTGAAAGAGGTGGCGTCGCGTACTGCGGATTTAGCCGGTGACGGGACTACCACAGCAACGGTTTTGGCTGACGCTATAGTGGCTGAAGGTCTGCGCCTCATAGTGGCTCGTCACGACCCAATGCCAATCAAGCGCGGCATTGACAAGGCCGCAGAGGCGGTTGTGGCTGAGATTAAAAAACTAAGTAAGCAAGTTGAGGATATTAAAGAGGTGGAGCAAGTAGCAACCATTTCCGCCAACGGCGACACCTCGATCGGCAAGATGATAGCCTCGGCTATGGAAGTTGTGGGTAAGGATGGAGTAATCACTCTGGAGGAAGGCAAGGGTTTTGAGTCTACAGTTCGTGCTGCCGAAGGTTTTGAATTTGACCGCGGATTCCTTTCACCACACTTCTGTAATGATAAGGAGCGCCAAAGGGTCGTTTTTGAAAAGCCGTTAATCTGGCTGGTAAATAGCAAGCTTACCAGCGCAGCCGATATGGAGGAGATGCTTCCACTATTCCAGCACTGCAGCAAGCACAAGGTACCGCTGGTCGTGATAGCAGACTCTATTGAGGGTGAAGTTCTCGGTACTATGGTAGTCAATTCTCTGCGCAACTCTCTTGTCTGCGCTGCAGTAAAAGCCCCTGGTTTCGGAGACGCAAAAAAGGAAATGATGGAGGATTTGGCGATTCTCACTGGTGCTCAAATCAAAGAGCTCGGTATTGAATCTCGCCTAATCGAAACGCAGCTCTCCGATCTAGGAACGGCTGAGCGCATTATTATTACAAGGGAGAAGACCGTGGTGGTGGGAAAGAGCGGTGCCGAGGACGCTATTCAGCAACGCGCAGCTCAAATCCGCCAAGAACTCTCTCGCATAACCGACTTTCACGCACGCGATGTGCTAAACAAGCGTTTGGCCAAGCTGATTGGCGGCATTGCCGTTATCGAGGTTGGCGCAGCTACAGATATCGAAATGAAAGAAAGAAAGGATAGATTTGAGGATGCGCTTGCCGCTACAAAGGCGGCGATACAAGAGGGCATAGTGCCGGGCGGAGGCGTAGCTCTAGTGCGTGCAGCAGCAACACTCGAAAATTTCACTACAGGCGACCCAGAAGAGGATATTGGAGTTAAGATCATACTCAAGGCGTGTTCTGCTCCATTGATGCAGATTGTTGCCAATGCGGGCAAGTCGCAGGAGGTAGTCCTAAACAAGGTCAGATCTGAATTGACTGGCACTTGGGGATACGATGCAGCTACTCATGAATACAGAGATATGCTGCAGGCGGGGATTATCGACCCGGCTCAGGTAACAAGGGTTGCGCTTCAAAATGCAGCCAGTGTGAGTTCGCTAATTCTTACTACAGAGGCGGTGGTAGCCATAGACGAGAGTGAAGAGAATAAATCATCTACCGCCCATCCTGGCATGATGATGGGATGATATACTTAGATCATAATTCGGCCACATATGTCCTGCCGCATGTATACGAGCAGCTATCCGATGAAATATTTCTAGGAAATGCCGACTCGCAACATGCGGCAGGCGCCGCTTCTAAGAAGATTATTGATGGGAGCCGCGAGATTGTTGCGACACTTCTGGGTACCAGAACAAACAATGTATTGTTTACGAGCGGCGCTACAGAAGCAAATGCCATGGCGCTGTCCTCATACAGAAAGTCAGGGCACACCATCTGGTCTTCAGCAGTCGAGCACAAGTCAGTCCTTAAATACGCGGATGAGATCCTGCCGGTGACTCCGGAAGGTTACCTATGCTACGATACGCTGGCTAAAAAAATATCCGGATGCAAGCACGCCCCCAATATTGTACTGGCCTGTATGTATGCCAATAATGAAACCGGAATTCATCTTGATCCGGACTGTTCCATTGCCGAGCTTTGCCGGGCGAAAGGAATAAAGCTTCACATTGACGCATCGCAATGCTATGCAAAAGGCGGGAGCCTATCTGAAATACAGCGGAATTGCGCTAGTACAATTGTTATTTCTGGTCATAAAATGCACGCCATGAAGGGTGTTGGCGCACTGGCCTTCAAGGACAATATCTTTCCTCAACTTTATCCGCTAATGTTGGGAGGGGCGCAGCAGTGGGGTTTGCGACCTGGCACGATAAATACCGAAGCTATATACAGTCTTGGATTGGCAGTGACAGAGATGAGTAATTTATCTCCGCACATTTCGGCGCAAATGCAATTGCAAATTGCAGAGCTTGAGCGAATATTGGGAGATGTTGCTCTGGTAAATGGGGCTGGAGCCAAGAGACTGCCCAATACTACAAATCTATATTTTCCAAAAGTTAAGGATGTACAATTATTTGTAGAACAGCTATCAGTGGCTGGCGTGATGGTATCTGGCATGAGCGCCTGTGAATCAGGTATGTCGACGCACAGCTATACTCTGGCAGCTATGTATGGGGAATTGTCGCCACGTCTCTCTGGCTCAATAAGGGTTTCGATTAGCCCAAAAACAACATGGCAGGAGATTATAGATGCTGCTGAAATCATTAAAGGGGTTGTGGGCGCGACTTAAAAAGCCGTCGTCTATCCCCACGCCCCCACCCCTACTTTCTGAGGAGAATTCCATGTCAGGTAAAGTATTCAGAAGAATAGATTCACAAAATCCCGCAGATTGGGACTCCAAGATAATTAAAGATGAGGCTAAAAGCGATATGAAAGAAATACAATTTGATCCTAGTAAGCATGTTGTTGCCACACCTGATTTCTCAATGAGAGATACGCTGGATGGTTTAATGGATAAAATGAAAGATGATGCAGTTGAGTTGCTAACAAAGTTAGTGAATGACAAGAAAATAGCGGAGTTCCGTGTAGCGCCGATCGGCGCCACTGTAACGCAAGATTACAAGCCGGGTAGAATTTCACTTACCATTGATGCCACGGGTAAGGTTGTAGATGCCCAGCAAGGCTGAGAAAAGAACATGGCTAGACTCCTGCCACACAAGGCGCTTACTTTCGGAGATGTGCATTTAGTCCCTCAGAAATCCGATATAGAGTCTCGGAAGACTGATATAGATCTATCTGTGCCACTCAAAAATACAAATATCAGATTACCAACACCATTCATAGCTTCTCCTATGGATACGGTGTCGGGTCCAGAAATGTGCGCCGCTATGCATAAATTGCGCGGTGGCATGGGAATCCTGCACAGGTACAATTCAATATCCGAGCAGGTAAATTTATTAAAGCAGACACGATCTATGGCGGATGGTGCTATTGTTGGAGCAGCCGTGGGTGTGAACGGCGATTACGTTGAACGTGCCCAAGCGGTAGTAGAGGCCGGAGCGAGTCTGATATGTGTGGATATCGCACATGGTCACCATGAGCTGATGAGAAAAGCTCTAACAAAGCTACGAGACATTTTTCCAACCACCCATATTATGGCAGGAAATGTGGCTACGCTTGAGGGTTTTGACGATCTGAGCGACTGGGGCGCGGACAGTATCAGACTTGGTGTGGGCAGCGGATCAATCTGCTCTACTAGAGTGCAGACGGGATGCGGATATCCAATGCTGCAGAATATATTTGATGTAGCCAAAACGACACGCCCCGCTCAGATTATTTCTGATGGCGGCATTAGGGAGTTCGGCGACATTGTAAAAGCTCTGGCTGCCGGCGCTCACTTCGTAATGATGGGCTCTATGTTTGCCGGCACAGATGAGGCGCCCGGAGAGCTTATAGAAACTGAACGCGGGCTAATGAAAACATATCGAGGCATGGCCTCCAAAGAGGCCCAGGTAGATTGGCGAGGATTTCACTCATCCAACGAGGGTGTGTCAACCATGATTCCGTATAAGGGTCCCCTAGCTGCTGTTATAGCAGACATGATAAATGGCGTATCGACAGGGTGCTCATACAATGGAGCGAGAAGTGTAGCTGAGCTGAATAAGAATGCAGTATTTGTCGAAGTGTCGCATTCGTCGGCAGTAGAGGCTACTCCGCACATTCTACGACGTTAAGATGCCTCAAAAGAGGGTAATATGAAGGACAGGAAGTCAAAACTTCCATCGAAGAAGAGTATTGATGATTCAATTAAGATTATAGATGATTTTCGTGCAGTGTGCAGGCATCAGCTTGATGTGGGATACTGGGCAACAGTGGACTTTCCATCAAAACATCACATTAACAAGATCCTACAGCTGCAGTACATTCACAAAGATGAGCTACATTTTGCTTATGGACAGGGTCTAGCCAGACGTATCAATAGCATGATACACATATGTAAGGCATACGTTGCTTTCCTGAGAGAAGAACATGAAAAAATGGAAGACGGTAAGTAAAGAGGTGGCGCTAAAGACAAAGCACCTGACCATCGTGAAGGCCGAGGTGGAAATGCCTAACGGGGTAGTTACAGACTATTTTCACGCGGATAGCCCAGGAACTGTAGTTGTAATACCGGTTAAACCCGGCCTGAATCCAGACTCCCACACATACCTCATGGTGCGCCAATATAGGTACCCTGTAGGCTCATATGATTTAGAATTTCCGGCAGGTCGCCGGGAGCCGGGCGAGGCTATTCTAGATGCTGCTCTAAGAGAATTGAAGCAAGAAACTGGGTACTTAGCTAAGGAAGTCAAATTACTGTACAGTATGTACTCGAACCCCGGGGGCAGTAACGGTACAACGGCTATTTGCCTGGCCGTTGTTGATACAGACACTACACCAAATCAAAATCTTGATCCTGAAGAGGAGTTATCCGAACTCAAGGTCGAAGAGGTAACAGCCGTAGAGCTACATAAAAAGATATTATCTATGGACATCACTGACAGCCATACACTAGCTGCCGTAGCAGTGTTCATAATGAATTCAAAATCTGCCACCCAATATTTAGGCGGCAGAACGGAGGAAGAATGAGAAAGTTTAATAATTGGGAGTCTAACCGCCCATATCAGAATCGCAGGCCCCCACAGCATCGCCCACTAGGCAAATTTGATCCACGGGTAGATAATTCACAAGATTTGCTGAATTCCTTCACTTTTAGGACTGTCAAGGCGGAACCTGGTGAGGACAACGAGCGTCTTATCCGGCGCTTCAAGCGTGTAGTCGAAGCCTCCGGTGTTTTGTCTGAGATAAAGAAAAGAGAGCATTTTAAGAGCAAGAGCCAGAAGCGCCGCGAGAGGCATATGAAGGCGATTAAAAATGCCCGCAAGCGCCAAGCAAAGCTAGAGATGATGATGGACTTCGATTCTAAGAAAGTGAAATTCCGTCCATATACCCCTCGCCGCGCACCTCAGGGTGAGTCGCAAGGACAATGATAGCGGCAGGCAGGAATCCTGCCTGCTTTTCAATGAGGGCACAGTAAGATTCGCCCCATGGTAGCCGCAGACATGGGAGATTGACATGGCAGATACAGAGGAATACACGGATGATATAGAAGTAACATGTATAGAGGAGCAGCGAATAATAATGCTCACAGGAGAGATTGATGAGCGTAAAGCTCAGCAATTCATCAAATATCTAGTACTGCTGTCGGCTCAAAGCCCCACAGAACACATCACTATATATATCTCCACTTACGGCGGAGATATGTATGAGATGAATGCCATGTACGATGCAATGAGATTGGTAAAATGCCCCCTGCATACAATAGGCATTGGTAAGGTGATGAGCGCCGGGGTGCTCCTGCTTGCGGCAGGAGATCGGCGCTCAATAGCGGAAAATACATCGATTATGATGCACCAGGTCAATACCGAAGTGTACGGAACGGTATCGGACTTATCCATCGAAGTAAAGCACACGAAAGCTCTACAGGATACAATGTACAAGCTATATTCAAAATATACAGGCAAACCAGTAAAGCAGCTCGAGATGGATCTTAAATCAGATAAGTACCTTACAGCCCAGGAGGCGCTAGAGTACGGAATAGTCGACGAGATACTATCTTCAACAACACCGCTGACTAAAATTAGGAAGAGAAGAAGGAAATGATAAGGTTCATAGCTATCCTTTTCGCACTGCTTTTTGCACAAACCGCTACCGCGCAGGTAGAGATCGACTGCACTTTTAAATATAGGCTTGTCACTCAGACCGATATACGCATTTGTGCATATCAGCCTCTGACGAAAGGCGATTTGCAATTTGTACAACGCACCGTGAATGCAGTACCGGAGAATCATGCGCGCTTCTTAAACTTGCACAGGCCTGCCGTCCTAGACAGAATAGATGTTGCTATAGTAACGCATACTGTGATGAATGATGGTTCGTTGCCATTTGGGCTAACAAGAAATAAGGATGTGCTAGGAAGGTATTATCCGGGCGATCGTAGAGTATACGTTGTCATGGACTCTATCCGGAAACGGGATGGCGTTCTTGCGCATGAAATAGCTCACCTCCTCAACTACCGCAGCGGTATCTCAGATAGGGATCTGGATGAGCGCCTAGCGTATGCTTTTGAAGATTTTCTGGCATCCCAATAGGAGAACAGATGCACGGTGGGCTCATGCTCGGGTGCCATGGCTGCAGGAAGTTTGGCTTCTCGATATGCAAGGGCACTAAGAATAAAATTCTAGATCTTTCCCGTCTCGGGCCAGACTCGAGAGATATACTAAATCATTTGGATAGTCACTTCAAAATATTTGAGCAGGTAATTCAAGACAATAATGCAGTCAACAATCTTCTTGAGTACATAATAAAAAATGATCTGGTACCGGAGCATATTAAAAAGCTGTTATACGACTACAGGGTCATGCACAAGCCGTGCGGCCTATATTTCTATGTCGAGACAGATGTGGAGTACATGTGAGCGAGACAAATGAATCGGCAGTCATAGATTCATTCTTTGACATATATGGCAAATACTTAGAAATACAGCATGTGATAGAGCTGTGCAGGCCATATTTTGAGCTTCCAAACGGCAAGGATTTGGTGGACGATCTGCTGCGCATTGCCATGGAATATGGCCTAATAGGCGAGCGACTAATGTCAGAGTATCCGGATATCTTGACATCGCCTGAAATTTTAGAAAGAATGGGTGATGGGATATGCGAGTTGGCCGATAGGGTCGCCAGCATTCAGTGGCCTCCGCACATGCGGATACACAATTCCGTTCTCAATAATCCATTTTCAGATTACGTCATGTCGGCACTCATATCCTCTACAAACCAGATTCACCAAAATGGCTTCGACTCTCGCGAATGGTTCCTCATAAATAGAGATGATACCCCACATCACACAGAGCTCATATGCCGCAATAAGGATACTCGTGAATGGAATGGGGCGCATGTCTTGTGGGAAAATGGGCAGGTTCGTCAAATCGGATTATATGAAAATGACTCCCCGCTGTTCATAATCTATGTCTACAGTGACGGCATGCATGAAGTTGTGCGCGGTAAGCCACCTGTTGCAATTGAATTGTCGGAAGAATTAGATCACTCAGATAAAAACGAGCAGTCCGACTCTGGCTGGGGCACGGTACTCGCTGGCACGGTCGGAGGGCTGTTGCTCTCGTCGTGGCTTAAAAATCACCAGAGACACTCAAGAAAGGACATCTCAGTTCTGAAAACAGAATATAAATTGATGAGATAGTATGGCAGCAAAAAAATCGAAAATACGATTTGAGACCGACCCCAAGCAAAAAGTCCAAACACCCCCGCCGCTTTGTAAAACCAAATGCGGTCGTAATGGTATGGTAGTCGACGGGTGGTGCTCAGCCTGCTTTGCTAAGCACAAGAAAGGGTATTTTACATCTTCCGGGGAATTACATCCTGATATCTTGAGAAAGCAACGAGAGCTTGAAGAGAAGCGCAAAAAACGCGCCATCCGCCGCGCTGCCCGAGAACTCAAGTCCATAAAAGATGCGCTATGCCAAAAGCTGACGCTTCCAGTACTAAAAGTACTAAATGTAGCTAATCAAGAAATGGATAAGCCCAAATATTGTGAAAAGCTTGATTTTTGGACATCGGATACAGTATGTTATTCTAGATTATTCATTACACAGCATAAGAAATGTGCTAAATGTACAGTACACAACAGCTCTTTAGAAAACCTATTGAATTTGACGGAGGAGATCTATGCCAAAAGCCCCGCGTCTGCCGCCACCGAAACTGACGCCACGCCAACAAACTCAGGAGAGCCCCCCATCACCGCCCAAGCCTCAAATCAATGAAGCTGAGTTGAAGGAGCGGTTAGAGAAGGCGCGCACGGCACTCCAGACGGCCGTACTTGAGTACAAAGAATTGCTGCAAAAGACTCAGCTGGCTGCTAACCGCTCAACTGATGAAAATCGCACTCGCCACAAAATTATAGTTGATATGCATGATTTGGCAGGTCAACTTGAATTTGTCAATGCTGGCGAAGGACTGATGACCCTTTGTATTACCGCACTACACTCAAATCTTCTGCTAAAAGATGAAATCAATGATCTTAAATTTCAAAATGCTGTACTAAACAAAAGGCTTAAAGCTGTCGCCGCAAAGGTGGATATTGAAAAATGATTGCATGGCTGACGACAGATGAGAGCAAGGCACTGCGTAAGCAGCTAGCTAAATCTCTGTCGTTCGAAGCTGTAGCAAACAAATATTCAAATAGGGTCGAGTCGGTTAGCTCAGCCTCTTGGACTCATAAGTGCACCTGCCCGTTCCATAAAAACGGACAAGAGCGAACTCCATCGTTACATTTATCAGACACAGATAAGACATTTTTCTGTTACGGCTGCTCGGCGCGAGGGGATATTTTTGATTTTATTGGTATGATTAGGGGCTCTCCTGGCGATGTAGTCGCCATGAGGTATAAAAAATCAAAGAACATATCCATAGACCTATCAGACGCTGCAGCAACAAGGCCTAAGATAAATATACATGAGATTAATTTTCAAATGAGTGTGGCGATTAGGGAGTATCTAGCTTCGCTAAATGACACACTGGCATTCAAGGAAGAGTGCGCCTGGGCGGAAAGCATATTTAAGAGAATAGACGAGCGGTTCGCAAAATTAACCGATGAAGACGGCGAGCAAGCCAGAAACTTCTCCCTTCAAATAATGATGGAGCTGGAGCGTAGAAAAGTATGAGTATTAAAATCGGTGTTATCGGAGATGTGCACTTAGGAGCCAACCAGTGGGCAGGAAAGCAGCACCCTTCGCTAAATGTCAATACGCGCCTTATTGATTATGCAGAGACTTTAGATATTACAATTGATGAGATGGTTGCGGCGGGCGTTTCAGAGATTGTATTCACAGGAGATATCTTTGAACATAGGTTCCCATCTATTGTTCAACAAAAAATCTTCTCTCAGAGTCTACACCGCGCTTTGTCTAAAGGGATAGAGCGCATACATATTGTAATAGGAAATCACGATCAACAGCGTATTCACGCTACAACGACCATATCTTACCTGAAGGAACTTAACCTACCAAATATACGCGTATATGATGATCTGTCTCTGCAAACTATAGAGTGGTTCGGCAAGCCAGTAGCAAACCTCATTCTCATGCCCTACCGAGATCGACTGTGGATGGAGCAGGAGACGCATGCCGATGCCGTGCAAGCCATCAAATCTGAGTTAGACGCCCTGATGTCCGTACGCAACAACATCTTGCCCACAATTTTAGTGGGGCACATGACTATAGAAGGCACATTTGTCGATGAAGCGTATAAGGATTTATATGGCGAGAATCAATTAACCTTGCCGTGCAGCATGTTTTCCGGCATAAATGTCACTTTGATGGGGCATATACATAAGCCAGGTGTCATTAGCGAGAACCCCTACATAGCGTATATCGGCTCAATGGAAAAGAGGGGTGGGTTTGAAGACCACGATAAACTCTATGCTATAATTGATCTTGAAACTGCCAATGTCGAATACTACAGAGAGCCATGCCGTGACATGTGGGACCTAACGTTGGATTATGCATCCATGGTTGTGGGCGAGCAGCTGATGGATAGGATCAAGATCGACATAGCCGCTTATGCTAAAACACATAGCCTCTCGAGCAGCATAGTGCGCACGACAATACGTATATGCGCCGAAGATGAACAATTCCTAGATGCGCGCACGATCGCATCTCATCTGAGAGATGTATATGGAGCGCACTTCTGTGCGGAAATTAAACCTGAGATAATAACATCTAGGCAATCTAGAGATGATAGAATTACCGAGGATATTTCACATGTGCAAGCATTGAGGATGTACCTTGAGAATTCAGTTGATGATGAAGAGATGCGCAAAATGTTGATAGATGCCGGTGTGGACATTATTCGCGCAGCAGGAGATAAAAGTGCTTCCCACTAGATTAGAGCTCAGCAACTTCAAGAGCCACACGCATTCGGTAATAGATTTCGACTTCTCCTCTGCTCTTATAATAGGCGAGAAGTCTGGAGATCCACGCAGAAGTAATGGCAGTGGAAAATCATCCATCCTCGAGTCCCTATCATTTGCACTTTATGGAGAAACTGGAGATAAGAATGCCGATGATGTAGTCAAGCGCGGTCAGGTAACGTGCGAAGTTGTGTTGGATTTTATTCACAATGAACAGAAATACCAAATAAAGCGCACGCGCAATGCCAAATATTCCAAAATGATTACGGAGTTCTGGCGCGTGACCGAAGACGGTCAAAGAGAAAAACTGCATGGTGATACAAATAAGATTACAGACTCGATCATTTGTGAGACAATAAAATGCACATATGATGTTTTTTTAAACTCCGTCTATTTTAGACAGGGTTCATTCTTCGATTTTACACAGGGCACATTTTCTACGCGTCAGGCGCTTCTCGGCTCTCTGTTGAATTTGGAGGATTGGACAAAGTATCAGAAGGTTGCTAAAACTAGATTCGACAAGCTAGAAGGGGAGATTGAGATTATGAGAGCGCAGCTTCTGCGCTCCGAAAACGCAGAGAGTTCTCTGCGCGACTCCCGCAATGAGCTTGTCAACGTCAATGCTCAGATTGAGGCACTAGCCTCTGACAGTGCTGAACTTGAAAAACAAATAAGTCTTTTGGAAGACGCTATACTATCCGATTCGGATAAGGGGCGTCAAGCGACAAAGATTAAAGAATTGGATACGGAAAGTTCGCGATTAGATAAAGAGCTGAGCAGGCTACAATCCGTGCGTAATACCCACGACCGCACTCTTACAGAGCTAAATAGTTCACTCGCTTCGGCCCAGAAGGCCATTGAAGAAAAAGAGGCTGGGCTGGCAAATCTAGTTAAGGAGCTTGCAAGTGCAGATTTGGAACTGCGTAAAGCAGACGTATCTAAGATGGAAGCCTCTCTAGTGGAGGGGAAAGCCAAGACTCGTCAAATAAGAACTCAAATAGAAACCCTAACAAACGGTGATAAATGCACCACATGTGGCCACGAATGGACCGACGCCGCTTCCAAACAGGCCGAGTTAGATGCTCGGAAGGCAGAACTGGCGACTCTACTGGCAAAGGTGCAGCGCGCAGAGAGCAAAGTAACTGCTGCGAAGGGGGAGCTTGAGAGACTATCGCAGCAGGCGTTTGATCTTGAGAAGTTCAAGATACAACTTGCTAATCTAAATGACGGGCTCAATACACTTCAATTGCGAATAACAACGACTGAAGGTCAGCGCTCGGCGCTTCTGGAAGAAATTCTATTAACTGAAAAGAAGCTGCACGATATCCGAGCAGCTCTGAATTCAATTTCTAATGTCGAGGCATTAGATTCATATGCTCTTAAAACGCAACAACTGTCCATCAAAAAAGAGGAATTAAAGAGCAATAGAAATAGCGCCCGGGAGCTTTTCGTCAAAAGCGGGCAGCTGGCAGCGCAAATCGAAGCTCTGCAAGAGACTCTGGATGCGCGCAATAAGGCTATGGATATACTTAATGAGTGCACCAAGCAAGCGACAGTCTATAGCCGATTAACGAAAGCTTTTGGTAGAGATGGCGTCCAAGCGATTATCATCGACAATGTTGTTGATGAACTGACGAGAGCAACTAATGCATGGCTATCTGAATTTTCTAGCGAGCCAATGCACATCTCGTTCGTCACGCAAAAGCAGGGCACCAAAGGCGAGTGGAAAGAGACTTTTGATATAGAAATCAATACACGAAATGGCCCCCAGCCCTGGCACTCACTGAGTGGCGGCGAGAAGTTTATAGTATCCTTTGCAATCCGACTCGCTCTTGGCTCAATTCAGGCTCGCAGGATGGGAGGCGAGGCGCAACTGCTGCTTTTAGATGAGGTTAGTTCCAGTTTGGATCCGTACAATATCGATATATTTGTCACCATCATACGAAAATTGGAGCGTCATATGAAGATTCTTGTGATCACACACGATCCTGCGTTGAAGGATGAGTTTGAGACAATTATCACTGTAAAACGCACCCATGCTGGTAGCGAGGTCGAAATTTCCTAATCTACGCATGAAATACGATATTTCAGTAAAGAAACTTCCCGGCCGGCCAAGTCGTGAAGGTCAGTTAAGCCAAAATGAATAGTTGGAAGGCTAGACTTCACCGATAATGGAATTATAACGATGAGAATTATACATTTTTATGGGTTTGGCCATGACATTAAACACACACTACAAAATACCGGAGATAACATTTAATAATCTTTGCGCAGCAATTTCCAAGCTGGGGTTTGATGCTGCATTCAAAATTGCATTTGAACGCGCACTCGCTGAAATTAGAGAAAATCCAAACAGCATTATTATAGCTGAGTTGCTGTCCTGGAGTCACCATCTTGGCAGATATGCTGCAGATGCCACTGATGAGAATATCAGAGTAAAGTATATGGATGCTGCCGCGTTTTGTAGAAAGCTAGCCCATCACGTTTATTGGGCAGCAGAGAGTGAGAATCTCGTCGAGCGTAGCCCTCACTTCATACAGGCAGTTAAATGATTATCCTATCCCTTTCGCCATCAGAGAAAGAAATTATTTCCGGTATACCGCAGCAAGTAGAGCTGTTCACAAATCTACCTTCCACCATCTACTATACCTTAGATGGTACACTACCCACGCCGCTATCTGCCGTATATACAGAAGCTATAACCATGCCAACCAATGTCGGGATGGTTACAGTAAGCGCCGTAGCATATTATTTTGACGGCTACGCAACGGTACCAAGCGCGGTGTTGACTCAGACATACGGAACAGATAATACAGACCTGGGGCGCACCAGATACGTGTTTTTTGAAGGCATCGTATATTCATACCCCGGCGGCGCAGACGTGCCGCTGTATTATGATTTTGCCGGAGACCCGATTTTCTATATCGATATCCCTCTGAGCGAACTCGAGATTATCCAGCCGGAAACTCTGCCTGATGGCACTGTTGTTGGCACAGATACTCGGGTAGTGCTGGAACCTCCTAAATATACGGGTTCAATTATAGATGATTCCCCGCCCATGTTTTCATCAGCCAACAATCAGAGTGAAGTCCGAACGGACGCCATGTATCTTTTGGTAGACGGCCGCGCATCTGCACCGGAAAAGCCGGCTGTTGACATAATAAATGGCCATCTGATGTCTCTCAGAAACTCACGCACATCCTGGAGCGGTATCGATTATGTTAATTTAGGAAACTCAAACTATTTCAGCGGCTCCGCTACAAAATACCACTACGATAGGGATAAAAACGTTATTGTCTTCTCGTACTTTGATTCAAATAGCAGCAGATGGGTAAGATCCATTCAGGATCTCCCTCCGGCGCCAGCTAATCTGCCGCGACCGCACTATAGCAATCCGCATGTGTTTAAGTGGTTCACATACGGTAGGCACCAAAGTTAAGGTAGGCATGGTAATTAAAAGTGATAAGTTGAAGATATCGGCCTCGGCCATCAAGACATATACCCAGTGTCCGAGAAAGTATTACTTCACGTACATACAGAAGCTCCCCAAGAAAAAGTGGCCTCACATAGAGCTAGGAAACTTCGTTCACGATGTGCTTGAGTCATTTCACAATACTTTGCGCGACACTCCAACTCCACCAGAGGAATGGGGTTCGCTCCTTAAAGATATCTGTCGCAAGACACTGTCCTCACATGCTCTGACCAAAGAGCAGCGCGGCACCGCCAAGAGCATGTTAGACACATACCTAGCCAAGCTACGCAGCGAGGGTCTGCCCAAGGTCCTTTTCAATGAGAAGGAATTTACTATAGAGTTGGCAGGGAATATCGTCCTGCGGGGGTTCATAGATAGAGTAGACCAAACAGACAGCGGCGTCGAGATTGTAGACTACAAGGGACTTGCTATGGATACCAGAATCCCTACCCCGACAGGCTGGTCCACAATGGGTGAGCTTACGGTAGGTGATATGGTATTTGGAAGCGACGGTAGGCCGACTAGGGTGAGCGTAAAGTCACAAATCCACAACAGACCGTGTTACAGGATTGAGTTTTCAGATCATACAAGCGTAGTATGTGACAATGTCCATCTGTGGCAAGTCGGCTTTAGGACAAATGGTTCCGCAGGAAACTACGATGAAGTAATAGATGCAGATGAGCTCTATCAAAGATTTACACAATCTGTGTCTGGGCGGTTTGTTGTACAAAACAGCGCCTCTTTAGAGCTACCAGAGATCAGTCTTCCAGTAGATCCATGGATATTGGGCGTGTGGCTGGGTGACGGCTCATCTCGCAGTGGTCAAATCACTGTCGGCACCCAAGACTTACAGGCGATGACAGATATGCTAGAGAGCCGTTGGGGTGAAATTTCTATAAGGAAGGAAAGGACCGCGTATGCTGTCACGTGCATTAAAAGGGATCGGAATCGATGCGGCTATGGGCACAGCGAATTCGCCACCTACCACGGCCGGCGGTATTGTCGTCAATGCCGAAACAATGGCAATGTTGGAGTATACAGGTGGAATATACCGCTGTCCGGTATTTTACGGAAGGTGGGATTGCTTAATAATAAGCATATACCATCTCAGTATTTGAGGGCATCCCACATTCAACGCCTTGAGTTGCTGAGAGGCATTATGGATTCCAATGGCTCGTGGAATCCGCAGAGAAAACGCGCAGTATTTATCTCCACGAGTGAGGCCTTAACGCGCGATGTCCGCGAACTCATCCGCACCTTTGGAATTACTGTACAATACTTTCACGCTATAGATAAGCTGGGAAATAAGTCGCATAGGCTCGAATTTCGACCGGTTGGTATTAATCCATTCAAATTGCCGCGCAAAGCAGCTCAGGTAGATGCTTTTCTGCAAACATCACATAGGCATGATTGTGCAGCAAAGCGCAGGGTCATTACGAACATCATACCGACGCCGAGCGTTCCCACGCAATGCATCGCCGTAGAAGCAGCAGATTCGCTGTACCTGTGCGGCGACGGCATGGTCGTCACGCACAACACCGGAAAAAGTAAGTACCTTGACGAATTTCAGCTGCTCGTATACGCACTAGCAATGTGGCACGAGAATCCCGACATCAAACGTATCAAGGGCTCGTACATCGTACTCGGCGAGGCCTCTAAGACAATCCCGTACTCGATCTCAAAGACGGATACCGAACGGTGTGTTGCCGAAATTACCAAGGTAGCAGGCATGATACGTTCGGATCAGAGCTGGGAACCGCGCCCGTCAAGGCTTTGTTCTTTCTGCGACTTCCAAGCTGCATGCCCAGCTACTAAAACTGATGGTGTTGATGAATGGAGGGGCACGTCGGAGGTGGTAGAATGACTCAATACGAGATTAGATATGGCACCGACGGTGGTCGAAGGTGGATTGCGGGCCACATTCCCATGAAGAGTGGTGTTGTTCTATATATAGATAGTCGTACGGGAGTTGGGATAGACCAGGTCTACCGATATATATCTGATTTTATCAGATATCAGGCGCGTCAGATGTCCATCCCATCATACGGTATTGATGATTTAGTTCAGGAACTCACCGTCATTGCGTTAGCCGCAATTCCAGATTATTCGATAGAGAAGTCAGCTAATATGCTGACATTTTTACAGAATCATGTAAAGAATCGCATGGTCAATCTATATAAGTATGCCACAGAGAAGTGTCGGACGGCCACTCATGGCACCTACCGCTTCTGTAAAACTCGATGCCCACACTGCGATCAGACATTTGTTTTTGATGAAACCAGGGGGATGCCCAAATACTGCACCTACTGCCGAACAAGCACTGCTGAAGGTAAATGGCGCACATATCCCATTCCCATGGCGCTGCTTTCCGCTGATGAAGAAATTCCACTCAAAGATGGAGGGCACACTACAATTCGAGAATGCACCTCTCCCGAAGATGTTCTGATACTGGGCTTTAGAGCTTCGGACTCAGAACATGATGTGGTCAGTAACCTATCAATAAATAGCGTAATTGATGGGCTTGAACCCTCTACCAAAAAAATAGTTAACCTTTTCTTGGAGGGCAGAACTTTATTCGAAATTTCAGAAGAAATAGGCATTTCCACATCGGCAATTAAAGCACGACTGCAGGCACTGTCTAAGAATAAAGCTCTTTTGGAAGCCTTAGGAAAGGATAAATGACTCTTTGGAAAATACTATCTCAAAAGAATACAGATAAATTTGAAGCAACGGGCGATATAAGGTACGCTCTTAAAGCACTAGCTGCTGATGCCAGGGCGCCAACCCGCCCTCAGTTCAAGCTCATCCCTGCTACGGTAGAAGATCTGTTTGCTGCTTTTGAGAATATTACGAAATCTGGCGGCGAGGTCGAGGATCCATTTCAAAAACTCTTAAACAAGAAGGTTGCCCAATTCTTACTTGCGCATCTTAAAGATGTGCGGCCGGAATTGCCCGTTTTGCGCGGCGCACTGCCCACAAATCATCTTACAGGCTTTATTCCGGAAGTCCTACCTTTCGATAAAGATAGCCTGGTAGCGCTGCGTCAACACCTTCTAGATTCAAAGTACCCCACAGAGGAGATTAGGTCTATTGTTAGAGAATTATCTTATAATAATGAATCGCTCAGGAATGCCTTATCATTCGCATTGGGGATGGCCTTCATTAGCGTTATCAAACAGCAGATAATAAATAATCCAATCCTCACAGTTCTTCCAAATAATCTAGTCAAAAGCGCCGCGCCCAAGAAGGGCTTTCAGTACAGATCTCCCCGCCTCAATGATTTGATTGAAGCCATGCGCATCGCGCACGGCAAATATCTCATTGAATATAATCAGGCCGTACTTGCTGACTTTATGCAGGGTAGCATGGATTTTGAGGTTATGTTTCCGGCCGGACCTCCGCCAGGGCACCAGAAAAGCCTAGCAAATCTACCAGCTCAGCTCGCCGTCCTCTCTGCAGCTTACATGCGACACTATAAGGAGCTACAAAAGGCCCTACATGATTACTGCTGGGCAAATATAGCGGATGTAAACACGCGCGTTATATCCAACTCCGGTGAGGTTTTAACACCAAATATATATATAAACCCAAATATTACTGATGTTAAGGGTGTGCGTAGCATCACAAACCTATTGTCTAAAGAGCAGAAATTAGCTAGCCTAGATTTGAATATGACCATGTGGAATGGTGAGAAGTATAGCGTGGCGTCGACCAATCTTAACATGGGCGATATTCGTACGAAATTTCTAAGTAATAGAACATATGCAGATGTGGCTTTCGAAGTTATTGATGGAGCTATGGAGTCGATGGAGAGTGCACGCGCACATATGCAGGCACAGTCCTCGGCACAGTTGACCCAAGCCATTGCAAAACTGATGAGTAAGCCAAACGCTGCCGTAGCGACCGACATTTTGGACGAATTCATAGTAGCCGCCAAGGGCGAGGTAAATAAAGCAATAACTTCAGAAAGCAATCAATTCTTAGAGGCCTCGAATGAAGCGAAGCGCACATATGGTTCTGGCACGCCCGGTGGGGACATAGCCGGTACATCGTTTAAGACCAAGGACCTGGACAATATTCGGGCATTCAATGAAGAGATGATGTATGCTTTTGAGGCAGCGCGCACGCAGATACTCAACAAGTACGGCCCTCTGTTTGCTGACAAAACTTCGCTTCAATTAATTCTTTCAAATATATTCAAACTATATGCTATGCCCCTCCTCCCGCTCACAATGCGCTACGTGTACAATGCGCCGTCGGCAATTAAACTTGTAGATGCAGCATCACAGCCCCTTACCTCAGAAAAAGAAATAAAAAGCATAAACGATAAGCTTGGCACCCTTACGGACGGGTTCCTCCCCCACCTATCTGCAGCACTGTCGTCGCAAGCATTCGCTGAGCGCTATGCTGCCAATGAAGAGGACTATAAAAGCAGCGTAATCAATACTGACGCCATCTCTAAGTTGCGGGACGAGAGCCTTGGCTCCGGGGTTGCCGCATCCAAGCTTGAACCACTATTGAAATATCTGGGTATCGATGACACCGGTATAAAAGCTAAGCAGGCCGATATAGCCCTGACATACAGTGGGGCGGGGCAGGATGCAGGTCGCCGCACTGGCGACCTAATAAATAAAATACTGGCAGATATCATGTCAAAATATTATGAATTACAAAAGCAGGGGGTCACGAGGGATGTGACATGGGAGCACGTATCGGTCTACGTATGCAACAAGGTGCTTCCAGGTATAATTGAAGAATATGTAACGGAAGTGTTATCTAAGAAGCTCTCCGCTAAAACTTCTGAGCGCAGAGAGGAGATTGAGAGATTCATAAATACCGACTTCATGTCTCTAAAGGGCGGTCGTGGCGGTGCAGTGCTGGCGTCAAACACCATATACGGCAAGCTCAGTCAGCTATACCGCGCTTTTGCAGATAAACAGGGAAAGGGCGAGGATGCCTCTAGATTACTAAATAATTCTCTTGGAGCAATGATTATAGGTGCTGATTATGGATTTCGCGCCGCGCGCGCCGCCCCAGCTCTATCAGCCGTACGTGAGTTTTTTGAGAAGAATAAGTCTGACGCTTCGGTAACTGACGAAAATTGGTCGGATCCAGCAAACCCCAGACCAAGGTCCTGGGAGGAATTAGCTCAGATTACAAAAGCCTTTGCCGATCCCGTCCCAGACACGACATCGCACGCGTCGGGCATTGTGCGTAAAACTCGATTAAATATACAGCCGGGGGAAAGACTCTCTCGTGAGCAAATAGACAAGCTAAATGCCCAGCGATTGGCCGAGGGTAAAGGCGAAATAGTAGAGCCGTCTGTATACAGCTCGCTAGTAAATACCGTCAGGCGTCTAGGGAACAACCTGTTAGGAAATCCTGTAGGCGCTATACGCATGGCCATGCTTGACCGCAGGAAGGAAGTGCTATCCATCTCTCCCGCCTATGAAAAGGATATAGTGCCCTATACGAAGGGCGGCGACGTGCCATTCAAACAGAGTCCATTCGTATCTACAACCTACATTCCGCCACAAGTCGAGGTTGATTTCTCCTCTGTGAAGCTTGATGCTGAACGTAGCAGCGAGATCACCGATAAGTCAGATGAAAATCCGATTATCAAGAGCATTTTGGATGACTTGGCTAAAAGCGGTGTGCCAACAGATACTCTGCAGAAAGTGGAGAAGGAACTACAGAAACTACCACCATCGTATCTTACAGATAAAAGTATCGGAACAACTGTAGAGATGATTTTGGGCAAAGTTGCCCCAGCCCTAAGAAGCACGATACGTAGAGAGCAGAATACTGGCAAAGACCCTGCATTGCCCGCCCCAAAACAGGAGGAGGGTGAGGCGCTCATTACATCCCTATCGAAAACTATTTTCTCTGGCGGCAAGCTGGCAGACAGGCTTGTGCCCCAACAGCAAGATGGCGTTGCGCGCCTCAATAGCAAGGCCGAAGAACTAATGAAGTACCTGCAGGCTGTAGTTCAGGCACAAGCATCCCTCTCAAAAGAGATGTCTGCAGCTGGGAGAAATCCCGTATTACTTAATCAACTACGCGACCTACTTTCCACATCAAAAGTGTATCGCTCGCAACTACTTAAGGCTATCAATAAAGCAAAAGACATGGCAGAGCGCGAGGCGGCCGGTGCAGAAGAAGAGTTTGATTATATCAAAGAGTCGCTGACCGTATCGCGAGATAAGGTACGGGACTTTATTAGTCGAATGTCCCAGTCACCTCAGTACAAGGATAAGGCCGATACTGTACGCAGGGTGTCTATGGCGCTCGATAGCCTTGTAAATGTAAAGGATCTAGGTGACGCAGTCAGTCCACAGCATCTGCAATTGCTTCTGATGGACCTAAATCGTCGCCTATCGGCAGGCGATGACTTCAGTAATCTTCTTCTCGAATTGGATAAATATCGAGTACGCAATACACGACCGCCCTCTGAGCGGGCCAAGAGAGAGGAGGTTAAGGATATAGATACAATGTTTGATGAACAGGCCGAACGTTGGGAGTCAGCAATTAAGCAGGAGCAGTCACAGCTACTTACTGATCCAAACCAATATAGGAGATAGACAATATATGTTAGTAAGGATAGAAGATAAGAGTGGCATAGAGAAGCAACTGTTTTTCTCGGTTACACAATCTCAAGTAGACGAATCAATCAACTCCTTCATTAAAGAAATCGCCCCGCGTGTTGAGGCAAGGGGTTTTAGGAAGGGCACTGCCCCGCCGGCAGTAATTCGTAATCAATTCAAGGATATTATTTTAGCAGAGTGCTCCGCGAGAATTGTTCATGAAGAGGTCTCGGGATCAATTCGCGAGAAACAACTTAAAATAGTCGGCTCGCCAAGTCTCATTGAGGCTCATAGGGCTTCGCGTAGAAAAAAATATGTCGGAGAGTTTAATCTCGATGGCTCCTTTGAGTTCGCAGTAATTGCTGATTTTGAGCCCGAGTTACAGGTGGTGATCCCGCCCGAACTGCACATTTCAGAGGCTTTGCCAACACTAGACAGTCTGGTGGCGGCTGATCTTGAGAAGATACGCGCTTCTATGGCGCAGCTTGATTTTGTAGAAAGGCCTGCTGAGGCGAGCGATCAGGTTTCCGTTGAATTCCTCGATGGCAGCAATAGTCACGCCTCAGTAGCATTATCAGATACACCGGACACGTTTGTTGACAATACTGTCTTTCTTGATAAGAAAGCAGGTGATGAGTTTGACGCAGCGCTTAAGGATGGTAGGGTTATTCGGGTTCGCTTATCCGCCGTATTCGCACGAGCATTACCAGCACTAGATGACGAATTTGCTAAATCAGCTCTATTCTCTTCGTTGGAGGATATGAAGAGAGATTTAATCTCTAAGAAAACCAATGATCATTCCGTACCGCTAAAGGCCAAGCTTTATAATGAAGTTCTAACACAGCTAATCGAGGCTAACCCTCTGGAGATTCCGGACCGCTGGATAGATGCCGAGACTGAGGTGATCTGCAGGCGCATTGGTTTAAAAGCGCTTCCTAAAGACTCGGAGCAGCTCGTACAGCAACTCAAACAGCAGGCGCGTAGAAATATACTGTCTAATATATTCCTTGATGCCATTTATCGTGAGCGCGAAAATATTCACATGTCCGCAGACGAGGCGTTCGGCGTAGTAGAGGCCGAGGCGCAGAAGGTTGGAAGAACGCCGGACGAGGTTTTGACACATCTAAGAAATTCCGGCCAGTATGAACTTTTGATGTCTTTCCATGAGAGAAACAGAGCGATAGATTTTCTCATTTCACAAGCAAAGGTTAAGTAGGAGCAAGTATGACAACACAAGCAGTAGGTTCAATTTCAGGCTTCACAGTTAAGACTATTACCGTTATTCCAGGCAAGGGCGAAGAGGATGTTGGCAAGGTTCGAGTTGTGCTTGAGGCCAGCAAGGAGGAGTTGCGCGCTGCCGATCGTGATCTAACAGCAATTCTTGGTGCCATGACGATGCACCAGTCAACAAACGAGCCGGTAGCAGTTCAGGCGCGATTTTCCTAAAGATTACTGTCAAGGCAGGCAATAGGGGAGTTATTCTCCCCTATTTCCGTATATTAGAATGGATAAGCCATTTCATGATTTAGTACAGGTTCGTCAGCTTCAGAGCTGCAAAACATGCCGAACCATACAGTACACGTTGCCGCAGCCGATCAGCAAAAGCATCGGAGAATTTCTTCTTCCATTTGGAAGGTTAGCGTACGATCTTGAAGTCTATTCTATTATCAGAATAGATAATGACGCAATATTATTGCAGTCGAAGCTTGGCACGGTAGATATCCATGTCAAGTTCAAAAATAAAGATGATACGAGGATTGTGAATTTATTTGAAGTACAGCTTGCTGCATATCTTCAAAATGAATTGAATATCCCGATCTCAGGAGTATAAAGATGGACAATTTCGTAAACCTACACTCGCACACATATCACTCTCACATGGATGCAATCATTTGCATACCAGATCTTTTTAAGAGAGTGGCAGAGTTAGGGCAGCCCGGTATAGCAATTACAGATCACGGTGTCCTGGCTGGTATACACGAGGGATATAAGGAATACAAGAAGTATAAAGAGCAGGGGCGGCAGATTAAGTTCATTCCAGGCAGTGAAATATATTACTGTGAAGATCTAAATGATCCCAAGTCTAAGAGACGGCATCTTGTGCTATTAGCCAAAAATGAGGAAGGTTATCGCAACCTATTGCAGATAAATGCTGCTGGATTTCGTAATTCCGTGACAGTGATGGGGCGTCAATTTCCGCGCGTAGACTTTAGTATCCTAAAGAAACACAGGGAAGGATTATTTGTAAACTCTGCATGCGGCGGTTCCCCATTCGCCTCCGCCATATTTGAAAAAAATATTCGCAAAGCAAAGGATTTGGCGTCAATCTTCAGAGATCTTTTTGGCGACAAGTTTTATATTGAACTACAGCCGCATGAGTTGCAGCGCGGAGAGTTTAATCAATCATTCCTAAATGAACAACTTAAATTCTTGGCAGATGAGCTAAAAATACAAATGATTGCCACATGCGACTCGCACTATCTTACGAGTAAGCATGAGAAATATCACGATATGGTATTGGCAATCGGTTCCAAGAAATCCCTTGAGGACCCAACGCGTCACCGTTACGCTACATATCAGCCATGCCTAATTTGCGCTGGAACCGGGGAGTATCCTGCGGATTCCAAGAAGGAATGTTATCAATGCGGCGGTACCAAGTACGGGGCGATTAAGCCGTGCCCGGAATTCTACTTGAAGGGCCGAGATCAGTTAGTCAGCTACTTTGCGAAAAAATTCGATAGTACCACTGCGGGCACAATGGTGGATAATACTGTGAAAATAGCCGATAGTTGTGAATATCCGGACTACATGGCTCCGAAGGGTCACAGACTGCCGGCGTATCCCTGGAAAGACGAGGGGGATGCAGCTGAGTTCAGCGCATGGTCGCAAGATAAGCCTGCAATCGCTGCGCTCAAGAAAGACGCCGCCTATCTACGCTTCCGTGTTAAAAAGGCATTTGACAAATACACAGAAGCCTTTTCTAAAGAAAAGAAGCAGGAATACCTGGAGCGCGTAAAGAAAGAGCTTGATATTCTTGAGATGCGCAACTTCAGCTCGTATATGCTAATCGTCGCCGATTACATACAATGGGCCAAAAATAACGGGATTACTGTCGGTCCCGGCCGCGGAAGCGTGGGGGGCTCCCTTGTAGCATTCCTGCTCGGTATTCATATGGCAGATCCTATTAAATATGGATTGCTTTTCGAGCGTTTCCAGAATAAGGAGAAGAAGTCACTTCCAGATATCGATTGCGACTTTGCTCCTAGCGGCAGAGAGCGTGTTATTCAATATTGCAAAGACAAGTATGGAGAAGACAAGGTTGCATTCATTTCTAACATTCTCCGATTAACACCAAAGCTAGTCATCAAGGACGTGGCTCGGTCATTGGTTATTGGAGGAGATAAGAGTACTGCCTTCAAAATTGCAAACGACGTTACAGCCAGTATTCCAGACCTAATAATGGAGGGCGACAAGCGAATTAAAATCGACACTATGGCTAAGGCTATGGAGGCATCGGAGAAGTTACGCAAGTTCGTGCAGGAGTACCCGGTTATACTAGAGTACGCTAATGAGTTAATCGGCGTTCCGCGCGGGTTCGCTACCCATGCTGCCGGCATAGTGATTTCCGATACGCCGCTGCCTGAGTGCGCTCCGCTGCGCAGAGATAGCGATGGAACCATCTCTGTTCAGTATGATAAAGATCAGTGCGAGGAGATTGGTCTGGTCAAGATGGACTTTCTTGGGTTAGATACCCTGGATGTTATTGATGAGACTATATCTCTAGCAAAGTCAATCGGCATGACCCTACCAGAGCCTGAAAGTTTGCAGGATGGCGATGCAAAGGCCTACAAGCTAATGCATCTGGGGCATACTACCGGGATGTTTCAGTTAAATGGCAGTATGACGCCGCTCTGCAAGGCTATGCTGCCGAAGTCAGTTGAGGACATTGCCGCCATCAGCGCTCTCGGACGACCATCTGTCCGTAAGCAAGATAGAATTGAATTCATAAATCGTAGGTTTGGACGCAGTCCAGTAAAGTATATCCACCCATGTTTGGAACCGGTATTTAAGCACACTCACGGCATTCCGGTTTATGAAGAGGATCTTCTCAAGCTTGCACAGTTGGTAGCCGGATGGGATCTATCCGAAGCAGACGGTCTGCGTAAGCTTACTAAGCTCAAGGAGAAAGGAGCTCATCTTGCTGCGGAACTGGAGAAGAAATTCATAATAGACTCCATGGCGTTCTCTGAACTATCAAAGGACGAGGCTCAGGAAATATGGAATAAGGTCGTCCTGCCGTTCGCCGGATATGGATTCAATCTTAGCCACGCAATTATGTATAGCATGATCTCCTATCAGACGGCGTATTACAAAGCGCATGCTCCTGGCCCATTTATATGCGCAAATCTAAATACGCAAACTAGGGGCAATAAGCGTGAGCGCAGCGAGATTATCGACGCTCTCAAAAAAGATGCCAAGCTATTTAAGATTAATATACAGTCATGTGACATTAACTTATCCAAAGAATATTATTCTATGAAGGATAAGGGCACAATTGTTACCGGCCTTGGTGCGATAAAAGGCGTGGGCGAGAGGGCGCTCAAGGCAATTATTGCCGGACAGCCGTATGCTTCATTTCAGGACTTCCTACATCGTACACCAGGAAATGTCGTAAACAAGTCGGTCATCGTAGCCCTTGCCCTAGCTGGAGCATTCGACAGCCTTGGATTGTCAAGGAAATATATCCATGACAACTTCCTTGATATTCGTAAAGAACTGCAGGCGTATGCTAAAAAGCACGGAGAAGAGATTGTCGTAGAGGTTGAGGAAGAGGTTGAGGTGGATATCGCTGATGATGGCGATTTCCAGAATGAGGAGCTATCTGATGATTATAGCGGAGATCTGGAGGGTAAATCGAGTCGCACCAGAGTTGTGGTAGAGAAGAAGATTAAGAAATCATATCAGCTCACGCCCGAGCAGCTAAGCGCATTTGTACCAAATAGCCATGAATTAGCTCACGTTGAATTCACTATGCGCGAAAAGCTGGAGGGAGAAAAGAATACTCTGGGAGAATATGTTTCTGGAGATATCAAGGCTCTCTATCCCGGATTCTTTATTGAGGGCAGATATGGTCAGACATACGCTCAGCTGCAGGCTATGGTAGATAATATAAACTTTCCAACTGAAGGAATAGTAACATCTATTAAAGAGATTCTTATCAAAAAAGATGGTAAGAATAAGGGTAAAACTATGGGTAAATTAACCATAGAAAATCTGCGCGGCGAAAGTGTAGAAGTTACAATATGGGCCGACCAGTATGAGAAAATGAAGAAAATACTCCGCGTGGGCCTGCCTATACGTGGCATGTTTAAAGTCAATGAATATGCTGGCAATAAAACTCTGGTGTTAATCAACTTAGAAGCCTACTATAAAAATCAGGTGAACAATGAAATGCAATAACTGTCAAACCCCGATACCGCCGTCCTTTACCAAGGCACTTCAGGACAACTCATGCCCTGCATGCGGCAAGACGATCATGTCCGCAGCAATTAATGCCGAATTTACTTCAATCAAGGAAAAGCTGGCGGATGCAGATGTTGATGAAGCTACGCTCGTTAAAGTAGCTGCTCTAATCGCCGGCAAATATGACCTTGTACCGAGAGGGCAGGGGTTAGCATCCTCCATTCAGCCATCAGCCAGGGTAAAACCAAAAACTCGATCCCAAATGCAGGATGAAGAGATTGAGCGCGAGCTGTTGGAGGAGTACCCTCACCTTAAGAGCTTGCCAGAAGAGGAGCGACGCCAAGAGATCTTCGCCCTCCGAGCGGAGGCCGAGCGCGAGTTCGGCCTCTCCAAAGGCGATATGACGGTCGCTAAGACCGCCAAGGGGGCCGGCGCCGGGACTTCGGAGTTCGCCGCAGCCATGGCCGGTTTAATGCCGCCTGACCCCACCTCGCTGGTAGACCTTGACGGGGGAGCGTCGGACCCGCTAACGGCACAGAGAATGGCAAAGTTAGCGGCGCTCAAAGATAGCCCAAATCTCAATAGATTTAGGAGATCTGACGGTTAATATTTGAGCGTCTACCTACGACGTTTGCAGCATATGCACAGTAACGGAGAAGGCATGGCAGATAGCGACAATACTGAGGTTTCAGGGCTCAATTCTAGAGCTGAAATAATTGAGATGGCGATTAGGCGTGAGCACACTCTTCCGGATGGCGGAGATATGCTCATATCCAGCATATTTGCTATCTCCAGGGAAGTCCCTAAAAATATACACGACTTGGATCCATCTTATGCCGAATATTTGGCAGGAGCGATGCTTAAAGGGATGGCCATGTGTGGCGAATTATATTCGCTAGCAGTAAGCTACGAGTTGAGATGCGAGGCTGCCAAGAAGGCGGCTTTTAGCCGGGCTATGATGGTTCGCGCCGCTGAGGCCGGGTTTAAGTCTGCCAAAGATCGCGAGCAGTACGCCTTCTCAGATTCGGACTTTTTGGAAGCTCAAGGCAAGTGTATTGAGGCCAAAATGTTTAAGACGATGATTGAGGAAAAGAAGCAATTATTCCTCAAAGCTCATCATCTTATGAAAGATGTCGTATCGAAAGATACCGACTTGCCAGAAAAAGTCCTACCCGTCCGTAGAGACGAGTGGGGAAAGAAAATAACACAATAACACAATAACACAATAACACAATAACACAATAACACAATAACACAATAACACAATAACACAATAACACAATAACGCAATTAAGCAAAATTGTAATAGGAGAAAACAACATGGCACAACCAACATTCGGTAAATTAGACTCTTGGCTTCCAGAGAGCGGTGACTCATCTGGAGCGGCCTTCGATAAGGATGACTTCCTTAATATGAAGGATGACGGGAAGTATCTCTTGCGCATTGTGCAGGATGGCCCCTGTATCTTCGCAATACACTGGGCAACAGATGTGCAAGGTCGCACACGCAGGGTAAACTGCTCTCTGAATGACTGCCCGCTTTGCGCCGAAGGCAACAAAGCTCAGCCCAAGTACCTCATCGCTGCGATCAACCGCGAACGTGGTCGCGTTCAGTTGGTAGAGTTCGGCAAGCAGGTTTACAATCAGATTGTCAATCTGCGCAAGGACAAGGACTGGGGTGACCCACGCCAGTATGATGTTAAGATTGATAAGGACCGCGGTCGCGGCATTTCCAACACCTACATTGTAACTGCTGTGCCAAGAAATATGGGCCCAATCAATCAAGAAGAAAGCCTTATGGTGAAGGATTTCCTCGCGCGTGTCAGTGCAGAGAAATTTGCTCAGCCCTCAAAAGTAGAGGAAATTCTGCGTAAGTTGGGTCTAGCCGGAGGAAATGCAGTAGATTCTTCTGCTACATTCAAAAGCTCTGGCAATTCGAATGCTTCGAAGGCTGCTGCTAACATAGCGGAGGATGATGACTTTGACTTCCAATGATTAGCTAATACCCGAGGTACAGGGGGCCAAATGTTCCCCCTGTACCTTTATTTTTTGGGAGGTCAATTGTTATCCTTTTTACGCGACACATTTTCTAAGTTAATAACTAAATGGGAATTTCTACTAGCTACGAAATTTCTTAAGGCACTTGGCTATTCAAATATTTCGGCAGATGTGGCAGACAAGAGCATTATCTTCTCGTTTGACAAAGATCGTGTGGCAATTCTAAATATGGATCACCATATGTTGGGGTACAGTATAGAAGCTACCGTAGTGTTCTCCGCCGACATCCTTAGTTTAAAAACCTTATCTGACATGGATAATTTGATATTCATGTATCGCTGCTCCGGCTCGGGTGTTAGGCCAGCAAGCGAAGGGCGCGTGCGCCTCAATATATCGTATTATATTGGCGACAACCTCAGTATTCGAGGAATTACTCTTGGTATGACATATCTAATTAAATGTCTTGCCACTCTAGAATTATATTTGACAGAGCGTATTCGAAGGGCTGATAAGGACATGTATGACCTGTCTATGTTTGAAGATGTAAATCTGACAGGCTTTAATCCTCAGGATATGGGTGAGCGTAAAGAATTTATTTTTGGTTCCTGGGATGCTTACGCGGGGGCCGTAAAAAAAGAATATGAGGGATTCCCAAATCATCCGCACGCCATAGACCTTCTAGCTAAAATTGAAGCATGTCGTGCATTTGAGGATAAAAATCAAATTCCCGTATCTGAATTGGGCCCAATATTGTTGGATGATATCATCCTCAATAGGCAGCTTAGTGAAGTATCAAAAACTGCATATGGGGTAAATTGACGACGAGCGGATGTATATATCTGCTATGACTACAGTCTTAGCATTAGATATATCATCTGCCTCGACCGGGGTGTGCGTTTACAGTGATGGGAAGATTGCCTATAATGAAGCTCTGCGCTTGAAGCAAAAATCTCACGCCGAACGGCTGCTCGTTTTTGAGGTGGCTGTCAAAGCAATTATAGCTAAGTATCGTCCGGACATCATAGCGATAGAGGATTGCTGGCAAGGTTCAAATAGGAAAACTTTCAAAGTATTAGCCCTGTATCATGGTGTGGCATACAAAATATGTTACGAGACTACGCGCAAAGATCCATTTATCATAATGCCCTCGGAGGTCCGCAAGATACTGGGGGGGCGAGCGGGAATCAATCTTCTGCCATCCAAGAAGAAGCGCGGGCGTCGAGGTGACGGGTCGGACAGCAAGAAGTTGACATATGATTTCATAGTAGATCTATTCTCTCTTCACGGATATACGTTTGAGAAGAATAATGATCAGACAGATGCAATCGCAGTAGCATTAGCATATAGTTTGGTGAGTGGAAATGAACCTACAAGAAGCCTATTCAGCACTTGGTCTTCAACCGGGGGCCTCAGAGGAGGAGGTGAAGAAAGCGTATCGAGCGCTGGCATTCCAGCATCACCCCGACAGAAATTCCGGAAACCAAGAAGCAGAAGAAAAGTTTAAAACTATCTCTGCCGCCTATCAAGCCATTACCAATCCAGATATGCAGGCGCCACAGGCGCAATCTGGCGAGGCAGGCCCGTCCTTCATCAATGATCTTTTCAATAGCGATATCTTTAGAAATATCTTTGGTGAAGAGGGGTTCTCTGGTTTCGGCCGTGGTGCCGGCAGGCCTGAGAATTACAATATTAGCATCACCCTACCATTCAAAGAGGCGTGCCTTGGTGGCGTAAAGCACGTTGAGTTCCTCGCCCCAGAATCGTGCGGCGATTGTGGGGGCAGCGGTGGAACGCCAGAGAGTAAGGTGACATGCACGGATTGCAAAGGCACAGGTGTAATGTCTCGCGGCAACAGAGGCAACCTCAATATTGTATTCAATACTACGTGTACAAAGTGCGCCGGACGGGGGCATAGCTTCTCTACCTCCTGCGCGAAATGCGCAGGCAAGGGGCGCATGCAGGTGCCCAAAAAGTACGATGTCCGCATCCCTGCTGGCATTCAGAATGGCACCACGCTCCGTTTGGCTGGAATGGGTGGTCGCGCAGGAGCCCGCAGTAAAGCAGGAGATCTTTTCATAGCCGTGCATGTGGAGCAACATCCCTCCATGCAGCAGGAGGGGCTAAATATACTTAGTACAGCAAATATTAGTTTAAAATCTGCGCTGCTCGGCTGCGATATAAATGTCGAGACATTGTATGGCGAAGTGACTATGAAGGTGCCGCCATGCACAAGGCCGGGTCAAAAATTCGCCCTAAAAGATAAGGGCATCAAAGGCGCATCTGCTACAGGCAGCCATATAGTGATGATGAATATTGAATTTCCAGAATCACTAACGCAAGAACAGCAAGAACAGTTAGACAAAATCCTATAGGAGCATATAATGGCAAAAGCACAACAAAAACAAGAAACACCGCCAGCAACATCAGCAAACTTTGATGATATCTGGAATGAGATAAATAAAAGTCATGGGGGCGACGCCTTTTTTGATGGGGATGATGAAGATCGCTTTGACTGGGAGGTTATCGACTATCCCTGCGTCTCTCTCGGCGACGCCACCCACCACTGGGGCCTACCTCTTGGCAGAGTAACACAGTTTCACGGCATTGAGAATTCCGGTAAAACATTCATGGCAATGCTGATGGCTCGCGAAACACTAAAAAAGTACCCGAACTCTTTCGTGGTCTGGGTGGATGCGGAAAGCTCTTTCGATCGTGAATGGGCCGCGAACCTAGGTATTGATCTCACCCGTGTGAAGATTATCGAGGAAAATGAGGGCGCTGAGATCTTTAATCGCCTCTGTGGAAAATTCAACTCTACTGGAAAGAAGATTCCGGGTATTTTGGATATGGCCATTGAAGGCAGAATAGATATTAAGTTGGTGGTACTAGATAGTATTGCTGCTCTCATAGCACCAGCTGAAGAGGGTCGAAACTTCAATGAGATGGAGATGGGCGCGCTTCCAAAGTTCCTAAAACGAGCATTTACCAGAGTACGTCCAATGCTCAAGCGTGCAAATTGTGCCTTTATTGCCATCAATCAGGCTCGCGAGGCCATGGGTTATGGCGCACAGGGAATTACTTATCCGGGCGGGAAAACATGGAGACACTCAATAGATTTTGCCATTAAGCTTCACCCCAGCAACGCATCTGATGGTAAGCTTGAGGATGCGCATGGTAAAATTGGTCACAAGATCATCGCCACAGTCGAGAAGTGTCGCGGCGGAGTGAATCTTTATCAGGCAGAATTCTGGTTTGATTTCCGCAAAGGCGTCGTCAAGCAGGGTGAGGAGTTGGGCACACTAGCGGCAGCTTATGGAGTCGTTGAGCGCCCGAATCTCGTCACATGGGCATATGGGGGTCAGACCTTTAAAGGCAAGGAGGCCTTCTTCGGTTTCTTGGAGGAGAATCCTGAGGTATGTCGTGAGCTTATGAATAAGCTCAAGGCTGCCAAGAGCAACCACATTCGTCGTTCGCTTACCCTATCGGATGAAGGAGAGCGCGAGGCGAAGAGTTCTGATAACTTTTTCGCTAAGGACTGAGGTGATATATGCAATTTTCAATAATCAAATCTTCCTTACCCAATATGTCTCGCGCCCTCCGTGGCGTGAACCGGGAGGAAATTTCCAGATTTCTAGCTAAGCCACGACCATTTTCTGTCCGCGTCAAAGGAATGGGCGAGGAGAATATTGAGGATGTAATTGTTAAAATGCAAATAGCAATCCTACACGAGTTGAATGTTGTTGTCCTGTCGGGACGACATCATGTTCAAGTCATCTCCTTCAAGCAGAATGGCAAGGGCGTTGCGAAGGCAACTGTATTGCTTACGGAGGGGGCATGGGCCGAAGCGTTTAATGCACTGGCGACAGAGGCTTGGCAGAAGAGGTATAAGGCCCATACTGCCTTAAAGAAACGTCGCGCAGAGCGGCGCAAGCAGCACCCAGGGAGCTCTAAGAAGAGGAATAAGTATAGGAATGTTCTAATTAGATTCATATATGATGGCAATAAGCTAATGGCCAGGGCCGCAGGCGGGCTAAACCCGCGCTGGAACGTGTCTTTTCCAAAACATCTCCGTGAGGCGGGGGCTCAATATGTAGTTGAAAAGATTGAGGTTGCCAAGGGGTTTTACCGAGCCAAGGGAAAGATCATCAGAGTGGTGTAAATATCAGCTACGAGCCACTGCTCAGCTAGGAGTGATAAATGTTAATTCAATGTACACATAAGGGATGCTATTCTCAAGACCACCATTTATTGGATTCGGCCTCGAATGAGGTTACATGCAATACGTGCGGTGAAGCAATAGATATCCCACAAACAACAAAAAAGGCCCTACAGTCCATGGGGCAAATACGTCGTGCTCCAAAGTCCGGCGTTTTGATTAAATGCAAAGCTTGCGGGCACAGCGGAAAGCCCCTCCTCAAGACGTTATCTGGGGGAGTTACAATCGCGACGTGCCGCAAGTGCGATAAACAGCTGGATGTCCACCCTTCGTTCATCCTTGCTATGAAGGAGATGGGCGGAGAGTATGCCTCCACTAAGCCCGACTCCGAGGACGGTAATGCTTGATTCTGAAAGGGCCGCAACTCTTGAATTCATTATCAATGAATGTCACAACAATCTCAGTACAGATGATGAGGTTTATACATACCTGTCGCGTACGAGGCGGTTGACTGACGAGACTATAAGGCGTTTTCGCCTTGGCGCATTTCCTCAGAATTTAAAGAATATCGTCAATAATGTTGACACAGAGATTCTCAAGCAGCTAAAAATTGCTTGGGTATCTCCTTTTGATGGCAAAGGCATTTGCAAATTCCGAGATCATTACCGCTTTGTGTCTCCGATTTACGACTCTTACGGTAGCCCATTAGGTATTATGGGTAGATTTTTAGGTACCGAGGCTGAGAGGGAAGCCTTGGGTATCCACAAATATGATAATAGCGACTACCCCAAGCATACGACGTTATATGGCATGCATCTTGCCAAAGAAAACATCCGAGCTAAGAATAAAGCACTTATTGTTGAGGGCATACTTGACGTAATTAAATGCCATCAGCATGGTATAGATACGGCTGTAGCCACTGCAGGGGCATTCGTTAAATTAGAGCACCTGGCGCAATTAGCGCGGTATACAGAGAATATATATCTGGGATTTGACAATGATGAGGCGGGCACTAAAGCTCTGAATCGGGCATTGGAACTAAAGAGGCCCGGCATCACGCTAGCTGAGAAACGCGCTCCGCCCAGATTTAAAGACATAGACGCTTTTCTGGACTACAAGTACGCCAAATAACATCCGCAAGGATGTATCCATAGAAATATATGGATTTTTCTGTATCTATTGGTAATTTATTATTACCCAGATGGCAGAATGGGTTTGGAGTAGAATGTGGCATCAAAAAGCGATCCTATCCAGTTTAAGTATAGGGAAGTTAGTCTAGAGCCGTCATTATTGGGCAATTTCTGTGAAGCCGACGGGCTATATAGTAGCGATTATCAGAGAACAGATGAGTTGCTGGATCTGATAGATGAGCTAAATACAAGAATCAAAGAGATTATAGAAACACGCCTGACCGACCGCCAGCGGGAAGTAATGACTTTGCTGTACTATCATGGACTAACCCAGACCGAAGTCGCCGTCCGACTTGGGCTGTGCCAACCTACGATCCACAAGACCACATCAGGAAATTTAGACTATAAGAATGGTGGAAAGAGATATGGCGGAGCACTAAAGAAGATTAAGAAGATTTGCGATGAGGATGAGCGTATCAGCTTTATTATTAAACGTATAACTGAAATTAAAACAGGAAGTGTATGAAGAAAATTGGAATCTACCGGATCACAAATACCGTTACTGGCGATACGTATATCGGGTCATCTCAGGATATAGCGCCGGCATAGGTGGAATCTTCGTAAATCAACACATGCAAATATGTATCTACAAAGGTCTTGTGATAAGCATAGCAGTGTCGCATTTGATTTCTCAATAGTTGAGGAATGCGACACTGCCGATTTATTGATGCGGGAGAAATTCTATATTGATCAGGATAATCCATCTTTTAACATCTATTCTGATCCAGCTGCACCTATGAAGGGACGTAAGCATACTGAAAGATCTAGAGCAAAAATATCCGCAGGATGTACTGGCTTGACGCGTGAAGTTACGGATGAAACCTGCGCCCTATTACGAAATGCCAATATTAAAGCAGGGAATAATAAGCCTGTTGTGGCGAAAGATCCTGCGAGCGGGGAGATTCGTCATCGCTTTGAGACAATCGGTGATGCGGCAAAGTTAGGCTGGAAGAATTCTGCCGTAATTCGCTGTTGCAAGGGCGTGATGCCGTCTTATCAGGGTTTACTTGGGAGTATGAGAATAGCGAAGATTTAAATCGGGTAGTTAAGGAAATCTCTGATGAGACTCGCAAGAAGCTTTCAGAGGGTCGCCGTGGTAAGGGTCATACGCCGGAAATGCGCGAGGCTCTGCGGGCTTTGAAACCTAAGCTCGTTTAATTTGGAGACCGGTGATTTGATCAAGACTTATGATAGGACCAAGCAAGTTGCTGAGGATGGTTTTAGCTAGGCTCGCGTGATATTGTGTTGTCAGGGAAAGGCGCATACTCACGGTGGCATGGGGTGGAAGTATTTAACTTAGGAGTTTTATATGAAAAATACATTAGAAGATGTCGAATTGGAGTTATCTAAGACAGATAGCGAGATGATGGCTTTAAATTCTGAAATCGAGAAGTTGCGCCACGTAACGATTCCGTCTGAGGTTGAGCCTGGAACTCGCCATAGAATTAAGCTTCCAGAGAAAGAGTTTCTTCGTGCAGCCGGAGATTTGCTTAGACGCTATGTTGATTTAAAGAGGGACCGGCGTGCCCTACACGAACTCCTTGTAGACTTGAGGCGGAAGCGATCCGAAGGTCCAGCTAAAACTAAAACGCACAGCGCAGATGAGGAGCCTGTAGACCTACGAACAGGACTGGAGGATTTTATGTTCAACTTAGATTTCAAATCGTTGGCAGCCCGCAGGACCGCGCGACTCGTAAAAATTGCAGCCTGCGCCTGTGGTGAGATGAAGACCGAGGACCATGAGGATATTGATTACATGTCTCATCAAAATACAAGGGCCATACTCGAACAGGCGATTTTTATAGCAAAAACGGTCTCAGAACATTTTCGTGATGGTCATAAGATGGATGACTGGTTGGAAGATAAGATTTCCAAGGTTGCCGATGACATGGACGAGATTTACAAATATTTGAAGCACGGAAAGGGCTGACTGTATATATTTATGACAGCGGCCCATCTATCAATAACCAACTACATAATTTGATCTTATTCTATTTGGAGGACGGATGTCTGCTGATTTTGATTGGGCTCGCCTTGCTGATGTTGTTGAGCCGAAACGTGACACTCAGCGCCTTGCTTGGGAAGAAGTGCGGAGCGGCTTCCGTAAAGTAGCTTGGGACGTATACAAGCCTCTGGATGGTTCCGAGCAGCTTTGGGAGCTCCGCGACGGAGAAGATGGCAACAAATATCTTTATGCGATGTATGAAAATATGCCTGTGAAAACCTCCGAAAACGAGCAACCCGCAGAAATCAAAACAACGGCCTCGTCCGACTGGACCGCTATTTGCGATCGAGATCGCAAGAATATAACCCTCAGTTTTAAGGGTTTTCCGCTCAAGCGCTTTGCATCTGAAGAGTTTAAGTTTGTACCAGATGAGGCTGAGCAGTTTGCCGCATTTTTACAAGCAAAGACCGCCGAACCTGAGTTCGTACGGCAAGTGCTTAAGGGGCTACCGCTGCATATGACAGAGGTTGTCTCAGAGCTAAAGACAAATAGCGAGGAATAATATGTCTCAAACAGTAGATCTGGCACAATTGCTCAGTCTGGCAAATCATGTATTGACTGGTAAAGAATACTTTATATCGACAGTTTTGGGGCGCCTGGATGACGCTGCTACAGTGTTGCCGCATGACGCCGCAATTCGTACAGCCCAAGTGGCGTTGCGCCGCCGCATAGAGAAAGAGGGTAGTTTAGCAACCATTACCCAGAAGCAGTTTCAATCATTATATGATGATGTGTGTGCTTTAGGTAATAAGACGGCGTTCCGTGAATTACTGGGAGACCTACTGATTACCGCTGCGCCAGAGGCGGTTGCTCACTACAACACCGATTTCACTGCCAGTCGCAGAGATTCCGATGATGTCCTCAAACTCGCTGATGACAATCTCGTCGGAGAATTTGCTTCATTATGGGGCAATACCGAAGTAGCGGGAGATCGTACTGTAACAGCTGGGCGTGATAGTTTGAAGATCCACTTTGCTTCTATGGGTTTTGGTAGCCCAGCAGTGGAAGTTATTGGGAGGACAGATGGCTTCCTGATGTTTTCAGTCCAGGCAGATAGCCCGATTGGAAGATTTACTACGTACGTTCCAGTAGAAATAAAGCAAGGCTCGGCTCTTATGCCGAGCGTATTTGCTTCTGATAAGGGATTTGTCGAGATGACTAAGGATAACCTGCTAGCTTATGCTGGGGACCTTCAAAACGGAACTGTGCGTCTAGCGTCCCCACAGAAATTGCTTGCCGGCCTGGCTGCGGTTGCAAATGCCGAACGTAAAGAGCTTTCGGTAAAAACTGCGAGCGGCGACGAGATTGCGCTAGCCTCTCCGTCATTATATCAGACTGTCTCTGAGGGCTTGAGCGCAGCCGACGAGGTGACTTTTACCGAACTTCCGGATTCATTGACTGGCATGGTAACCCCGGAGCTGAGGGATGCCCTGGTCGAGGCAGGCCTCTCGTACGACAAGAATGTCGTAGTGACAGCCAAAACCGTGGTGGCTGACAATATTCGTGCAGCAGGGTTGCGCATCGAGCGCCTTGCTGTTGATTCAGAGTTTGATAGTGGAATGGTAATCTCGACCTCTCTCATTGGTTCGGGCGGTAAAAAGACGATTCAGGTTCCTGTAGAGATTGTCAGCGGCCAAGTATTAATGCCAAGTGTATTTACTTCCGGCACTACAGTAGAATCATTCGATACGCAATCTCTAAATAGATTTGCATCTGCTGCAGACAGTGGCGTGTTCAATGCTGCATTTTCTAATAAATCAGGTTGGGCCTACAGAGATTTGTACGCTTACGTTATCAAGAATGCTGCATATGGAAATTTTGTTGAAGCCGAAGATGCTATGGCTGTCATAGCGGAGCAATACGGACCAGAATTCCACCGCGCAGCATTTACCGATTTATCAGATATACTTAGTAATGCTGCTGGTTCTAACACCAGCTCTGTAACTCCAATTGAGCAAATGATTGCTGAGGCGGGTGAGCGAGCAAAGAATGTTGAGGATCGAATAAAAATGAGCAGCACACTCATGTATCTTATTCCAGAAGACTGAGGTGGCTGATGCTTGATTTTTTATCTAAGACTGCGAGCATTTTGAATAATGTTGAGAGTCCTGCGGCCAAACAGGCCGCTGCTGCGCTTGAGGGCGTCCTGCAGGCTCATGCAGCACGTCGCGTCACAGTAATGACGCCCGAAGAAGTTGCGGAATTTAATGCGAAACTAAAGGATTTTTTGGATGCAACTCTGGACAGTGGGAAGATTCCGCGCGGTCTAAAATGGCGCCTTCTACAGCTTAAGGATGGCCACGCTCAATTAACACGTCAGCTTGCAGGGCTTGAAAAGCAGCGCGGGCGCGGCGAGAATCCGCTTATCCCAGCTGAACCTCCCGGAGAAACTACTCCTGTAGAAATGCCTGGTGAAGCAGCACCTGCTGCTGCAGAGCAATCATGGGCAGACATTGTCGAGGAAGCCGAGCGCGAGCGTCGGCAACAGTCCTATGGACGCGAAATCCCTGCTCCAGTCGAAGGAATTCCTCCTCTTGCTAACAAACCACAAGAAGTGGTTGAAGATACATCGGCTACTGAGGCACTAATGCAGGGTGACGTTGCAGGGGGTCTTGTACCGCCGGCACTACCAGCTCCAGCCCCGGCTGGCCCCGATTTAACACGCAAACAGCCGACCGTTAAAGTTCTTTCTCCTGAAGGTGTAGGTGAGCTTATGCAAAATCCTCCACAGCCACCTAGCAAATATGCTCCCAAGGGAACTCGCGCTGAGCCGCCGCGGGCTTCCGGCACACATGCTGAGACCTGGGATGAAAAACTCAAGCGTTGGATGGGTCTAGGCAGTCGCGCAGAGTTGCTATCTGATATGGTGAAGGTAGCCGACAAGTTAGATGCTGAAGGCTATACAGAGGCTGCTGATATCGTAGAGCGGGTTATTGTCGCCGCAGCAGATCAGTACCCATCACTAAATGTGACGCGCAAAGATTTGTACGATTTCAAAGCACATAATGAAGAAACAATGCATGAAAAGACCAAGCGTGAAGTGGAAGAGAATCGCGAGAATCATCATCTACAAACTCATCAGGGCACCGCAGTGTCTCAGACTCGCTACTCGCCTGATATGCCCGGCGTGATGATGAAGCGCATATCAGATGGTGTATACCAGGATGTCGTCACCAATAAAGTGTACGATTTTCAGCATGGCTTCACTGATGCTAGCGGCACTCCGCGTGCAGGCGGCAGTATTAAGCACCAGACGCCTACCTTCTCCCAGTATGCGCCGCCTTCACGCATTTTCGAGGGTGCCGGAGCATTGTCTAGGAGAAAGTGAGACATCTTCGATGTTTATGAGGGGCGGGCTGTACATATAGGCAGCGCCCCTCTTATTTTTTGGAGCAAATATGAGCCCCCAGAATAAATTACTACAACATCCGGACAAAGAAGAGATCATATCTCAATTGGTAAATGGTACTCCCGTACGCGACGTGGCCGAGTTTTTGCGGCTTAAATACCCTGGTACAGAGAATGCGCACCTGCGTGTTAGCTTTTCTACAATACAGAATTTCAAAAAAAACTATCTTGATCTTGATGGGCAAATTGCGCGTGATGTGCGCGCGGCGGCCACCGAGGCTCTTGCAGCACAACGCCTTAATGAGGGGCGCGAAAACGTCGCAGGCTCATCGGCTTATCAGAAGAAAATAAATGCAATTGTCGATGGGAAGCTCGATGTTCAGAAGGAAATTCTGAAGGCATTCTCTCTACTCGAGGCTCGTATAGAGCACTTCTACAATCTTCTTTCTAACTATGAATTTCCAAACTCACGCGAAGAGCGAGTATTTCAAGGCTACATAGATCAGTTGATTAAACTACTGGAGAGCTATAAGAAGTACGTTGAGGGCTACTCCGAGTCTGTTGAACATAATATAAATATCAACATTATGAATGATCAGATAAGTGTAATTCGAGATTCTGTACGAAAATCGTTGGAGGAAACCTCTCCTGATTTGGCCATAAAGTTTATGGACAATCTAAATAGGAATATGAAAACATTAGAGTACGGTGGTAGTGTAACCGGACATATGCTTGGCGAGGCGGTGATTAGTGGCGGACGTTGATTTTGATAGCGAAATCGAATTGGCGCTCACATATGGGCTAATAAATGAGTACGCCGCTGAAAAACTTGCAGCCATGGTCAAGTCTGGCATTACCGAGGAGCTGTGGCAGGGTGCCATAGATCACTATCGTGAAGCTACCGAGGCCGGCGTCTCAAACGATAAGGATTTTGCAATCTTTTTCTACATCGATCTATTTGCAGATGATTTGCTCAAGGATTTGCTTGGAACGTCACTGTCAAAAGAGGAGCGCGCAGATTTTAAGAAGTTCCTTTTCGATAATCGAGATGATCTCAATTTAACAAGCCTACAATCTTTCAAGAATGCTGCCAGGAATTGGGCTGATGGGCACGACTCCTTGCAGAAATCCGCTCATCCTAACAGTGGTCGACCAGTCGCCCCCGAGGCGGCATATGACATTGGCAAGTGGGCGGCATTATTTGTGCAGATACAAAATATGGTCCGCACCGGATTTCGGTTAGATGCAGCCTTAGAACGCGTAGCCGCATCGCTATCTGTGCCTGAGAAATATAAATTCCTATTGTGGGCTAACTATCATATGAAAAATGAGTTTTCAAAATATGATGTTAATGAGCAGATTCGAGCACGCGAGCGTGTTTTGCGCAGAGAGGTTTCCATGAAAAATAAGATAGCATCAGATGGGCAATACTACTATATTCCCAAGCTACTCAGTCGCCCCGAACCACAGCCCGAGCCGGAGATGTCGCTTCCTGCTCTTGATAGGGGATATGATGATCAGTACGTGGTTGACTTTGAAACTGCTCGCAATAAGCTAATGAGCCGTGTTTTTGCAATAGATAAGCTGTTAGAAAAATATAGAAAAGTCATTAAACAGGAACAAATTGACGCTGTTGAGGAAGCACTTTCAGAGTTGCGGAAGCGTATCAGGAAATTACGTCTAGCTAGCTCTATGAAAGACTCGATCATCAAAACAGCCAATATACTTGAAAAGCTCAATTTCTCTGATGGGGCTGCTGAGCTGTTTGCCATAGCGGCCGACGAACCTCCAATACCTGAGGTTGGGACCATCAAGGTTGTTGAGCGCGAGTTTGGGGCCGTACCACCAGAACAGCGCGAAGTGGCTCTCGATGAGGCAATTAAGCGTTTAACCGATATAAGTGCTGTTTTGAAAAATCGCGATCTGGTACGCTCGTTGGCAGAGATAGATCTTATGTTGCACAAATTACGCATGGCCAGCTTCTTTCCTGAAATTCAGGAAGCGCAGTCAAAGCTTATTGATGCATTTGGATATGCCAGTAATAAGGTTGAGGATCTCCTGCCAAAACTTCGAGGCGGACTGCAGACACAGCCGGATATTGTCTCCGAAGCCCCGCCAGAGGTCGCTCCCGTCTCAACTGAACAGAAACAATTGGGTGACGAAGTCCGCGAGATGGCCTCGGGCATTAGTGGCAAGTCGGCACCCAAGTCTCCGGCGAAACCTGAGCCGAAGCAGCCAAAAGCAGTCCCTTCCCAACAAGAGGACGAGGGGTTTGAGGATGAGCCTGTGAACCTCAAATATATACCTGGCATTGAGTGAGTAGATAATGGATCTAAAAGAGATTTTGAACATAATCACTGAGACTGCTGAGAGTAATGGCATCCGTGTGCCATATCTCGTTGGCGGCATTCCGCGTGATATATTTATGGGGCTGCTCGATGGACTGAACGATATAGACCTTACAAATGGTGAAAGCAGCATTTCAAATCTAGCTGATTTAGTAGGTGCGCGGCTTGGTACGACGCCTACTGTGTTAGCTGATGGCCATAAGAAAATACGACACGGGCGATTCTCGATAGATTTCTCTACAAATCAAATTTATGATAACATAGATCAGCTACTCATTGCTAGGGGGCTGACTGTAGCTACCAATATGGTGAGAGAAACGTACTCTCGCGACTTTACCATTAATACCTTATTGGTGCCGCTAGATTTTTCAAAAATATTAGATATTACGTCTATGGGTAAGTATGATATTGAGCATCGCATTATACGTTGCCCTGTAGATCCTGTAATTGCAATGACAGCCTCGCCAAATCGCATTATTAGAGCATTTTACTATGCAGCTAAGTACGGTATGGCTATTGATGAAGAGCTTAAGCAGGCAATACGCTCAAATTTGCAACTAATAGAGAAGATTAAGCCAAAGTACGCCTCTGATAAGCTTTCAGCTGCAATAAAATATGATCCAAATATCTTGAATGATCTAATTGAATTTGGTGTTTTGCAAAGAATCAAACTAACAAAGGAGATGACTGAGCAGCTCATTCGTGAGCGGCGCCTTGTCGATATCATATGAACACCTTAGTTCCATCTTTAATCAAATTCGCGACACTTCTGCGCAGCATGGGTCAGACACTGGACCTACCAGAGGTGTGCGCTCTAGGTAATGAGGTGCTTGAATTAAGCACTCGCCCCGAGCATGAGATTGTCGCCAATATGGCGTCACAAACTCTAATGTATACTGCCGTATCTAAAGTTCCTCAGCCATTAAGAAAAAATTATGACTACGGAGAGCTATGGCCTAAGGTTTTGGATGATTATCGAAGCGGCAAGATACGGACGATCGTAGATTTTATTCGCAAGAAGAGGGGTGTCGAACGCAAGAAAAAGAAGAGGAAAAGCGCCAACTATGTTGCGCCCATAGATTCGTACTGCGGATCTAAATCCAATGTTGAATATTGGACTAAGCTTCTAGACGGCAAGCCGGAGCCTGCGGTAGTTGATTTTATAAAATATATCCGAGAAGTCGCCTGCGGAAACGGGGAGGGTAAATGACTCTTCGTAAATTGGCTGTAATACGGCAGAGTGGGCATAGCGAATGCCCGTTTGGGCTACCAATATCCGATGCTTGCCTTAATGCAGGTGATAGTGTTAATCGCATGGCTCCACTAGAATACGTAGACAAAGAGAATCGGGAGCACTTTGCCAATGCTAATAAAAAGGTATACCTTCATCATAAAACGGGAGAGCGCTGCCCGTATGCTGATAAAATTGTTGATGGAGCCCCTATTGTGCATTGCGATTTCAGAGACGGCGGTGAAGGATTGCGGGACTCTCCTATGCGAGCTAGTCCATATTACCCGCGTGTTTTCAATGGATTAGCAAACAATGCTGGCGGCGGTGTTTCTGGCCTTGTTGCATATCCTCTTAATTCATATTGGGAAAATATGGAAGCACAGCAGCTATTTACAAGCATATTAACTATGTATGCCAGCATAGAAGAATCGGATGTAGAGATTATCAAAGAGGCAGCTATGGATACTGAGTTATTTGAAACACTTTTGGAAAAGAAGCGCGGAGGACAATAATATGCCAGCATTAGATAATGACACTTTTGAAATTTTTGAACCTGATGGTCTTTTGGATGAGGCCGTTGAAGTGCTGGAAGATATCGTTCCTGGCGCTGATGTGGTAGTCGTAATCCCAGACGAGGAGGAGGCAAGTGAGGTTGTTGAGAATTCGCGCGAGCGGGACTGGGTTAACGACGGCGATCACAGCAAATTTCTCGACTACGTTCGCAAGCGCCTCGATACCATCCCTCGCCACACTGGGCAGACAACTGTTGGCTGCGAGCGTGCAATTGCCTACCTAAAGCGCCTTGATCGTGAAATTTCACGCGCCATCCAGAGCGATGATGATAATGTCATCGACGAGGAGGAAGCAGAGAAGATACGCGATACAATTATGGAATTCGTATCCAAACTAGAAGATGCGTATGATAAGTTATCATCTAAGAAAAAGATGAAGAAGAAGTCGTCGGTCAAGGTCGGCAATCAGGTCGTCGCTAGGATCAATGATGGCTTGGATATTAAATACTACATTGCTGTAGATGACGGTGAAGGAGAGGAACTCCTCCCTGTTACGCTGGCTGAACCGACAGATGAGCAGGTACAGATTTTCGCCTTGGGCGAGCAGACGAGCGACCAGCTAGTCAAAGAGGCCGGGAGCGCAAAGATTTTCTTATTCGAAGATCCATTCCTGCATGCTATAACTAGATTACTGTTAAATTCACATGTATCTGCCGGGCGCGACATTGAAAAGGTATATGCCAGTCTTAAGGATAAGTATCGCTTTACGCCGCGCGAAGAGTTGAGCATTCAGGAACTGCTATTACAGAAGGGATTCCCAATGTTTAAAGATCTTGGGCGGCTAGGGGAAGACCAGGATCCCACATCCTCGGATGGGGTCGATTTCGGAACTACTTATCATGCATAGGTGAATATAATGAGCGATGATCTTCTTAAAGCAGTTAAAGTACTAGAACATTTTGCTGCTGCTGCTACACGTCAGGAATATTTTCAAAAACTGCGCGACTCTGATAAGTCCGAGGTTTTTGATAACTTCCTATCTATCATGGCAGTAGAAGATCCAACTATCAACAAGACTACTGGCAGGAAGCATACTGTAGAAAGTATGGTTTCCGAGCTGCACTCTCGCGTCGGACTAGATGGAGTACTGCGCAAGCGGGCCAAGGACGAGCCGATTGTGCTGAGCCGTAAAGCAAAGTATACCTCTTATGATGGGAGCGTGCCGGATGAGAGCAGCCTCGTTGCCAGGTTAGAAGAATTCAGCAAGAAGTATTTTCTCGAGAGGGACCACGGTCTATCCTCCGTTGAAACCATGATTGAGGAGTTTAAGTCCCAGCCAGATGGTATGAAAATCATTGAGACATTTGGGCGAGAGAAAGTGCGCGATGTGCTGCGGCATATCGTTGAACAATATCCGAAAGACGATCCGATGACAGCTTTGCCGTCAGGCGGCGCCGTAACTATGCCCGCTGCTGATCAGCAGATGACTGGGCAAGGTGAGCGTGCAAATATTGGTATGGGCGGTTCTCCTGGCGTCACGTCTCGCTAGGAGAATATATGACGGTAGTAGCCAACAAAGAAGTAACGCTAAAACTTTTCAATCAGATCAAGAATGAGATATCTCTTCTTGATCCTGTTTCATTTGCAGAAAATCATCTGACTGTAGACGGAAAACCATTCCGCATGAGTGGCACTGGTTGGAAGTTTATGGCCGACCTGTATCGCGAAGTGGCAGCTCAGGCGGCTAATAAGACCGCTAAACCGATGGTGATTTTGAAGGGGCGCCAAATAGGCGCCACTGTTCTTGCGGCTGTATTATCATTGTACTTCACAGCCTCAGGGCTCTTTGGCACTGGACCAGACAAACCTCCGATGAGGGTTCTGCATGTATTTCCAACACTAGGATTAATGTCGAAGTACGCCAAAGATAAATTGGGCCCTATGGTAGCAGGCTCGCAGAATGGCTATATAAATAGCAGAATGTTAAAAAATGACGCAAATGCTATTAAAGTCGCAGGAACGGAGGATGCTATAGCTGAAAAGACATTTAAGGGATACAATAAGCTTCGTATAGAGGGTACCGGAGCGGATGGCGACCGAATCCGCGGTCTCTCGCAGGACGCTATTTTCTTTGACGAGTGTTTCCCCTACGATCAGAACATAGAGACTGATTCTGGCAAAGAGAAAATAGGCAAGCTGTATGATATGTGGGCGAACGGTGAGCCGCTTCCGCTTGTAAAGAGCTATAATGAGTCAACTTGTACTTTTGAGTTCAAGCAAATTAATGGTGCCTGGAATCGCGGAATCCGAAAATTAATGCAAATTACTTGTGGAAATCGAGAGATCAAATGCACGCCGAATCATAGATTTTTAACTCAGCGTGGCTGGGTAGATGCATCGTCCCTGTGTATCGGTGATGCCCTGATGACTTCGCCTGGGACAGACCTCTGCGTGCGCGCTTTGAATTCTGACCAGCTGCAGATAGCAATTGGTTCATTCCTCGGAGATGGCCATATCTCGAGTCCCAAGAGTGGGCGCTTTCGCCTTTCTGTAACACATGGCATACAGCAGCGCGAATACGCAGAATGGAAAGCGTCGATGTTTAATAGTAGCGTTGCATATATTGAGAAAAATGGTTATGTTCAGAAGCCAGCAGTACGTTTTTCATCAAAGTGCTTTGTATTACCAGGATACATTCCTCGCACAAAGAGTACGTGTCCGCAGTGGATGTTGGATGCTGCTGACGCTCGCGCTCTTGCTGTCTGGTTTATGGATGATGGCTTCGTAAATAAGGGATGTGCGTGCATCTCAACGTGCTCATTTGATGAGGATACGCAGGTTCGATTAGTTGCGATGCTGTCCAGGTTTGGAATTAACGCGGAATATAGAAAGTACTACTCATACTTTTCATTATATCTGGATTCATCCAATTATTCAAAACTTTGTGAGATAATACAGCCATATGTGCATCATAATATGGAATATAAGCTATCTTTTTATCGCAGCTGGGCGGCAGATAGGTATGCATGGTCAAACAGTAGTCCTTCGCACGCTTTCACATGTGTTGACAAATTACAGTATGATGCTGGCGAAGACGCCGTTTACGATATTGGCGTAGCTGATAACCATAACTTCATACTTTGCCCAAGCCGGACCAGCAAAAATGTCGGTGGCCCGATTGCACACAATTGCCAGGATATGTCAAAGGATGCTATCGAGACGGCGGGTCCCATCTTAACATCTGCACAGTATGGCAGGCCCACCAAAGGTATACAGGTATATTTTGGAACGCCGAAAGGAACAGGATCCCACTTCTATAACCTATGGCAAAAATCTGATCAGAGATTTTATCAGCTACGGTGTACTGGCTGCTCCCATTATTTTTTCCTATACACTATGGGTAGCGACTCCTGGAAGAAGATTTGGGTATCCGGGCATGATGTTCGCTGCCCCGAATGCGGTACGTTGCAGAAAAAGGCTGATGCGATCGAGGGTGGGCGCTGGATGCCTACTAAGCTTGGCGAGACGCAGTATGTGGGCTATCACGTAAGTGTTTTACTACATCCTTGGTTTACTAAAGAGAGCATTTTGGACCTAGATCCGTCTGTAAATCGCGAACGCAGTGAGAAGGCCTGGAAAAATGAAACATTGGGAGAGTTCTATAGTGGTGGCGGCATGACGATATCGCTAGATGATATTCGCGCAAACTGCTGCGACGGAACTCGTGGATTAGCAAAAACTATTATTGATCGCGGAGACAAAACCGTCGTGATGGGCATAGACTGGGGAGGGAAGGACCTAGTCGGTGCTGGCGATGAGGATGAAGAGGACTCTGGCGGAGGAAGAGTTGATGCCGGGCAGTCATATACAGCCGTGGTAATTGTTAGTGTGGACAAAAATGGAATATTTACAATAGAAAATGCTTATAGATTAAAGCGCAATGATTTTGAATACAAGGTCAATATCATATCTGAAATGTATCGACTATTCAAGGTTCAGGTTGCTGCTGCAGATATCGGATACGGCCAAGACATAGTGCAACACATGCAGGGCTCGATGGGCTTTGGTGAGCGATTTCTAGGATGTATAAACAGCGGCACCTTGAATAGCACTATATCATATAAGCCAAAAGAATTACGAGTTGTTTTAAATAAGGATGCCATGATAGAAGAGATATTCTCTATGGTTAGAAATGGCAAAATCCGCTTCCCTGTACATGGCGAGTCATACGATAGGATCGAGTGGTTGATGCAGCATTTTACCTCGATGGAAGTTAAGAAGATCGTGAAGAATGATAATGTATATAACAGATATGTCAAGGGTGCTATCCAAAACGACGGGCTCATGGCAACAATATATGCTCTGATTGCATACAAGTTCTTGGCGACGAGCGGCTTCAAGGGCAGCGAGGTCAAGGCTAAAGGTCCCGGTTTGCCAGTGCCGATGTTGGCATATTTGCCGAGAATATAAGGTGTAAAGAATTATGAAAAAGCATGAACCAAGTGTTATAAAGAGAGCTGAAGAGCAGGCTAAACGTTGGGGGGACGCCGAGCCTCGCACCAGCGTTATAGATCAAATGTATTATCGTCAAGCCCAGCAGCAGCGTGGTTTGCCTGTAGAAAATGTTTCACGGACAACATTACACAGGCAGGCTCAGTCAGCCGCCGCCCTTGGGCATCTTAGCCTTGAGCGCCGAGAGTATCTACAGGAGGTAAATGCTCGCGCAGAAGAGCATCCGAGACCAAACTTGGCGCTCGCCTCCGGTCTTCATAAGACTGCATCGACAAATATGAATTCTGGAGGACGCATAGGCGGAGTGTCAAACTCCACGCATGTGGGTCCAGAGCCATTCTCTCCCCTATTCCTCACTCAAAACATGCAGCTTCCCCGCGATCGTATCACAATGAATGCGTGGAATAGAGCTTATTACGAGACAAATCCTCTGGTGAGAAATGCAATTAATCTGCATGCTACATACCCAATATCCAAGCTATCTATACGGTGCGATGATAAGCGCGTAGAGAGATTCTTTTTGGATATGTGTGATAAAATTGACCTCGAGACCGTTGTTCAGCAGGCGGCGCTGGAGTTCTGGAAGTTGGGCGAAGCATTTGTATACGCTTCCTTTGATGAGTCTACTGGCTCGTGGGATCAGTTATATTTGCACAATCCAGACTTTATCACAGTCAGAGCGTCACCGACCTCCCCCAAGAACACTACTATTTTATTAAGACCCGACCCGGAACTGAAAAAGATTGTATCAGATGCGGATCCCGAGTATGCGCGCATACGTGATCAAATAGATCCGAAAATCATCAATCATGTGATTAGAAATGAAATGATTCCGCTGGATAACTTCAACATCAGTCATTTGAAGATGTTAAATTCACCATATGATGTTCGTGGCACCTCTATTATAGTTAGTGTCTGGAAAGACCTAATGTTATATGATAAGTATAGGGAATGTAAGTATATTCAGGCAGATAGCATGGTTAATCCGATCACTCTTGTTAAGATCGGTACGGATGGCGCTGAGGGATTCTATCCTCGGCAGGAAGAATTGGATAATTGGCGCGCTATTATGGAGCAGGCGCAATTTGACAGAGATTTCAAAATCATCACACACGGTGCTGTGACGATTGACCGAGTCGGGGCTTCTGGGCACATACTGGATACTGCCGCAGATATCAATCAGATTATGGATAACCTCTTTACAGGCCTTATGGTTCCAAAATCCCTGCTTACACAGGAGGGCGCGTCGTATGCTACAGCATCCGTTGCCCTGGATGTCATGAGGCAGCGCTACAACGGATTTAGGACTATGATAGCTAATTGGCTAGAGAGGAAGGTTTTTGCTCCGATTTCTGAGGTACAAGGATTTTATGATATCGTTGGTCAAGAGAAGCGCTTGATTGTACCCAAAGTAGAATGGAATCATATGACACTATATGATCTCGATAATTATATCGCACATCTCTCTACACTAGTGGAAAAGAATCGTGTTTCTGTTAGAACGCTAGATCGTAGCCTTGGTTTGAGCCGCAAGAATGAAATTGCCAATATTAGGCAGGAGATGATTGAAGCCGCTATTATAGCCAAGGAACAAGATAATCTATCTAAGATGAGCCTGTCTCAGCTAAAGAGTCTTAATCCAACTGAGCCAATTCCTGAACCAGCCGGGGGTGCGGCTGGTGGTCTTGCAGGCGGTATGCCGGGTGGATTGCCGGGCGTCCCACCTCCGATGCCGGGTGGTGACCTTGGATTGGGCGGACTACCACCTCTAATGCCTGGCGGCGATTTAGGCATGGGTATGCCGCCTCCACCAACACCAGCGGAGCCGCCTGGTGGTATGCCGGGAGCGCCAACGCCTCCCGGCCCAGCACCGTGATTTATGAAGCTGCCGCATGATGTCACGAATATATCTTTCAGCACGTATTACGGCATTGGTCGTGCGCTAGATTATATTTGGGATATTTGTGGTGGGAGAAGGGGGAGTGCTGAGCAGGCGGCCAAACACATCCCCCTTCTTGTACGTTGGCGCGCAACTATCAATAAAATGCGTATATATAGCTCGACCGAGATATCTCTTGCCGAGAGGTTGAACTATAACAGAGCATGTAAAGATATAGATTCGTTACTATTTAGGCTGGGCAAAATAGCGGGCGCTATGCCGATTAGGGTGAGTAATGATACTGAGCCGGAGAGTGCAGAATAGAGCAATGACGCTTGAGGCATATGGCGCCTCATCGCTATATGTCTTAGCCAAGCGCAAATACGAGAAGAATTACGTCAAGAAAATTAAGACCGAATCCGGCGAAGTTCGGGTATACGATGATGCTCATGTCAAGAAGAGATGGAAGAAGAAGGTTGAGCATATAAATGCTCTAAAAAAGAGTCTGCCAAAATTACAAAAGAAATATCGTTCAGATTTAAAGTCTGATGACGAGAAGGTACGCGCGCTTGCTGCCGTAGTAGCGCTTTTGGACCTTACCGCCATGCGCGTTGGCAATGACGACTCCGTGGATGAGTTCGGTACATTTGGTGCAACTACGCTTAAGAAGAAGCATGTTAAAATAAGCGGCAATACCGTGAAATTTAGTTTTCTAGGTAAAAAGCAAGTAGATCAAAAATTCTCATTCACTGACGCTGCTGTTGCAAAGGTACTCAAAGACCTTCTAAAGGGTAAGTCGAACGAGGATTTTGTCTTCGAGTATGAGGATGGCAAGCGCATTCGCGCCAAGGTTGTCAATAGATACCTTGCTGACTTTGATATTACAGCTAAAGATCTGCGTGGATTTCATGCAAATCGATTGATGCGTGATGAGCTTAAGCGAACAAAGGACTTTGACAAGGCCCTCGAAAACGTATCAGAGTCTGTTGGACATGAGTCTAAAACATTGATGAATCAGTATCTCGCCCCAGCACTTGTTAAAAAGTACAAAAAGGCCGAGTTTAATTTGGCTGAGTATGTAAACTCAGAATTAGCCAAGATTTTTCGCGGTTCGGCCCCGACCGTGCCGCACTCTCATAAGCCCGGTCCCAGTGAAGTAGATCGACCGAGACCTCTTCAGCCCGGTGAAACGCTAGCGGGGCGGCAACGCATAACATCTCCGTATGGGGTACGTGTGGATCCAATAACCAAGAAACCAGGTCACTTTCACAAGGGAGTGGATCTTGAGGCAGCAGAAGGTACTAAAATCTTGGCCTTTGCTAAAGGCCGTGTCATATTTGCCGGTGCCGGCAATCAGGCGAGCGGGAACATGGTTAAAGTCGCACATGGTCCGGATGATAGGCTGGTGACTATGTATTTGCATTTAAGCAAGATTCTTGTATCTGTTGGAGACATAGTTCAACCGGGGCAGGTTATCGGCCTTGCTGGTCAAACCGGACAAGTGACCGGACCGCATCTGCATTTTATTATGAAGTATGACTCGAAAACTATAGATCCGACACCGTTTTTAAAAGATCGTATTGTAGTAGGAGCATAGTATGCCTGGAAAATTATCTAAGAAAGATGAGAGCAGGTGGCAAAAAGCCAAGCGTGTTGTACGCAAGCATAAGGGCAAGAAGCAGTCCAGGTTCACTGATCGTGATTGGGGATTAGTACAGCACATATTTAAGGCGCAAAAGAAGGCAGACATGGTTAGTTCGCTACGTACTATAGCCTCTGCTCTGGATTCTGTCGGCGAGTTTTCAATGGCTGATGAGTTCGATGATATTTTGGAGAATATATGAAATTTAACAGTATAATTAATGAAATTATACATAGGTTTTCATCTATAGATATAATCATAGAGCCCGAAGAGAGCGCCGTGCGTGAGGCTGTTAATAAGCTCAAGGGCGCAGATCCTAAATACTTTGATGGCGTTAAAAAAGTCGTGGTGGAGCACGGAAATCCTAAGTCGCCATATCTAGGCAAGGCTACAGGCGATGGCATAGTATATATTTCACTTGATGCTATAAAGAATCAATTAAAAACTCAGGGTGTAGAAGAAGATCGGCAGGCTCTTATCAATGAGCTTGTAAAGACTTTGGGCCACGAAGTCACTCATATTCGCGGAGGTATGCAGCCAACAGAGGCCCCCTCCGAAGTTGAAGAGCATGTACTAGAACAGCGCTTCCCCACCCCAGAATTAAAGCGGGAAGCAGCAGATCTCTCTGATAAGCAGCGGCGCTCGATTGCCCTGCAAAAAGAGATTGCCGATTTGCGGGCTGAGCTTAATCGAATTCAATCCGTGTGGAAGCAGCTGACGCGCCCCGGCGTAACCATTGACCCTGCGCGCGAAGCTCATTTTAAGGGTGAGCAGGATCGTCTGAATGCTGAGCTTGCGGCAAAGCGTGCCGAATTAGCATCTTTGGATGCACCGGCATCTAGTCCTGCGGAGCAGCCTAGCGAGGCTGCAGAGCCTGCCCCGCAGGCTGCAACAGCTCCTGTAGCTCCTAGTGGTGAGGATGTTGCAAAGTACGCGCCAATTTTGGAAGAACTTTCAGCTTCATTGGGCAGTGCTTTAGCTGGATTAAATCGATTACAACAAATATTGAGTAATGCTCCAACATTTGTACGTGGGGAAGTTGATATTCTTGCGAGGCTTCGGAAGGCAGTGTCGGCGATGGATTCTTTGCACAAAAAGACCTCTTCGCGTGCACAAGCCTCAATTAAAGCCCCTCACCTACTTGGGCGCCTTGCGCTAGAACGTTTATTTGAAGACGCTCAGACACCACTACTCGAGATTAGTGACTTTCTAACATCTGAAAATGACTTCATCCGCCCTCTCACAAATCAGGGTGTTGAATCAGAATTTTACACCGCTGCAGTAGCCCCTGTTGTTGCAGATATATTGTCGGCAATAAAGGCTGCCGCTGATAGAATTGGTGGCGAGCATCGCATATTGCTGCAGATACCCGACCCATCTACGTCTCTTACAGCTAAGCCGCCCTCGCCCAATACTGGTCCTAGCAAGGAGAGGGGCTCTCAGCCTCGCGGTGAGCGCACGCTTGCTGCTATTCGCGAAGACTATGTTGCGGAATATAAGGAGCTGAGTGGCAAGCTAGAGGAGGCGCGTGGACTGTTGCGCGCAACTGCCGATCAGGAAAAATTAGCGCCTCTACTTGCTAAGAAAACCACCAGCGACGCGGAGTTGCGCAGTGCAAAACAAGATCTTGAAGCGGCCAGTGTGGAACTAAATGCTCTGATGGCGGGTCCGCAAACTAAGGATAAATTGGCTCAGCAGAAGGATGCTAGCGCACGATACCGGGATGCAAAGCGACGGGTTGAGCTTGCCGATGCAGAATCGAACAGGCTTCGTACGGAAATAGCATCTCTATATGATAGTAGCGCGGTAAATCCAGATACGTTGATTGCAGCCATTGCTCCATATTCAAATGTTGCAAGTGTTGAGATGCGCCTGCAAACAATTGCTGATAAACTGGAGAAGTTTAAGACTATAGATGAATATAAAAAGCAGCTTGCCGATGCCAGAGATGAGTTGAGGCGTAGGGCTAAAGAGCTGGGCGATACGCACCCCGAAGTCGCTGCCTTGACTAAGCTGGTCGAATACGCTCTCCCCGAGCAAATTTCTGACTTGGAAGGGGAGCTTGGTGCCGTCTCTGCCCCTAAGCCTCGCTCGCAAGATCCGGAAATGATTCGCGTGCGCGATACTCTCAAGGAGAATATGAAATCTTTCAATTCTCCGCTAGTACGCTCTATGTTTGAGAAGATTATGCCGGACGTTGCTACTGGTGGTATGTTGCGAGGACAGAAGAAGACTTTGGAACGCAAGCTGCAAGTGAGAACCAAAGATGTTGCTCCTGAAACTGACTATGAGCGTCTGGATGGAATTATTCCAGCAGATGTTGAAATTTCTAAATGGAAATCTCAAATTGGAACAATAAATAGAGATATTGCGCACAGACAGAGTGGCGAGATGCTCGAATATATGGGTCGTCTGGGGCAGGCGCTTTCTGCGTTGGTACAGCGCGCTGGAGGCAAAGCGGATGCTCAAATTCCTGCAGATATACTCGGTCCATCACTTATATTAGGTAAATATAGCAAGAGTGATGGCAATAATAAGATCATTAGAGATCTAGAGAGTGTGGTTAGTGCAAATGCCAAGGTAGCTGCAATGCTAGAGGCTGAATTTAACAAACTGCAAGCAGAGCTCTCTAATCTTGAGAAGAGTGCAGAGAAGGACCCTGTTATAGCGGAGCGTCTTAGGGCGAAACGCAAGTACTTAGCCGAGCAGCCAGCTTTTCAAAAATTCAGATCAGATGTGTCTTCAACTATTGATAGGCTGATCCAGCAAACGCATCCTGTAAGCACAGAAGAGATTGCGCCTGCAAAAACTATAAGGGAGCGCGGTTGGGCCCCTGAGATTTCTAAAAAAGTGCAGCGAGAGGAACGCGATATAGCAAAAGAGTTCGGTTGGGGCTCCGAGCCAGTCGAATCTGAACCTTGGAGATTTCCGCAATATGATGAGAGGGCCAAAGCACTTTCTCGTCGGTGGGAAACTCCTGAACCATTGGGCAGGGCGGCTCTTACCGGGGCAATCCGTCGTGATATTGAATTGGGCCTAATTGATCCTAGTGCAATACCTCAAGATGTACGGAAGGGGCTACTGGATCGCCTTCATGTTAACTCAAAGGAAATGCGCGATATAAAAGAGCGCCTCGCAGAGCCGGATGCGGAGCTGGCTAGACTCAGACAGGAGCGTGCTTCATTTGAAAGCGGCACTGCTGTAGATCCTGAATTTAATCGCCAACGGCTGGCGCGCAATCGAATTGAACAGGAGACTGTTCAGCGCAGATCAGCTCGCCTCAGAGAGCGTGCCCGGCAGCTGCATTCTGAAATTGGCAAGATACGTGATTTACTAAAGAATCCGCAAAAATATGTTGAGTCTGCAGAGGAATTGGAAAAGATGCTTGAAAGTCTGCTGGAGAAGCGGGATAAATTATATGCTCGTAAGTACGGTGACGATAAGCAACTGAATAAATTACAAAAGGAATTGTCTTCTGCGCCTCCATCAGAACAGAGGAGTATTCAAGACCAGATTGCGGTCGCTCAAAAGTCGATTACGGACCTGGAATTTGATATCCAACGTATAGAGCGCGAGGTGGCCAATGTTGAACGCAGATTGGGTGCTGTTCGGAGTCAACCTGCGCCTTCGTCGCCCGAATCAACTCGTCAAAGGGGCCGGGTTCGTGTATTCGAGCCTACTGAAGAGGATAAGCTGAAGATTCGCGAGCATCGTCAGCGCTATGAAGGGGCAGTTGAAAGGGGCGTGGCCGAGAAGGCTAAGAAGTACCGTGCAGCCGACAAGGCTGAGCTTGCGGCCATGTATCGTCGTCGTGAATTTGTAGATCCAAATAATCCATCAAAGCAGCTGCCGTCCACCCGCATGTTAAACGCTAGTCGTGCTATGAGATATGCGTACAAGAAGGCCTTGGAGCTAAATCCCGCCTCTGACACCTCGCGCGAGAGTCGGGTCAGAGCTGCTCTGTATAAGCAAACTGAGCTGGATAATTACCTTCGTATGCTTGATGATGAATATCTCAAGCAGGCTACTGAGCGGGCTGAGGTGGCTACTAGCGACGCGCGCGAGCAGTTTCGCTTGCGTGCGCAGTATTTGGATGAACTGCACAGGACCCCAGAGTACGTGCAAGCCATTGAGATGCTGCAGCAGGCTATGAGTGATATAGATCGGGAATCTATAATAGACCGACCAGAGGGTGTGGCTGCGCTGGAAGCTGTTGTTGAAGAACGTGATATGGGCAGGGGGGTTGGGCGCGTACGCGGACGCCCGGAACGTATGCTGGGAGCAAAAGATCCTTATATGCTATTCTTCCGCGCTCAGTATGAGGCGGAAGTGGCTCTAATGCGTTACGAACGGGCCGCTAAGGCCAAGAAGCAGCTTGATGCTGCTAGAGCAAAGGCGCGCGCTAAGGCCTCTGCAGAGGGCTTAGATGAAAAGCAGATTAAGGCGATTGTAGATAAGGAATACAATGAATTGCTCGGAGCGATAATGGCATCTCAGTATGAATCGTTATCAAAATTCGACAACATAGTTGAAAAACTTAAAGATGCTGCACAAGGTAAGCAGCCAAGCGTATATTTTGATCCTTCAAAAGTCAGTGAATATCTGAAAGAGCTGACTGACAAGCAGGCTTCTGTAGTTCGCGAGAAGGAGCTGGCGAGGCGGTTTACTCAGGTTCGGGAAACTCCGCTGGTGACGGCCGAGGCTTTCGACCCAGACCGTTATCCTAAGTTAATGGCCGTTGAGTTCAGCGACGAATTGCCTACGGTGTCTGAATTTGCTCGCCAGCAGAGTGAGGGTGAAGGCGTATACAAAAAATTACGCTATGTACTACCTCACATTCTGTGGGGCAAAAAAACTCCAGAAAAGAAGAGTCGTGGCAAGACTCCAGGCACGCCGGCAACTCCAGGCGCTGCCCACGAATCTCCATTCACTGAAACTGTCAAGCATAAATATCATCCCGCTCCAATTAGACCCGGCGGAAAGGGTCAGCGTGGGGACAAGGTTCCTCAATTTATGCAGAGCAAGAGTAGGAAATGATTTATGTATAAATTGAGTAACAAGCATGATGATATTATAAATGAGTTGTTTGATGTTGCTGCCAAGGCTGCTGCCAAAAAGCTCATTTTATCATTGAAGCATAAGGGTGGCGAGGAGTGCCACTGTGATCATCGTGAGGAAATTGATGAGCTTGCTAATGAATTCTTGTGTGATACAATGTACATAGATGATGGTCGGTTCGGCCTGGCCGAACCGCTTTCTAAGGCGGCGGCAGAATATAAAAGGTACTCAGATCCACTCCCGCCCAAAGATACTGCGGTAACTCTGGTGAGATTAATTCACCATCTAATGCAGCGTTCAAAAATACAGAATAGGCCAAAATTTATTCAAAATATCCGTGAACACCTAACTGAATTAAACCCATATATGCTATCTAAGAAGAAGAATAACCCATCTGCTGCAATAGGTGCAGCAATGAATATAATAAAAAATGTGCTGCAGTCCCAGCCACCTACAGTTATCAGCTCTATTCTTGGACACCTATACAGAATGTTATGATTAAATTATCTAATGCCGGCATAGAGGATAGTGGAATTACTGATGCGGCGACCGGACGCAGGATTTACGTCACCGTCACTGCGCGTAAGAAATTTCGTGCGGCAAATCCCAATTTTGCTAAGGTACGAAATGTTCTTTTAAACACTGCTATGGCTAATGATTTTGCACGTTCTAAGCCTCAGACTAAGCTATTTCGGGTAAGGAAGGATCCAAATGCAGTTGGTCAGGTTCGAGATGGTACCGGCGGAGAATATATAGCAATCGTTGATTCTAACAGCGTGAAGATTGTCGGGTTTGGTAGAGCTGGCATACCAAAATTAACCGGCATCGCCGCGCCGCCGCGCGCACCTACCGGAAAGCCGGTTCCTGCCCCGGTAGCATTTTCAAATAATGACTTCTCATTATTCATAGTTAAACACGCTATAGATAATATGTGCGAAGCTTATAGTTTGAATGAGGAGCGCCTACATTCTGTGATAGATCTTCTTTCCGAGCGCACGCGGCTCTCGATAGAGGATGTGGTGAGAAAGCTTGAGACGCTTGGCGATGATGAGACTGTGTCACTGTTATGCTCTGATAACCAGGCAGATTATCTGCACACCACAGAGAATAAGAATATGCAGATTGCAGACCCCATCTATGAAATGCAGTCCGACCTGCCGTCTTCGGGATTCGCTGCACAGGTCGGCTTGGCAGAAAGGTAATCTATTAATAGACGAGTAAACAATTATTAGTAGGATACGGGAGTCAGTATTGAAAATTGCGGTGCCAATATATTCAATTAAGATTAGTCCTGGAGAAATGGAGCAGGCAAAGCGCGTGCGCCGCTCTCTTAAGGATGTGATCGTTAAATTGGATCAAATTACAGATTCGCTCCAGTCATTTGCATCAATACTTGGCGAGATTAGGGAGCCGTCCGACATTGGAAAGCTACGTAGAGAACTTGTTGCATATAAGCAGAAAATTCAAGGCGACATGAATGACTTCTTAACTCTGGTCGAATCCTCCTTGGGCGAGTGGAATAAGATGATTTCAGATGGCAACTTTGAATCTATGCGCAAGGCCTATGTTGAGGAAATTCGCAAGGTGCGTGATGCGGCGGGCGAATTACTTGAGAAGTTCCGCCGACCAACTGAACCCAATTTCCTGCAAGATGCTCCGCAAGATGTAAATAACATTGTCGCTGCCAAATCAGCGCTGCATGAAATTATCACTGTTCAGTTATTTCAAAAAATAGATCGTGATATTCTTGGTAGGATCAAAATAGGTTCAAAGATAGTTGATTTGTAATTGGTGTAATATGGTATTTATTAAATATTCTGTAGTTGAGCTTGGTCTCGAAGAGGATATGCCCGGCTGGGTTAAGCAAGCCAAAGAGGCCAAGGCTGCAGGTACAGATGTTGACTCAGCAAAGACCGAAGAGACTCCTGCTAATAAAAAGGCAGAGGAACAGGAAGGAAGTTCGATTAAGGATCAGTAATGGCTATTAAAAAGATTGCCTTCAGCGATCAATTACAAGTTTCTAATATCGTTTCTCCCGAAACTGTTGGCGAGGAGGCGGAAATAGTTGGCCGCTTTAAAGAGATCATTTCTTCCTTGCGCGAAGAGCAAGAACGTGTTAAGGTTGGAACAAAGATCGCTCCTAAGATGGAAGATTTCCTCTATTGTCATGCGATTCAGATGCATGCCGCCGAGGCAAATCTTGTCGACGACGGTAGCGGCGAATTTAGAAAAAATGCTAGGGGCGAACCTGTGCGGGGTCATTTTGAATCAGTCAAAGATTCGCGTGGCTCAGACTCAGTCAAGTGGGTTAGCCCAGACGGTATTCAGCTATATAAAAATCAAAATGGCGACATCTTCCCCGAAGAAGATTTGATTAAATCTCACAAAGATTGGGTTGGAAAGCCGCTGTGTAAAGACCATATTAGCAATAGTGTTGATGGAATACGTGGTATTATCGTAGATACCTTCTATGATCCTAAATTCAAGCGTGTCCACGCGCTATTTGCATTAGATAGAAAAAATTATCCAGATCTAGCTCGAAAGGTTGAAGCGGGCTATGCGACCAATGTGTCGATGGGCACAGCTGTGGGGCGGTCGATCTGTACCGAGTGCTCAAATGTGGCTACCACCGAAGCTGAGTACTGTCACCATGTCAAGACCAAAGCAAACTATGGTGAAATAAATAAGGATCTAAAACCAATTGAACTTAGCCTTGTTGTTACAGGTGCCGACCCGCGGGCCAAAGTACGCACTGTGTTAGCTAGCTTCAATAATTACTTCATTCAAAAGGCAGCGGCCTTATCTGGCGATGAAGGGGGTGTTGCGCCCGCATCAGTCCCAGGAAAAAATCTTAGCGTATCAGAAATCATAGATCTATTGGGTACGCTAAATCATGAAAGTCCGAAATATGCTATGGTAGTGCAGCATGTTTCGTCTATGAAAAATCCCGAGCTACGGGAGCTTGCACTAAAGCTGAAGTCTATGAAAGATCCTGCACTTACATCGGTTAAAGAAGCCGTTGCAGAGCTGTTGGCTGAAAGGTATATGACTTCAGAAGCTCCTGTGATAGATGTTAGCTCCGCAGTGAGACCAACGGGTACGACCACTCAGCCCGATATGGGCTCTGCGGCAGCAACTGGCCATGACATGGCCGGTGAGAGCTTGAATAGCGAGGTCGGGCAAGATCCGACCTCTATGGTAGACAAGAACGTAGGAGTTTCACGAACTCTTCCGGATCCTAATAGTGGTATAGCAACGGCATCGGCAACATCATCAAATTATTCTGATGGTTCTGACGCTGGTGCCAAAAACAATTCTTTGCACAATAGATTTGCAATGTTGAAGAATAAGGAGATTCCAATGAATTTTGCAGAGTTACGTAAGCGCGCAGAGGCGCGTAAACAAGCGTATCACCAGGGCACGGAAGACCCAGCAAAGGCCCTTCCGTACGAAAAGATGGGGGACGCTGATAAGATTCGCGACACTCAAGATAAGCAGATGACCGGCAAGGAGCTGGATACATCTAAAGATATCCCGGCAGAAGATGCCAAGAAGAAGGAGATGCTGCAACGCGCCTCCCTTGAAGAGCGTCGAGCTAAGCGCGCTCGGCTTCTCAAGGCACTGACGAAAGAGGCTGCCGATGACAAGAGGCCTGGTGCAGTCGAGGAAAAGACCGACTCCCTCGGTAGAAAGGTTATGGTCGCCACGAAGGCTGATGGTACCAAAGAAGTCCTGAAGGCTGATGATAAGGAAGGTGCCGTGGAGAAGAAGGCATACTGGCAGGGCACGGAAGAGCCAACTCCTGGCAAGGCCCAGTATCCGCTTATGGGAGAGCCTCACGAGAAGATGCGTATGAAGGATAAGCAAATGAATGGCAGCGTTGAGAGTGGCGCTGACGGCATGTTCCCCGGTGATGAACAGACCAAGCGCGGCCTCCAGCGCATGGCTTCAATCCGTGCGCGACTCACCAAGAGCGCAACCCCGGGTCAGAGCGCCTGGAAGTTCTTCTCTGGTAACAATGAAATTCTGACTGTTCGTGCATCATCCGCCTACGAAGTGGGACTAGATGAGCCGGTTAAGAATACGGCACATCTCTCGCAGGATGGAAAAGATCTTGTTGCTGATGATTTCTTCAAGACCGAGGCATATGCCAAGGAAGTGATGAAACTCATCCGCTCGGCAGGCCTTGAGAAAGCAGCTGAAACGCTTGGAGGTGAACTTCCAGCATCACCAGCCGCCCCCGCCGCCCCAGAAGCCCCAGCTGCAGAAGCTCCGGCGACACCACGAGATACTGGCAAGGACAAGATTGCCGAAGCCCTCGCTTCTATCGAGTCGGCGGTTGAGGAAATTCGCAACGCTGCGAATATCGAAGATCTGAAGCAAGTTGATGTTGCCGCAGAAGGGGCGCCGGTCGCGGCCTCTTTCCGCACTCAGTTACTAAAGGTACAGGCCGAGCTTGCTGAGGCTGCCGATGAGCTGGGCGCGCTATCAACAGTTTCTGCTCCGGTGACCGTTGTTGATGAGGCGGTGTCTGATGCGCTTGTTGTCGCTACTGCAGCAGCTGATCTTCTAGATAAGTTTGCTGCTAAGAAAAAGAAGAAGAGGGACGACGATAAGAAGTCTAAGAAGGACAAGTCTGATAAGAAGGCTAAGGGCAAGGACAGGGAAGAGGATGAGTCCGAAGAGAAGGATGATGACAAAGAAGAGAAGGATGATGACAAAGAAGAGAAGGGTATAGAGAAGGCTGGGGAAACTCTAGCTGCTCTCCTAGCCGCTCGCGCAGCGCGTCGCGAAGCTCTTGTTGCGCAGGCCTTCACCGAGGGCGAAGATGAGTGGGAGGAGGCTACCAAGCCTGAAATCCCGAGTCTCCTTGGACATGGCGACACAGAGGAAGATAGTGTCGTCGACGAACTCGAGGATGGTCTTGACGCTGCAGAAGAGCTTGCTGAGGCGCTGAGGGCGTGGGATGCGGAAGATGGTGCTATGGCGGCAAAAGATGCCGGCGATATGCCTGGGCCGCTCAACAAGGCTGAAGAGAAGGAAGTTGCCGAGATTGCCGATAAGAAGGCTGATGAGGAAGTTAGGGAGCATGAGAAAGATATGCATGCCAAAGACGGCCTCATGGATCGCAAAGCATGGAGGGAATCACTCCTGAAGAAGATCGCGGGCGAGTGGCAGTCCACTTACTCAGAGGCTCGTAAGGGTTCAGGCCCAGATGTCGCTGTCGATGCTAAGGTGTCGGACAAGCTCAATAAGGTCGAGACTCTTGCTGAGGTTAAAGAGGCTGTCGAGGATGTTGCCAAGTCCGAACCGCGCAATGTACGTATGGCGGCTGAAGCCTTGGATCGCATGATTCGCGCTGGCGTGGTGAAGGCCGCCCAGATAGACGAGTTGGTTGCCAAGGGCGCTGTTGATGCAGTAGCTGCTAAGTACTGGAAGGATTACCTGGGTCAGGTCGATGGTGGACGCGAATTCGCTACTGGCTTAACTCAGGAATTCAAGCAGGCCAAGGCAGGGCTCGAAGTCAAAGCAGCAAGCGAGGAGCAGGAGGCGAAGTTGATGCGTGCATACAATCTCGCTCTCGAAGCTCAAGAGCGTGGTTTGATTGCAAAATCACGCGCGGACTTGCACCGCTTTGCATCTAACCTGGTGAAGCTACCCGGCGACCAGTTTGATGCCATGAAGAATATGATTGGTCAGGCTCGCAAAACTGAGGAGCAGGTGAAAACTGCAGCTCCCGTGGTTGGGCTGAACTATGATCGTTCTGGTGCCACACCGGCTGCGCCGCAGACGGCAGATGTATCAGTTGAAAATCTAGCTAAATTGTTCTTCTGAATATAACTGGCGGGGCCTCGTTTTTAGTGAGGCCCCGCCACATCTTTATTTATGTTTGACAGCATATATTTTGAAATTCTTGAGTTAGAAGATTTAGGTTTATCCGACGAAGAGATTATGGGATATATCGCGTTTTTCTACTATGACCAACAATCCCTCACAGAAGTATGAAATCTATCGTAAATCTGGCTCGGATTTTCCTGCCGCTGTTAAACCATTCCTTGTAAAATACCCGCCATTAGGTGCCGTGCGCAGGGAGTCCGAAGGCTCTGTGCGCAATTATTATTGGAATACAGGCAACGGGCAGGCAACATTATCTCTGAGTGAAGATGGTGGCGCAGTATTGAAATTTGTACTTGATGATTCTGACGACTCGGAGGAGAGGTCGTTGATGATGAAACTTGTCTCTGTAGGCTACAATAGCCGGGATGTACAAATTAGAAGGGCTATCGCCTCTATACTTTCGGAGATGTTAGATGCTTAGAGTTATACAATCTGGAAATGCCAGACCAGTTTCTTATCCAGTTGATCCGAATGCCACGTTCGAACCTGGCATGATTGCGCAGTTCAAGGTTATTGGAAATGATCATGTGCTGGGTGTATCCGATGGAAGAGCTCCTTTTGGCATAATAGATGATATCAGGACAACCGCTTTCTCAGCACCTGTGAATGATGAATTAGTTGTAATACCATGCGTGCCACTATTTGATGGATATAAGTGGGTAAATGCTATGGATACATCAAAAGAGCTATACAATGCTAATATTATAGCAAGTTCTTTTGTAGCAGATTACCCTGGTTTAAAGTTAAATCCTATTAATGGCATTCTGAAAGCACCTGCCGGCACTGAGCTCAATTTCGCAACTGATGACTCTCTGACACCAAACGCAGTAAGAACGCGTGTTAAGTACACATACTATGTGCCCAATATTGCCGGCGAAGACACAACGGTGGGCTCTGGTAGGATTACCATATGGTGGTCTCGTGGAATTTTTCAGACAGATCAATATGAAATGACAGCTTATAGTGTAAATGCTACGCTATTTGTAAGTGCTAGCGGAAAACTAACTACAGAACAAACTATGCCCGAGCAGCCGGGTGTGGGGATGTGTATTGTGCCGCCAACTGCGCACAATCCATTTTTAGAATTTATTTGGCTGTGAGGACTATATGATTTTTGATCACGAAGATGGTAATTGGAAGAATAGCGAAGTGGCCCGCACTATGTTAGAGATTTTGGCTAGCCAAACTCCACCACCCTCAGAATCGCAGCAGGCTCTTGCGGTGGATGTTGAACTGGAGGACCGTCTGCTGGCCGAGGCTCATGATGAGTTAAATGCGCTGCATCGTACCGGGGCGAGTCATCTAATAATTAATGAGCTGAATAGGATTGCTGAGCTTGTTGGTGACAATTCACGAGCAGCTCTAGAAATTGAATTAGCGATAGATGACATTAAACAGATCTTAAAGTAGGAGCTTATATGCAGCGTATCAAATTTGATGAAAGTGAAATTTTGGATGCCTTTTATACTAAGGCCATGGCAGATGGTATGCTTGATAAGCCTGCCGAAAATCTATACCCGGATTTTGACATCAGCGCTCCTCCAAAAAACGAGCTTGATGGCATTGTGGCGGTAGCTTCCCATGATAATCGCCTATATGGACTGGGTGGCGAGACTGGTGAGGAGATGGTTGGTAAAGCCCATCCTGGCGGAGGTACCGTCATTGATTTGGACAATAATAAGCCTAAAGATAAGGATATGGCCAAGGTAGAGACTATTGTAGAGCGTCAGAAGGCGATGCGGGATGTGGCTGAAGGCAAGCCCACCGGCAAGCTGGCTCAGGCTATGGCTAAGTTAGTTTCCCTAGCGAATCTACTTGATGAGCGTGGTGAGCACGCTGCCGCTGCCGAGTTAGATGTTGAAATTGCCAAATTGGCTGCTGACGTGGATCAGACTCCTGTAGACGGCATGTATGACGGAATGACGATGGGGGCGCCTGCTCCGCGGAAAGCTCCTTCAGACGTTCCCCTCGCACCGGGACAGGAGCAGGGCTATCTTGATGACGTAGCTAAGGCGGCCGAGCGGGAAGCGAAGGCGAAGGCCGATAAGGCTGCACGTCTTAAAGCTAACAATGCCCGCGTTATCACATTACTTAATCAACTTCGCGAGGCCGAGGGTTTATCACCCTTAGCAGCGTCTCCGCAGGCGGGCGTGATCACCAAAGAGGTGAAGGATGAGATGGCTCGGAGCGTAAGCGGTGGATATTCGACTTGGCGCGAACTTTTCTCGCATCTTGAGAAGCGCGTAGCGGAAGCGCGGGCGTCATCTGCATTAAATGCAGTACAAACTACTTTTACACCAGGATCTCCAGTAGCTAGACGTGGCGATGAGCCGGGCGCACCAGCCTCAATCCCGACTCCGCAAGTTGAACGGCCGCGTATAACTACCCCACAGAAGGGCCCTCCGCGCGGACCTAGTCTCTGAGGTGATACATGCACAGAGGCTTGCTACCCCTGCCAACATCTGAGGAAATGAATCAATTAGCTCATCCTGGTGGCGGCACACAGGTGACTGAAGCTTCTCGGGAGGGTTTAGTGGAAGATTTATACGAAGCACATCTACGTCATTTAGATGTAGCTACCAAATCATCTGTCGTTGGCCGCCTAATATTGGCCGCTAATAATCTTGATACCTTAGGCGTACGTTCGGCGGTAAGTGATATAGATCTGCTCATATCTGTCGCAGGACAGGGGGGTGCAGCTTCTCCTGATGTCTCTGAGGTGCTAAGATTGATAGGTATTATGAGAGATATCATCACTCAGGTAGATACTAAAAATATTGAAAACCATGCTGCTGGCAAACTGTATGAGGAACTGCGCGGCGATGTGTTGAGGCTGGATGAGTTAATATCTGCAAATACATTGGATGCTGCAGCAGCCCAAGCATCCATTCTGGAGCAAAAATTATTACGTTTTGATATCAGCTCAGATCTAGCAGAGGCCCTGGGCGGCGGAGATTCATTATGGGGTTACATCACTCGCGATAAGGTTACAGAGGCAAAGAAGCTTTTGGTTGCTACGTCAATGTTGAGGAAGCAACTGCAGAGTATTGCACAGTTTGGGGCTCGTGGTACCGAGTCTCCTGGCGCCAGTCGCGAGCGCGCGACAGTTCCGCAGGCAACTCCCGAAGAAGCCAAGGCACTCCAGCAATTCGCTCGTGAAGTCGGAGCTATGGCAGATGAGTACGATGATTTAGATGCTCGCACTGAAGAGTGGAAGTCTGAGATGAGTCCGCAGAATTATAACAAGCTACATGCTGAATTTATGAGAGATATACCAAATCTTGGATATCTCAATCGCTTACCTGGGCTACGCGAGCGCCTCGACGGTGGTCGTATACGCGCATCACAAATCCCTAGCTATGCGCCAGTTATTGCCGGATTAAAGCAGATTCTTTATGCTTTCCGAACTAAAGTGAATGAGGTCGACTCCAGATTATTGGGAGTATCGCTAAATGTAACAGGGGGTGAGTGATGGGCTTTGGTAAAAGCACGCCGATCCCTGGTGGCGGAGGCAGATCGCGAGCGGGGGATAGGCCCGCATCTACGATTCAACAGCAGCCTGCCATTCTTGAACTCCAACGTATGCTGCGAGATAGGCAAAAATTAGCGCTGGACGGGATGACAGGAGTATATGATCAAAATACTCATAGTGCCGTGGAGGGTTGGCGCAATGAATTAATTGGGCGTGAGGATGCGGAGTCGCAGCAGATTGCTCGGATCTTAGAGTCGTTATTAGCTACTAAAGTATCGTGGTTACGTCAAAATCCGCAGGCTGTGGCTGAAATTGTATATCAGCTACAGCGTATCATACCACGAGAAACAGCGCCCGCTAAAACTATAAAAGATACTCCGTATTACAATATTACATTACCAAATGGCCAACAACGTATGTTGCCACTAGCGCTTGTATATAGTCGTGGGTACATGATGTATCAAGCTATTTTAGAACAAAATGGCTTGATTGATATGTCGTTGCCCGTAGCCCAGCGACTGCAGCAGCTAACAGCAGCCACGCAGGCCATCTCCTCTTCACTAGATCCAAATAATCCAAATAACGCAAACATACTCTATGTCATCACTGAGGCTGATAAGGACCTGCGTGAGTCTTGGCGCTTGCGTGACCAGGGCGCTACGGCGCCAGGTGGTGCTGCGCCCGGCACATTAGCCTCTGCACTGGGGGCGCTTGTTCCTGAATTCCAAAAGGCCTCAGCTGCTCAGAAGTCTCACATTATCAATGTAATATTTACTAGATTTCCAAGTGCTGATAAGTTTATGGAAACTCCTCCGAATATTAATTCACGCGTCATTGATATGCATGAGCTGCGTCGAAATCAAGCATCTTTGACAGGTGTAGTTACCGAAGAATTACGCAAAATGGGGTTAGTCAGATGATCTCAAAGCAGGCTGATTTTTTTCAAGGCGAAGTTCCCGAGGTTATAAAAGACCTAATATGGGATGATGAGAAGGGCTTTTTCGAAAACAGCCTACGCTGGGGTGGGCGAGGGTTAATGCTTGTTAGCGGTCCCCTAGCTATTCTGAATGTTGCGGCCGGCATGATGGGCATAGGTCTCGCTGATGTGGGGCGCATGCTCGATGAGAAGCTGGCTGGTAAAGATTTGTCGAATATAAACCCGTCAGAGTTAGCTGGGCAGATGGCAGATGAAATGTATCCCGAACTAGAGGCTCGTGCCGAGGTTCTGCGGTCCGGTCGGGTGGTATTGGCAGCAGAGCCAGCTAAACAGCCTGCGGGTACTCCAAAAAGTAAAATAACTTTCGAGGCAGCTCAGCCTACTACCAATGTCAAAACAAAAGCTCCTGCACCGGTAGAATTTGAAGCTGCCCAACCTGCTGGCGGACCAAAGGCTAGGGCACCAGCGCCCATTGAGCTTCCTGGTGGAGAGATTTTACCTCCATGGACTCAAAGGCAAAAGCAGCCTTTTGCGGATAAGCCTACGGAGTCGCCTGCGGCCTCTAAGTCAGTTCCTCTAGCGCAGGAGCGTGCGAAGATGGAGATACGTGACGAATTCGACCGGCGCAAGCATTTGCGTAGGCGCGAATATGCTGGACTTACATTCGATCAGCAGCTGAAGCTTCGCGAGATTGACCAAGCCGAGGCGGCATCTGCACATGAGCGGAAGAAAGACTTGGATCGCCACCATGCTGAAATGGAGCATGGAAAATTCCTCAGAGATCGCGAATCGATGGAGCATCAGATTCGTACTAAGTATGAAATTGAAGATAGGTATTTGAAAGAGAAGCAAAAATTCGATCTTCAACGAGAGTTGGTGATGGGTAAGATTACTCCTGAGCAACATCGCCTTATGGTGGCGGCGATCTCAGGCACCCCGATGTCATATGACGAGCTTGAGCGTGCCAAAAAGAATATGTCGCGCGCAGAGCGTGAAGAATTAAAGAAGCGCCTTGATATGCGCAATGCAGAGCATCGTCAAACCCTCAAACATCGCGCAGACTTTCAAAAGCAGGAGTTGAGACAGGCTCGCCTTATGGCTGCCGCACGCGGGGGTGATGCCGGTCTTATCTCCATGTTTAAAGGTAAAGTTGGCAAGCTAGGCTTAGCTGCAGCATTGGCAGCTGTAATATTTGCCGGCTTTAAAGCAATGAAGGGTGGCGGCGCATCACGCGCGACTGCGCCATCGGCACCGAGTGCTCAGTATACCTCGCCGCCTGCAACACAATACAATTCTCCACGCGCTCGCGGAAAGACCCCCTCTTCTAATAAACGTTCACGTAGTATGAGTCAGCATATAAATACTGAGTTAAAAAGCATCTTAGGTGATTAATTATGAATACGAAACTTGATGAAATTATGAGTACATATGCGAATATTCTCAGTACGCTACCTGAGACACCTGCCGTCGAGCCGTTATGGCACGCCACTGTAGAATTACCAGATGTGACTCCTGATTTAGATGTTGCTCAAATTTCGCTGCAAACAAATGCTTTTGTATCTACAGCTGCAGATAAGAAAGAGCGGGATATTCTACGTGAGAAACTTCGCTCTGTAGAAATTAAAGATATGGTTGGAGAGGCTCATCCCGAGCCGGTTTACATTGCAGATGCAATGGAGGATGGCGGGCTAGTGGAGAATGGGAATGAGCTCCATCAGAAGCTAGTGGAGATGATCAATAAGTACCCGTCTGGTAGCGTGGGTCATAAGTACGCTGCTTTGGCCGAGGATCTTTTGACTGTGGCACAGGAATTGGATGCGACAGGGGATAGTTCTGCTGCACAGGAACTTGACTCCCTGGCCAATTCTATAGTAGATGCCTTAAAAAAAAATTCTAATCTCACCAAGGTTGCTTTGATATGGACTGTTCCCATGGTGATGTGGGGATTGGGGGCTATCCTAGGCACTTCAGGAGCTGCCTGGTATGGTTTTAAAGGTCAACAGGAAAATCTTGCGCGAGACCTAGATAAACTGGCCGGCAACGTAGATTCGTGGAAAGATGATAGCGCTTTCGCCGCATTTAAGTCACGCATATACCAGCTTCGCGAAGTTATTTCGCGCATGCAGGCTTCTACGAATCGCTGGGTAGCTGCATCTGATATTTATGCTAATCAAAAAACTCCTGCTGCTATGCAGGAATTACAGTCTGCCACCGAAGATTTACAGAAGGCTTTCTCTGATTACAAGCCATTGCGTGATGAGATTATTGATGTAAAACTTGCCGGAGCATTCTTTCCAGCATTTAAGTGGTATGAGTCCAATGTAATGGAAGGCTATAATAAGTTAATGGGATTTGCTCAGGAGCAGGGTACAAGGCTATCCCAGCAATCCGATGGGCAGCACGCAGATCAATTTGATTCCCCGGAGATGCAGGATGCCGAGCATGCGGTTGAGGAAGCGGACACATCATCACGCCAGCCTCTTGACAAAAACGCGACTATGCAAGCTCAGTTATTTATTAATCGCGCATATCAGCCTATTGGTGTTGCTAGCGGATTAATCGATGATGCTTGGTACAAGGGTATTAAAGCAATGGTTGACAGTCTGCGCGGCCGTTTACAGCAGGCCGTAGCCGCACAGGACCCCGATGCTGCCGCAGAGACTGCGATGGACCTTAATATATCGAAATTTGTGGAAATGGATAGCGGCGGAAATTATGCTCTGCTTGTGAGCGCTGCCGAGTTAAATCGCATTTTCAATCTTGTAGATCTGGCTGAAGAGCAGGTTAAAGCGCTTCGATCTGCACGTGTAATGCAGCCTCACGAAAGTCTGCTGCAGTGAAGATGTTGTAGACTACTAATACAAAAGTACAGATTTTGAATTGTTTTTCTAGCCCAAGTTGTTTGGGCAGGGCGAAACAAAATTTACAAAGGATTCAATTATGGCTCTTTTTCCATTACAACCTGGCCTTATGCCACTTGGTCAGTTTGATTGCTTAGACACCGACCTAGCCTCCGTTACTGGCGGCGAGGTTATGGCACTCACGTCAGCCTCCACGTCCCTCTCGGCCTCCGAGAAGGCTGCCGCTGACGCGCTTGACGGCTACCTTTATGACGCCTCCGGCCCAATTGCTAACCGCGCTGCCGCTCGCCTCGCGCTCGCTGCAGACGTAAATGGTATGCTGGCTCTGGCCGACGACGGTCTTGCTGGTTACGGCACGATGTTCGGTCAGACGATTGGCACCACAGCCGGCCTTGCGGTCACTGGCACCAACCTCGGTCCGCACAGCGCCGCAGCTTCTGGCAAGGTAACCCTCTGGGATAAGCCTGGGCTCTATGAGGTTACGGTTTCCTCGCTGGCCTCAGACTTCGTATCCAGCATCGGATTCGCGGGTCTGCTTCCGGGCGCTACCCTTGGCTTTAATAGCGCTTCCAAGCTTGCTCACGCAGATTGTAGCGGTCTCGTTGCCAGCTCTGGTGTTGCTACGTTCGTCGAGTTCTCCTCGAGTGGTTCGCTCGTCACCACCCCAGCCAAACTGGTTGGTACGACTACCCTTTCGGTACTCTACCCACGCGTAGTTGTCGCGTTCCACGCCGGTCACGGCGCGCGCTGATAGTTAGTGTATAAGTTAGGTTTAATTGTGGAGTGGGGCGACCCGCTCCACAATTTTTTCTATGCATAAATGTAAATAGTCTACGAGATGTAAATTTTACACATCTCAATGTTATAGGCAGTGCTAACTGCCATAATTCAAAACCACATGCAGTGATTGCACAGGTGATAATAAGAAACCTCCAGGATAGTATAGGAAGGTTAAGTAAGAGTAAGTAAAAACTATATCTACAGGAGATATTACATGACTACAGGTCTTTTTAATGACAAGGGAGAGATGAATGCGACGTCCGTTGCAGATGCAGTCTCTAACCTTGCCAAGTATGCAAGTGTTATTCAGAACCATATGAGCGCGAACCAGTCCCTAGCTGGCAAGCCGTCCTACACTGAACAGCAGAAGGACGACATGGTTAAGCGCGCTCTTCAGACGACTGAAGGCAAGATTGCTCTCGGCCAAGCGATGGCTCTCCCGATCCGTCGCAACCTTGATTATCAAGGTGTTGCTCGCCGTGCGCTCGTTGTTGACCCGTTAATGGTAGCGGCCTGAGCTAACCCTCAGGAAAATTTCGCTGTATGCTGGAAACTCTGGGAATTCAACTGTACTGACTCAAACATATATCTCGTGGCACTGCGCTCGGGATCGCTTAAAAGAGTAAGTGAAAATCAGTTGACGATGCAGACAATCAGCAGGAAAGGTAAAATGATAGCAGAGAATGAGTTGATCGAACTCTACGTTAATCAGCGCTGGTCCAGTCGTAAGATTGCGAACCACTTTAACGTAAACAAATCTTCTGTCCTACGCAAATTAAAAAAACTTGGCATTGATAGAAATCATGCTAAGCGCAATTTTGAAATGCGTAAAAAAGTGCAATTAACCAGATTTCAAAAGGAATTGGTTTGGGGCACAATGCTTGGGGATGGCCATATAGCTAAACATGGTCGCCTAGCCAGGTTGATGATATCGCACTGTAAAAAGCAGAACGAATTATCTAAATGGTTACATGAACAACTTACTCCAATAAGCCTCGAGCTTCGGAATAGGATTGACCCCAGGACCGGATTTGAGTACACTGAATTCAATACGATAACACATATTGAGTTTAATGTTCTAAGAGATGTGTTTTATAGGAACTCTGTTAAGATAGTTCCTAATGAAATCGAAATGTGGCTCACTCCCCCTGCTCTTGCAGTTTGGATTATGGATGATGGCTCCTTAAATAAAGGTGTCAACTTAAGATTGCAAACCGATTCATTTACACTAAAAGAAAATATGAGATTGTTACAGGCAATCAAAATTAACTTCAATGTAAATGGTAATGTGCGTGAATATACTAGGAATAAAAAGAAGTACTACTTCCTATCTTTCAATAAAAGAAATACGCAGATTATATCGGATATAGTGAGAGATTTCGTAATACCATCTATGCAATATAAAATCATGAACCGTTCCTCAACGACTACATGCGAAGCTTCTACAAAGTAGAAGGTGATATAGTCTGACCTGCATAGCGATATGCAGAGGCTGGCAGAAATGACTAGCCCCTCTGAAAAGAGAGTAACATTTTGTACCAAACGGAGCGCTAGCTGTTTATGACCGCGATATCGACGTGGCCGCTGTTGTTGTTTCCGCCAACGGTTCAGCACCAGAGTCACAAGTTCGCGGCGACCGCGTACACGTTCCGGAATTCGAAATCGTTTCGAACCCGGTTGTGCGCATTCGCGAAGTCAAGATGCGCCGGTTCAATGTTATTGACCGTGCCGTTCAGAAGGCTCGCCAGGAGATCAACTGACCTTGGGTCTCCGTTAAAATACCAGGTTATGCTGGAAATCCTCGAAGCTGTTTAGTACCGATAAATCGAGTAAAAATCTAAACAGTATGGGACAATCAGCAGGGGATAGATAAAATGAAGGTTGAAGATATACTTTCTTACGAAAAACTTCACGAACTATATGTTGTAAAGAAGTTTTCAGATAGCGAAATTGCCGACAAGTTCGACTTAACACTCGGACAAGTTCACAGACTTAGAAATAAGTATTTGATTAAGGCAATCGAGCAGTATGAGCGTCATCCGAAAGCCAGACTAGACGAGCAAGAGGTTAATCTTATTGTTGGTCTTTTACTAGGCGATGGTCACCTTAGACTTAGAGATGGTTCTCAAACTTACCCGTCATTAATAATTGAGCAGTCAGCGAAACATCGCGAGTACTTATTTTGGCTCTTTGAGGCATTAAAGGATTGGTTGCCGGATCCAAATAAATATCCAAGACAAGCTCAACATCGAAATGGCGATAAAGTATATCACTCATACACATTTAGCACAGTTAGTCACCCAGCATTCTTTCAATTATATCATGCATTTTATAAGAATGGTAAAAAGAGTTTAGATATGAATTTCATAAATGAACACTTTAACATCATATCTTTAGCAGTATGGTTGCAGGATGATGGCTCGCTGACAGGTACTTGCAAACGAAATATCTTATACACAAACTCATTTACAAAAGATGAGGTCAATGCATTAAGAGATATGTTGAATCGCAAGTTTGGGCTAAAGACGTGGATTTCAAAACGCACAACTGCTAATGAAGTTAGTTACGAAATTGCGTTTGATAGGAAATCTTCCGTGCAACTTTCAGACATGTTAAGGAATATTGTTGTTCCTAGTATGTTGTATAAACTAGTCCCCTCAGAGACTACAAATGGTGCTGCTACAAAATAGCAGAAGGTATAGTCCGACACTCCAAGCGATTGGAGATTAACAGAGCTGCCAAGCTCAAGAAGACGCAAACGTTTTCGCAGCGCTTGATTTCGCTGCTGACGCCTCACTCGGTGGTGAAAACACCGCTCAGGATATTATTGATGGCGGTCTAACCCGTCGCGACCTCGTTGAGATCGCTACACAGGTTGATCGTTGGGACCTCGTAACCACGAAGTTCTTCATGAACATTTTCGAGCTAAACGACATCCGTATGTGGTCCTCACAGAACGGTGCTGGCGTTGCCGATGTGGATCCGGTAACCCACCGCGAAATTCTCCAGACCGGTCTTTACGGCCGCATCTTCGGAGCCGATATCATCGTGAGCAAGATCGTTACCCCGGGTACCGTCTTCGCCTGCGCTGATCCGGAATTCGTTGGTGTCATGCCAGTTCGCCAGGACATCGAGACACTTCCGGCTGATGAACCAAAACGTCTGATGTTGGGATGGGTTGTGAGCGAAATTATCGGTGTCAGCGTGCTTAACCCGCGTGGTGTTGCCGCTGGTCGTAAGAGCGTCACATCCGGCTGATAGCTGAATTAGCTGCCAAAAGGCAGCAGTGAAACGCGCAGGTTTCGCCCTGCGCGTTTTATTTTGCTTGTAACATTGTGCTGATTTATATATCTAAAGTCCATCCAACGTTACAAGCCAATAATAATTATTGTGATTGGCATCTATATAATATACAATGTATTATCTGGACATTGCTACATAGGCTCGTCTAACAACATAAAATCTAGGTGGCAATGCCACAGGCGCGATTTGCGGAACGGCAAGCATCACTCAAGGTATCTTCAATCTGCATGGGAAAAATACGGTCCCAGTGCTTTTGTGTTTGAAGTTATTGAGCAGTGTGATACAACCAATCTTTTTGATCTCGAGCAGTTCTATATAGATACTATTCAGCCTGAATACAATATATCTAAAGACGTTAATGCTCCTAATCCGCCGCCGAATAGGCCTATTGTTCGTATCGATATGAAAACCGGCGAATCTGTAGAATTCGCTACGCGTGACTTAGCGGCCCTAGAAGGGTTTAACGAGGGTAGTATTACGGCGTGCTGCCATGGACATATGGCAAGTCATCGCGGGTACTTGTGGCAATTTGCTGATGGTACAAGTCCAAAGTTTATAACTACTAGGATATCTTGTAGTATAATTAGAAGTGATTTAGATGGTGGTAACCAGTGCATTTTTGACAGCATCTCTGCGGCCGTGCGTAACACGCCGGGAGCCACATATAGCAGTGTGTATGCGTGCTGTCGGTCGCAGCTTAAATCTCATAATGGTTATTTATGGAGTTTCAATAATGAAATTTCTAGTGCCGTTGTGCCTAAAAAGGCGCCAAGGCGTCGAAAGGTCAGCGGGAGGTGTGTCCGCAGAATATCTTGTTCGGATGGTACTGTATTTCTGTATCCAATGGTATCTGCCGTCTCTGGCGACGGTTACTCGGTAGGGAATGTCATTTCGTGCTGTGAGGGCACGCGCCGCACGCATAAAGGCTGTTTTTGGGAGTGGGGAGATTCTCCTCTCAGCCAGTCACTTGTTGCTCCGCAGCGTAGTAAAGGCCGGGTAATTGGAACGTCTATTGAGACGGGCGAGCAGAAGGAGTACCCTGATACTGCATCTACGTTATTGGATGGATTTATGCCTAACAAAGTTTCTCTTTGTTGTCTGGGACGGAGAAAAAGCCATGGAGGATATACGTGGAGGCGAGTGTAGTGTGTCGTATTTGTGGAAAGCAATCTGTGTACATTTCAAAGCATGTGCGAGTCCACCATCATTCCGAGTATTTGAGGAATGAGCGGATGTGCGTTGACCTGTATAGGTCGGGGCTTACTGTCGAACAGATTTCGTCGCATCCCGACATAATCTTTAGTAATAAGATGACTGTTAGTCGCGTGCTGCGGAGATTTATAGATCCGTCAGAGATTAATTCTAACAGAAGGAGTCGAGCGGCATACTCTCTAAGTCGTGCTGGTCGGGCACGGCGTGTGATTAGGGAGATTCGGTCCATTGACGCCGCCGCAGTGCAGCTGGTAGATATTTGCCGCACTTTAAAAAGCTTGGTTGGTCTTTACTCCGCACATATGCCTATAATTAACGAATTTGCTAATGAAATAGGTTTTGATTTTGACCAGGATACCGGGATCGTATCTAATGGTCAGACAATAATCCTCATAATTCCAAACTCAACATATTTCTCACAGTACCGTTTCTTAGCAAGAGATTTCTATAGAGCTGCACAGGGTGGATATACAGCACTTGTGTTTTTTATGGATGAGCTTCTCACAAATAGAGATCTGATTAAGTCTATGATTATTGCAAAGGCCGGCATGCCTGGTCTGGTGAAGATTGCGGCGAGGCGGTGTGATGTGGTTACGCTAACTGCCAAATCGGCAGCAGAATTTTTCAAATATAATCATATATCCGGACATACCGCCGGACAGCTTTATCTGGGATTGCAGCATGCGGATCAGATCGTCGCAGCAATCTCTATGCGACAGCCTTTTACCAAGAAGTATTTAGAGACTATTGAGATTGCAAGATTCGCAGTGCTCCGAGGACACTCTGTTATGGGTGGGTTTAGTAAACTACTGGCGGCGGTAAAGGCTGAGCTATCAGGAAGGTACAGAAAAATTCTGTCATATTCTGATTTGCGCTATGGTACTGGCAATGTGTATGTGGTTAGTGGGTTTTCCGAAGTTGGCCATACAAAACCAGATTATTACTATACTGATGGAATATCTAGGTATCATAGATTCAAATACCGTGCTTCTGGAGAAAAAAGCGAGCGCGAGATTGCTTTACAGGCAGGTGTTTACAGAATGTATGGGGTCGGGTCCAAGATCTACGAGCTCGACATAGCCTGAAAAATACTAATATTTTGCCATACCAATATCCTCGTGGTATATATGGACATTGGAGCGTGGCATGGTAGCTTTTACAGAAGTATTTTTTCATGTTGAGAACGTGTCAAGTAAGGATGTTATCCTGTTTGGCAGCTACCGACTACATCCAGGTGCACGCACAGATCTATTCAAATCTATCCCAACTCTAAGTGAGGCTCGGGTCATTGATGCGCTGCGCTCACCAAATGGCGAGCTGTATGTTTTTAGTGTGTTGCAGAAAAAGATTATTATCCATGATTTCAGATTAGCCTCATTAGATAATGTTCAGATTGATAGTGGCCATATCCGCACAGTGAATGCGCCTGAGCGCGGAAAGGTTGTGGGTTTTGATGGCAAGGATTTGAAATGGGTTAGTGGTGGCGGAGGGCATGTAGATGTCGACCCGCCGCTGGTACGTGATGGTGATGTTCTGCGTATGGAGCGTGCTGGAGCACATACATCGGGGTACCTTAGCAAAGAAGACTGGCTAATGTTTAGCAACATTACTACCGGATTTCGTATATGGCAATATTGCGATCTTCCGCTAGATCCTGGTGTAAGATGCAAGATTGCATCATTTAGCGATATTAATATCCCTTTTAATGCAGGATCTATTGTTAGTGGTAGCGCCGTGGTTGTGCGAAAGTCTGATAATGAAGCGCCTGGTCGTTCCCTGTGGAATCGTATTTCTGGTAATGGCGGTATCGTTGTTATACAGCATGTTGGAGATGAGGTTGTCCTAGATCGCGCACCTTCTCCAACTGAAGAGTGTAGGCTATACTTCTTAGTTGCCCTACCTGCTGGTACTGAAATACCTGCTTCATACAGTGGCGCTCCTGACTATGTACGTAAAGTACGCGCAGAATACTTTGATTTTATTGATCTAAATAGCTCTAAAACAGAATTCATAAAGGGAGCTAAAACATTTAAGTCTGATGTGGCATTTGAAGCCAATCAGAAAATCGTAGGAGAGTTAGTGGTCGGCGGACCTGTAACGGCGCACTCTATAGTCTTAAAGGATTCCCCGCAGGCCAACTACTCCCTAACATCTTCCGCAATGGGTCATGGTAGCTGGCAACCTAACCCACTAGTATCTGATGGTCCGCCAGTCAGTTGTTATAATGGACAGCTGTGGGTAAAATCTCCTGAATTCCAACTATATGTTTATGATGGTACCCGGTCGTGCTGGCTAAGCGTCGCAGAACGCTCTATGAGTGCATGGTCCCCGCAACTGCTTGCGCACGCCTACCTCACGCACGGAGGCGGCTCTACGAGCGATATACTGCCTTTCAAGGGCACTTTGGTCGGTCTAGTCGCCTCAAGCGAGCGCGGCTCTGTGTGGACGGCTGAAATTCATGTAAATAACTCTCTGGTTCCTGGCGCTGCAATTGGGGTTGGTGAGGATGGACGTGGATTTCGAGTAGATCTCAACGTACAATTCAATCTAGGTGATCGAATACAATTTTTTGTAAATGGTCACATGATAGATAAACCAAAAATTGAGGCGATATTTAGAAAGAGCCTCTGACAGGGCGGTGAGCGTTGACTGTACCGTTCTACAGGCCCAGTCTAGTAATAGAGAATATCTCGAACAAGGCCGTACGTCTGCTTGGCCTTACTACGATTCTGCCCGGTCAAGTAGTTGAGCTATTTGACGAAGTAGATCCTAATACATTATATGAAGATCTTATTCTCAAAGGCCTAGAAAAGCCATGGGGAGATCTATATAATGAAGTCGTAATTAAAAAGACTCTCGTAATACGTCGTCTTGTTCTGGCGAGCTTCTACTATGGAATAGTAGGTCCACGAAATATCAATTCTACCAATGCTTATTTTCCTGGGGCAGTACCTTCGGCCGTAGATGATGATAAGTTTTCTTGGATAGCACCCGCAATAGCATCAGCGACCCCTCCGCTACAAATTAATAGCGGAGCGCTAAGCATACCACCCGCCAGCGCGACTGCGGATGGTTATCTTACTAAGGAAGATTGGTTACTATTTGCCGGCAATGTTAAACCACCAATAAAAATATGGCAGTATCAGGACTTTTCAGCGCCAGTTTCAACCAGTCTTACTCTAACAAATTTTCAAAATGGAACTGGGCTGGCGTTTAATCCATCATATCTTATAAATGATACTGCTGTTATAGTGCTAAGTGCAGACAGCGCCGCGCCTCCGACAACAACATTGTCTATTCCGGCCAAATATTTGCCGTCAAATAGAGTTAAGGTAACATCTCAGATTGGGACAACAGTCATACTTAATGCTGCGCCGGAATCTTCGCTATCATGCAGAGTATTTTACTTAATTGAGCTGCCTGCAGGAGTGCCATTACCATCAGGATATCAAGAAGACCCCGAGTTTTTGAATGATTCTAGTTTAGAGTTTGCTGATGATAATTATGTAAATCAGAATCAGGATGAAACTGTATTTGGAGAAAAGACATTTGCTGATAATATCTTGGCTGCTGCCAGCATAGGCGTTGGCACACTTTCTCCAACTGCCGCAGTTGATGTTATAGGATTAACCAGAACTACAGCTTTTCAGATGCCTACCGGTGCAGTAGATGGCTATTTTTTGCGCGGAGATGGTTCGGGGCTAGCCTCGTGGGCGCAGGTAAATTCAACTACTGTTGCGGCAAGTGCGCCGGCAGCGCCGTATCCTGGACAATTATGGGTTAAAGTACCAGAGTATGAATTATATGTTTATGATGGCATACGGGGCAAGTGGCTCTCTCCACGTACAGTTATGACGGGCGGTGCTCGTGACGTGCACAACGCATCAAATGTGTATTTCTATCATGATGATGGTGTAGCTTCAACTGTGGCACCATTTATAGTCCCATTTGATGCTACTATAGTTGGCATGAGTCTTTCGTGTCGGGCGGCGGCGACGTGGACGGGCGAGGTGCGCGTCGGGCTAGTTCCGCTGGTCGGAGCTGCGCTTACCGTTAATGCGGCCACTCAGGCATTCTCCAATACTCTTAATGTAGACGTGGCTGCAGGGACAGCTATTCAATTATATATGAATGGAAGTAATATATCATATCCTAGAGTTAGCGTTGTCTTGGCACGACGCGGCTGACTACTAATTATTATTCATTGCTTTGATTTATGATAGGGTATTTTTGGAGGCTTTAAATGTCATTTTATGTCCGCACAGGGAATGGTGGCTCTGATCCTGATTTCCTAATTTCAGATCTTGGTTATGTAGTGCTTACAGGGGCATCATGGACGGTGCTGAGCGTACACAATGGTCTGGGACCAATTGATGGTTACGGCCAGTTTACTGCTGATGAGCTAAAAAATTCATATGACCTATATATGGCTATTACAGATGGATATCTGGAATGGTCTCAAGATGGCATTGCTCAGGAAACCGGCACTTTTGATTCTGACGTTGCCTTTGTTAAGGATTTTGGCAACAATCATTTCGATCTTCGTGACGGTCGCCTTACTATCCCAAATCGTCAATCCGGATGGGTCCCAACCCTAGCTGGTGACTTCTTCTATGACACAGATGATGGCTATCTGGTATTTTATGATGGCTATGAGTCAAAATATGTTCAATTGTCTGAGGGTGGTGACCTCACTTCGCACGACCAGCTTAGCGGTCTGCTTGATGATGACCACACTCAATATTTGCTGCTATCAGGTAATGCTGCCCGCAATACAGTAACTGGCAGCATTGATCTAAACGGTACTCTCGATGCCTCTGGTGGGCGCCTGGGTCTGCCGTCCGATACGGATCCAGCAGCGAACTTTGCAACTCCGGCAGCTGGCGAAATTGCATTTGATAGTGATGATGGTTATCTCGTATTCTACGACGGCCTATCCTGGGTAGAGCTGACGGATACGACTAGCTCCGTCACCGACCACGGCGTGCTTACCGGCATGCTCGATGATGATCATACTCAATATGCATTGCTATCTGGCAACGCAGCGCGCAACGTTGTTTCTGGTACGTTTGACTTTACGACTGGCGAAATCATACTCCCAGTTGATGTCTCTCCACCGACAGGCGTTGATGGGAAGACTTCGTTTATCGGTGGCATACTGTATGTATACGATGGTACTCGTTCCAAGTGGCTCTCTGTTGAGCGCCAGATGTGGTGGGCTGCTCGTAATGGTAATGCTACGAATCTTTATCTGCGCGGACCGGATGGTCTGGCGTCGAGCAGTACAGGGTATCGCGCCATGCGTAATGGAACCATTGTTGGCCTGGTAGCCCAGACCGATAGCGCCCATACGTGGACACTGGAAGTGCGCAAGAATGGTGTTGTCACCCCAATTGCCTCACTAACACTTACGGCAGTTGCTGGCAGTAGCACAACTTCTACAAACGTAGATATCAGTGCCGGCGATGAAATACAGCTCTATTGCAACGGCACGGCAGTGCCGCAGCCTCTGGCAGCTGTAGAAATTGCCTGGAGAGTATAAATATAGCCTAGCAGTATGATAGTGGGCTCGTAAACGGCACAACTTCCCACTGTACCGTTTATGAGCCCGCTTACTTCAATATGGGAAGATTATGCAATTTTTGGTTAGCACAGTATCATCCGATGTGTTAGTTAAAGACCTGGGCATATTCCTAGCTCACCCGGCAGTAGATTATGACCTGGCTACAGATTTTAGCGCTGATGAAATAGCAAACAGTAGCGATCTAACTACCGCTATAAGTGATGGCCTGTTAACATTAAAAATAGGCAGCCAGGATTATGGCGAAACCGCTGTCGATGGCTATGATTATGACCCGTATATGCTGCTACAGCAGAACTTTTCAGTTTTTGCGATACAAGAGCAGTATGTTACATCATCTGAACTAATATCATCAAATAAAGATGTTGTCATATATGATGGTGTATTTCCGGTACAGGTTTCATCTACAACATCATTTACAAAAACAATTGTATGTAATAATGCTAAGTTTGAGCTGTGGCGAGCGTATCCTGGAGATATAATTGTTATTGTTGGCGGTGCAGCTGCTGGCACATATACGATTGCATCTGTGGATAGTCAGACCGTATTAACCACCGTCGAATCGCTACCATCTAGTATTGGTGTGGGCGTCTTATCGATCTACCATCCGACTGGAGCCTCTACCATTGGCATCGACCCTACTGGCTTGACGAATGTAACGGCTACTGATATACAGGGGGCAATTGAAGAGTTAGATTCTGCAATTACTAGTGGCGGGATTACAGAACCTTATCATGAAAACATTGATAGTCTTGTGCATAACATATCAGAGGATAGTTATGAAAACATAATATATGATGGTAATAAAGTTGCATCTATAACTACATATACAAATGTCTCAATGACTACAAAAATTCGGGAATACCAGTACACATATATCGGCAATAAAATATATCAGCAAGTGGCTATTCAATATGACGCAGCAGGTGTAGAAATACAGAGGTTAACTAGCACCTATGCCTATAATGGCAATATTGTATCAAGTATAAGTAATGTGGAGACGCCGTAATGTCTGGAGTTGTCGTATTAAATCAGCCGTCTGTTGAAATCGTGAACGCGGACGGGTACTCGGCTGTAGTGAAGTCCAATTCTAGTATTCCTGCCAATGCAAGCGGAGTGTTGGTAGGCGGAAGTGATTCTGGCACCATACGACTACTAAGAGTTGCAGCAGATGGTACTTTGAAAATTGATCCATCCGGAACAACTATACAGCCGATATCTGGAACTGTTGCTGCCAATATTGGTGCTACGGGAGGGCTTGCGCTTGACATTACACTAACCGCCGGATCTCAAAAAACGCAGGTGGTTAGCGGTAGCAATATTCTGGATATTGACTCTAGTGGTCGCGCGGCTATTCAAAATCCATCTAATTTAGATGTTACAATGTCAACTCGCGCTTCTGAGGCAACGCTCTCTACATTATTGACAGAAGCGGAATTTGAGGCTCGTATGGGCGAGGTGCAGGTTACTCCTGCGGCCTATACTGTTCTTGGGCGCCTTAAAGATATAAGGAGCGAGCTTGAAACTCGACTTCCTGCCTCATTAGTTGGGGGTAGGCTGGATTCCAATGTTGGTGCCTGGCTTGGCTCTACTGCCCCCACCGTAGGGCAGAAAAGTGCGGCCCTATCTATCCCTGTAACTATGGCTAGCGATCAGCCGCCGTTACAGGTTAACGTTACGTCGAGCACCAAGCCGCACTACTATATACTGTTTGACCGTATTGTACCAGCGGCCAACAAATATATGGGCACACTATTTAATCCATTGGGCAGCGGTAAGTTACTAGAGGTCGAGAACGTTTATGTGCTCAATTGGCAAAATGCCGGTAATCAGTCGGCCACGCTAGATGAATATATAGCCTTCATAACTAATCGTAGCGGTGGCACATCCGTACCTATCAGAAAGTTTGATACCTCTTCTGCGGGATCAGTTATGCAATCTTTTACTAACGATACGACTGTTACCGAATCTTATATCATACGCAGGTTCTTCGCTTCAATTAATCAAGTAAATCTAGCCAATGCCAACTGGTTTAATGCTCTAGCATTCGCTGTCAATGGCGAGATCTTCTCGGTGAAAAATGACGTAGCTCCGCTCACATTCCGAGCGGGCGAGGGTATGGCATTGCGGAATGTTACAAATAATACTAGTGGTTCAGTAAGTTATATTATAGAATTTGCGGAGAGCAGCCTATGACAGTGATGATTGGTTCCGGCTTCGTCAGCATACCTAAAACCTGGCCAGACTTTAAGTCTATATGTAATTCAAAATTCATGTTGATGCAGCTTGATGAATATGCAGATATTTACGAAATTTTTGCTTTTGACGGCCCAATTGTATATACCGCAACGTTATACCGAGGAGCTGTTCCACAAAATATTGGTATAGCTCAAGTTGATAATGATGCGTGGGTTTCAGATTTTGAAACAAATAGCAAGGCGCTGTGTAATCGTAGCGTGCAGCCGCGCGCTGGCGATGGTGTTACGTACGGTCACCCTGTATATTCACCAACATTTCTAACTACCAGTGAGCATGCTCGTCTTAAAGGATATAGGCTTGCTGCTGCAGCAGGAACTTCGACTATACTAGATGTAGAGATTACTAATCAATCGCTAATACAAGGTGGCCAATTCTGGATTCGCGGTGCGGCTGATGGGGATGAGGTGAGCTTTAGTGTTGTTGATAAAAATAATATCCTAGGATTGCATACGTTGTACGGTTTACCAGTAGGAACTCCAATTGAACTAGTCAAGTATGTTGATAGTTACCATGTTCCAGAAGGAGATTACAACGATAACATCATTATGCCTACAGTAGCTCCCGTGGCGAGTGGGCTTTTCTTGCGAACAACTTATACTAGCGTTGGAGTATCTGATGTTAGGATAGGTATTCTATATAGATGGTATGAGGATGTGTCATGAAAATAAAATTAATTGATATTAGTTCATCTGGGACTGCGCAGGAGTCGGTCGCTGAACCTATTAAAAAGATAAAAGTTAAAGAGTTAGGCCTTACTAAGACCGTTGTTGAATCATTGATTAAAAAAGCTAAGCGCGCGGGCGAGGCCGGCACTTAACATATTTCGAGGATTTTATGTCAAAAAAAATTAAACTAGTATTGTCTGGTTCAGGTACCTTATATCCCGCACATGTTGGAGCTGTTATACGGCTTGCTGAGGCGGGTTTTGAATTTGAAGAGGTTGTGGGTACTAGTGGCGGCGCAATTATTGCAGCAGCACTAGCGTCGGGATATAAGCCGAATGGCGAATTAATTGAGATGGTCAAGAAGACCTTACCAGCTAAAAATAAATTGGTAGATCCATCAATTTGGGCTCTAATGACAAAATGGGGATTCATAAAAGGCGAAAAGATCGAGGAGACATTGGATAAATATCTTGTCAAAAAGTTTAAGGATACAAAGATACCGCTCCATGTAGTCACGTGCAATATAGATCGTAGAGAAATGCGGGTATTCAGCACAAATAAGCATCCTGATATGGATGTATCTCTAGCTGTGCGTGCGAGTATGTCTATACCAGGGGTTTTTGTGCCAGTTAAACTGGATGGTGAGACTTATGTTGATGGTGGACTAGCCGGAAATTTCATGATCGATTATTTCGGTAGCGAAGCCCAGGTCATAGGTATACGGTTTAAATCTGTCAAGGGAAAATATGATCCAATCAGAAATGCATTTGATTATACAAGTGCAGTAATTGATACTATGCTAGAGGCCAATGCTGCTGAGCGTATAGAAGATGTGCCAGATCACAGGGTGATCCTGATTAAAAGTAAGCATGGTGGTTTAAATCTTGGGATGACCGAGGCTGATGTCCTGGATATGATCAGTGAGGGATATGAAGCAGTATCCGGGTGGCTGAAGAAGCACGGGAAGGTATATTCCCCCGGCGGCCCCGTGATCTTATAGATCGCTTTTTCTGCAAAAAAATTTGAAATAGTGGACGACGAATTTATTATGCAACACAGTCAGAATACTTGTGAAATGTGCGCTCTGTATAGCCGCTCGGCTATCGAGCGGCACCACATGATTCCGCGGACAGATCCGCGATGCACAGACTTGCCGTCTAATATTGCGCATATCTGCGGCTCATGCCACAATGAAGTGCACGCCGGAGATAGAATTATCGAGGGCAGATATCTCACTAGTAGCGGAGTGCGCCTATTCTGGCACAGACGAGGTGAGCCGTATCAAATCAGAGAGGGAATAATACTTCTACCATCTGGACTTGCAGAGATAAGAGGATAGTCATATGGATATAAATGAACAAATACTGAATGAACTTAAGCAAATGAATATTACATTATCAAAGCTGGCAAGCATCATCGCCTCCGGTTCCACTCAGGCATTGCCAGCAAGACAATCTACAAAAGATCTTGGTGCAGATATAGAAGAAAGAATAAGAAAAGCGCGACAGGAAGCCGAGGCTAAGATAGGGAAGCTTAAGTCAGGATTACCAGGAATATAAACAATGATTAAGCCATTTCAATCCGGACTCATACCACTTGGGCAGTTTGACTTCGATGATAGTCAACTAAGCCTTATTAAAGGTGGCGAGGTCGTTGTCTTCGATAAGAAAGCAGTATCTGTGGTAGAAAAATCTGCAACAGATATATATGTCGATACGGATAGAACCGGATTCAGACTGGCCAACTCCGATGACGCAGGGCCATTCTTTTTTGCTGATCCCAGTGCAAATGGCGGCGGTCTATCAGGAGTGGCAACAGAGCAAACATCGCTCTTCTCAACCGGATATGGCATCATATCATACGAGCAAGTTAGCAGTAAAGCTACTATATGGGGCACAGAGGGTTTTTATACCATCAGCATAGATGCCCTGGATTCATCGATAAATCATACCCTGCTACCAAACACAGAATTGTACGTCAATTCAAATGGCAAGCTCACAGCTCAAATGAGCAGCAGCGGTAGGATTGCCGGATATTTTGTAGAATATAAAAAGAAGAGTGTCGTATCAAACAAATTGTACACACTACCAGGCACAGATCTCAAAACCGACGTAGTTGTTATATATAAAACAAATGCAGATGGTTATACAGCACTAGACGCTCTGACAAATATCATATCTGAATCACTACTTCTAGGACAACCTTCTGACGGATACTTTTCTGATGGATATTTCGGCTTTACGTCGACAACTAGAATTGCAGATGCAATTGATGATATTGCTGAGCATATACTCGGTATCTCTGGCGGAGCAAATACTTCGCTGTCAAATCTCGGTATAACATCAATAAATCAAGATCTGTTACCGAATACAGACTTGACCCGCTCAGTAGGAGCACCTTCATTGCGTTGGAAGGACGGTTATTTCGGACCATCATCACTACACCTTGTGGGTACAGCTGCCGAGGTCGGTGCAGACGCAGACTGGAAACTAGGACTAGATAGTTCAGGAAACTTTGTAATATCCGGCACAAGTAATGCCATAACAATTACAGATGATGGATATATAGGCTTGGCTACATCAACGCCATCGGCCAGACTTGATGTTGATGGTTACATAAAAACCTCGTCTGGAATAGTACTACCAGACAACTCCTATCTAACAGGTATCAATTCATTAGCGGGGTTCTATCTAAGACTTGATGGTGCAAATAGCCCGATGACCGGCGCAATTACACTAGCAAATGTGCCGACCCCTCTATCTATGCCCACATGGGGCGGCAGCCTCTCCATGATCGGAGATACAGGATCGGGATTTGGTTTCAGAGCAGACGGCAACTTTGCAATGCTTGGACAGGACGATAGCATTCCATATGGTTCGTCATTCAGGCACGCAACTATCATAGGTGCGAAAAATCAGGTCGCCTCAGATAGCTCGGCCTTAACCATTGTAGATTCAGGCACGGTAGGTACGGCGCCAGCAGCAACTGGCAGGATTCTGGCAGAGTTTAGGCCAAATGAATTACAAGTACATGACCCAGCCGAACCTTATGGAGATCGCTACATTCGTATTTTTGGAAATATTCCGGGAAGTGCGGGAGTGCCGGGTATAGGAAATTATTCTGGCACATGGGGTGTCAATGGCAACTTCTTAGCTTTAGATGAGCCCACCTGGGGCATCACCATGATGGCTGATGGGCAAATTGTACAGACCTGGGGTGGCGGTGCAACCAGCATAGCTGCCAATACATGGCTATCTTTTGCAGGAGCGACGGCCACGCGCCTTACCGCTGACAACACACCAGTGCCGGGTTTGCGCGTAACTGTGGATGGAGACGAAAAAGCATGGTTCAGATCAGACTTCACACATTTAGAATCAAATATTTCAGTATCTCAAAATATATTAATCGACGGATATGCATCCACCAATGAACTACGTGTATTAGGATCTATAACCAAGGCCACTGCTACAATAAGCACAGATACAACTCTCGATGCATCATATCATACGGTTAGAGTAGATGCTACTTCCGGCCCCAAAACCATTACCCTGCCAGCTGCGGCGACATGCACAGGCAGAGTATATGTAATCAAAAAAGTCGACGCATCATCGAATAACGTCTCTATTGTAGCCAGCGGGCTCGATACGATAGACGCCGCTGCCACATACAACGTTACAGTTCAATATACTTCGATAACACTGCAATCATATGGCAGTGGATGGGATATAATCTGAGAGGGTACGATGGACCAGGAACTTATACGGCAAAGATACGATATAATAAAAAACATAGAACACATAACTATGCTGCCAGATTCGCCCTTTAAAAGAAGAGAGATGAGAATTTTCAATCTTCAACTATCAAGACTAGATGAAGCTAACCCAGACCTTAGAGATGAAGTGGATAATTGGGTGGCCTCACTAAATCAGGAGTAAATATGTCATTACAATTATCAGCAACATTTGCAAATGGCCTAACTGCGCCGGACGCAGTGCACAAGGTTCTAGAGGCCCAATTTACATCTCCATCAAACATATATGTGTGCGTTGGAGTGTTTGCAGATTTGATAAAAAGCCAAGACGGCATCACTCCTGTAATCGAGCGCCGGTACTTCTCCATGACAGGGTATGATCCAACTGTCGATGAAAATATGCACACGCAGGTATATAACTGGCTAAAAACGCTGCCGGAATATACTGGTGCAGCAGATGTGTGATTACTAATAAATAATACATATACCAGTTAGACTATCTGGTGTTCTATGGCTGGTACAATATACCCGCTGGGGATAGATGGCTATGCCCAGCTCCCACTTGTTTATGATTTGATTAGCCCGGTTCGCGCCGATGATGTCAATCGGATACGCAACGCCGTGGTCGCGGTAGAAACCGAGCTAGGGATTAACCCCAGCAGCACGCATGGTACTGTACGCTCACGCCTTGATGCGCTCGAGGGTGGAATTGGGGGCGCTGGCGGAGCCTATCTACTTACAGATCCAGGTGATTTGCTTACACGTGACAGCACAGACCTAGCCAAGCTAGAAGTCGGTGCAGATGGCTATCTACTCATAGCGGACTCCACTCAGGCTACCGGCTTGCGGTGGGGCGCGGCTACCGGAGAAAATCCGGACTTTATTAGTGCCCACATAGAAACCCCTGATAATAAGGAATATTTCTTAATTACCTATGCGCCATTTGCTGGCATAATAGAATCGATCACAACTCAATCCGGTACAGGAAATTGCCGACTTGATGGGTATATTGACGGTATTGTACTTGGGGGTGCTCCCAACCTAGTCTCCTCAACCGAGGAAACCCAGATCCACTCCACAAGCAATACATTTGCAATTGGACAAACGGTATCTGTGATATTATCACAGGTAGTGTCATGCACGGATGTACGATTCACAATAAAATTTATCCGCGATAATTACGTTGGAAACTCAGGTGAAGCAAATACCGGTGCAAATGTCGGCGCAGGTGGTGTAGGGCCTTTTAAGCAGAAAGTTGACCATATATTACAATTTAGAAATATCAATTCTGGTTCATCAAAGATTTCAGTTACACTTGATTCGGGCAATAATGAGATAGATATCGATGTCGTAGAATCTGCACTTACACTTGGAAATATAAGCGGAACACTGCCAATATCAAAAGGTGGTACAGGACAGACCTCCGCTGCCACAGCATTCGATGCTTTAGCTCCAACTACAACTAAAGGTGATATAGTAGTCAGAACAGCATTCGGCAATACACGTATTGGGATTGGCGCTGACGGATATGTACTCACTGCGGACTCTACTCAAACCACAGGAGTTAGATGGGCAGCGCAGACTGGCGGCGGGGGAGGTGGAGCGCCAACAACAGCGCAGTACGTAACTCTTGTTGCCGACGGCACGCTAACACAAGAGCGCGTATTGACAGGTGCGGCGGGTCAGATAACCATAGCCGACGGCGGCCCCGGCGCAGCGGTCACGGTAGGACTTGCCTCTACTGGAGTATCCCCCGGCTCATATACAAATCCACAATTAAGCATTGACGCACAGGGCAGGATTACTTCAGCGATAGCGGGTGCATCGCCTGCCCCAGCTACCGCGCACTATCTAACACTAACTACAGATGCTACGCTAACACAAGAACGGGTTCTTACACCAGCATCTGGCGATCTAACACTCGTTGATGGTGGTCCCGGCGGTAATGCGACGCTGGCACTTGACACAACAAGCGTATCCCCAGGCTCGTACACATTTGCAAATATTACCGTAGACAGTAAAGGTCGTATTACCGCAGCCTCTAGTGGTAATGCAGCAAACACAGCTCTCTCAAATCTAACTACGACGAGTATAAATACGTCGTTGCTACCAGCCAGTACGGACAGTTATGATATAGGCTCTGCGACGCTGAGATGGCAAGATATTCATCTAACACGCACGGCACAAATGCTGCGTGAATCAGCACCAACAGAATATCGCGGGACAGTGTACTCAAATACACAATCCGACACGCATGTCCTTTCACACTACAGAGCTGAAGGCACAGAGTCTCTATCTGCTGAAGTTACAGCCGGCACTATACTGGGTCGTCATGATTTCTATGGATACGATAGTTCGGCTTTTAATGTTGGCGCCAGTATTGAGATTGCAGCAGCTAGCTCATGGAGCGGCTCAGATTTAGGTACCAC